TCGGCGGTGGCGCTGCTCTTACTCAGACCGTGACTGCCTCATCTGATTCTCAAGGCCGTTCACTTGCGGCTGACAACTGCGGCAACGTCGTTTCAGGTCACAAAGATGGCGCTGACCTGTACTTCCAGTACTCCACGGACTCTGGATCAACGTTCAGCGCTCAGGAACTGGTGGTCACTGCCGGTGATCGGGCGAACGCTTCAATCAACGAAACCAACGGCGACGTCATGTTCTTGTATGAAAAAAGCGGCGACATCTTCCTTTCCACCTATGACGGTCTTCTTACCGGCGGCTCAAATTGCTACGTCGCCTCATTCTCGTTGACCGCGATTGAGTTTGATGCTGCTGGTGAGACGAATGACATTGTGATTGAGAACACCAGTGGTTCTGACATTACGGTGGACAGCATTTCGATCACTGGCACGGATTTCACGATCTCAGAGGATTGTGGTGCGACAATTCCTGCTGGTGCTTCTTGTACGATTTCAGTGACTGGTGAGAATCAAGCGGACGAAACGTTGACGATTTCATTGAATGGTACGGCTCGTCAGGTGCCTGTGTCGATGGGCGCGATCGCTGAGTCAACCCCGGCCCCTTCTCCCGCCCCCCCCCCCCCCCCCTCACCTGCCCCCGCTCCCGCCCCATCTGAGCCAGCGGCTCCTCGAGTGCCAGGGCCTGTACCGCCATGGCCATGGGCGACTGTGATCGGCGATTCCGTATTGCTCGAGTGGGATGTTCCTTGGCAGGACGGTAACGGTCCGATCACCAACTACAGAGTTCGCAGTATCCCAGACGGCGGAACGTGCACAACTACAGAGCTTTCCTGCACAATCACAGGGCTCGCTCCCGGTGTCGAGTACACGTTCGCCGTATCGGCGCAGAACAGTGAAGGCTGGGGTCCCGAAGAGTTTAGTCAGGTTGCTGTCATGGTAGGCGAGACAACAGAAACTCTTCCAGAGACCCCTGTAACAGAGCCGGTACCAGCGCCGGAGACAGAAACACCACAGCCAGACGAGACAGTCTCTGCACCGACGCCTGAGGCCTCTGAGCCGGCAGTGGCGCCCACGCTGCCAGTAACTGGCGGTTCTCCTCTGGGATCAATCGCGCTGTATTCTGCGTTTGTTATCGCTGGCGCTGCAACAGTGATCGCGACTAAGAGAAGATAAGTTTCAACTATTCTCGTCTAAGTCTTACATAGATTTACACAAGCGTGTAATAATACGTCTCATGTCAAGCACAGACCAAGACCGACTAGTAGAAGAGTACGCCAAGCGTATTCAGCCGATTCTCGCTTCTGCGCAGAAAGCGTACGGAAGACGCGATCAGGATACACCTGCTCACGTGAACAGCAGACAGTACACGCAGCTTCTCGTTGAGTTTACTTCTAAGGGTGGAAGTCTTCAGCGTCTTGCTAGGCGTCTTAGTGTTTCGTACTCTGGCATGCGTCGTCGAGTAACTACGTCGGACGTTCCTCCTTTGAAGACCCCTCGAAAGAGCCAGGGACAAATTGAGTACTCAACTGTCTCGAGTGCCGCTGATCGCGTGCGTAACGCAAAGAGACAAGGCACTTCCGGATATCACGCGCAGCTCTACGAGGAGTTCAATAACGGTATCCCAATGAATCTGCTTGCTCGAGAGCTCGGGATTTCAAATGCTGCGCCCTTGTACTACGGAGTGCAGTCTCACTATAAGCGTTCTCTTCATTCTGCTTCATGACCCCTGAGGAGCTCGAGGACGAAGACTGCCCCTATGAGGATTCGTTAGAGTTTTTCGCTGACATCATCGATCAGGGCGCTTTTCACGTCACGCTCACGTCACAATACCTTCGGGATCTGGCAGAGGAGATAAGATCTCTTCGGGAGAATAACTGAAAGAGATCACGAATGCGACACGAACGCTCGCTGTACACAACCGTCTATGGTGCCGTGTATGACAGAATCAGCGACAAGTACCCAGCGGATAAGAAAGTTGTAGCTGCGAAAAAGATCACAGACACCCTGTGGGAGCTTTCATACGACTGCCACAGCACGCTTGAGTCTGTGTCAATTGAAGAAGACTTTTACACTATTGCTAGCGACGTGTTGAATCTTTAGTCTTCTCGAGAAGCTTCTGCTCCTCAATCCCAAAGCGCCGATGAGGCTTGCTTTGTCGAATGTAGATCGCGTTTTGTCGCATGTACCCGGCTAGAAACCGATCGTCTTCGTTTTCTCCACCCCAGACACCGATTTCAGCGTTCTCTCTCGCGTACTCACGACATGGTTCAATGACGGGGCATTGGCTGCATATTTGTTTTGCAATTGTCTCGCGCTTTACTTTAGAGCGAGGTACTTCTTTTTTCGATCCCTGAGAATAGAAGTACTCTGTCATGCCGCGACATGCGGCGTCATTTATCCATTCAAATGACAATGTTTCTCCCCGAAAGTTGTCAGTTGTCAGTTGTCAGTTATTCTTTTTGTCGACCTTTTGGAAGACTTCGTTGATTTCCTCAGTCGTGAGAACGCCGTCGTCCATGTAGGCTCTTGCGAGTCCCTCAACAACAAACGCGACTCCACCAATTCCGGCCATAAGCACGGCCTTGACGAGAGGGACGTCAACAATAGCTCCTGCACCGACGACACTCAATCCTGTTGCTGCAAACGTTGCGACGATTCTGAAGCTGATTTGTTTCATCATTTCCATGGAAGAGTCTCCCTGTTATAGCCCTCTCCCAAGGACATGATTATTCTAAACCATGTTTCAGGCGTTCTCCTTGACAAACTTGATTTCACACGAATCTGTTGTACAGTAGCTTTCACCAATTGCGTCTGCTGCCATTCCTCCGTACACTCCCGTGAAGTCAATCGGGAACAGCGCCTTTGACGCCTCGAGATACTCGTTCTCGTCAATCTGCGTGTATGGCATCTGCGGATACACGAAGTTCCCCTGTGGGAGGAATGAGACGGTCTTGAGTTGTCCGTCATACATGTGAAGCACTGTTCCGATTTGGTCCTTTTCTTCTTCGGCGTCGAATGAAATTGTCACTGACACCGAGTTATCCGACCAGTATCTTTGAGCAGTCGACGCGAGAGACATCTTCTCGAAGATCGTGACGTCCTTCTCTGATCTCGTGGCATCTGATTTGATCGGAAAGAACACAACCGATGTCGTGTCTGGTGATTCTGACGCCGGCTCGACTCTGTAGTTCGCCATGCGAAACAGTGGGAGCATCGGATCGTCGTTTGAGAAGCGAATCGCTCTCAAGAAGAATTTGCCACCCGGCGTCCAGTGAACACCGGGTGACTCGCCGGCGAGAATTGACACAGTCCCAGACGGCTTAACAGTCGTTGTCTTAATCGACTCACGAACACCAAGCCATTCGGAATAGATGTTGTCGTAATTCTTCACCGTGGCGTATCCTTGGTCCATCCAGTCACGTAGAACTGGCAGACCATGCACGTCTGCGAAGTTTGCAACGCCAGACATCGATGTTCCGATCCGTCTGTTTCGTTGCATGATTGCGTTTGTCTCCTCCCAGTGAGTCGGAAGAAGAGTAACGGTCTTAGCGTACAGGTACGCGAACTTGAGAGTGCGTCGGTAGTCCTCGAGTGACTCGTGACGGTTGAGATATGTCTCGACGAGCGTGCACATCTCGTATGACTCAAGTGACTGCTCGGCGCACGGATTGTAACCAGCGACCCTGTGATCCTTATTGTTCGGCGGGTCAATGAGACGCCCATACTTGCGGCTCATATCCAGCCAGATCACGCCAGGCTCGCCGTTCAGTGAGATGCCGTCTACAATACTTGACAGGTCTTCTCCAACGGACGTAGCGACGGAGTTGTTAGACATCCAGCCCCAGCCTGGCGCCTTCGGATCATACGAGTTTCTTTCTGGATACACCTCAGAGTTCTTCAGGTTAAGGAAGTTCTCATCATCAAGTCGACCAAGAAGAAGCTCAGCAGAGCGACGAACGTTTCCAGAGACAACGCAAACTCCAATGAGATTTCCGATGTCGGCGATATCGGTCCGTGTTAGTGACTCTCCATCACGACCGTCGAAGAGCTTACGAATATGATCGTGAAGCTTCTCGAGAGGCTGATGCCCAGCGGCTGTTCCACCGAATGTGCGAATTGGCTCGCCTGCGGGGCGAACGAGCGAGTAGTCAAACGTGATCGTGTTTTGATCAGCCTTGAGGTACGAGTTGAGCAGAAGCGTCATTGACTCGACCCAACCTTCACGAGTGTCTGGCACCTCGTACTCGTAGTAGTTGTCGCTTGGCTTGTAGATCGTGAATTCCTTGTCAGCGCCTAGGTCATCGAATCCGACGCCAACGCCGAGCATCGATGCCTCCATAAGAAACGCAAAAGGCTTCGCTGGATTGTTCTTGCTCATCTCAGCAGTCGAGACAAACGCGCAGTTCTGAAGCGCGGCCGAGTTACGATGCTCGTTGACAAGTGGCGTGCCCATGACCCAAAGCCCACGACCAGGTGGCGTCCACTTTAGATTGAAAAGACGATCGTACGCTTCCTTAGCACTTGCCTGCGCCTTGCTGTCGTTCCACGGCAGACGGTTTGTCTTGCAATGGTCTTTTTGAAGCGAGTACATCCCGTTGATGCAGCGTTCGCAGACGTCAGCCCATGTCTCCTTCGTGCCGTCTTCCTTAAGACGCGAATATGTGCGAAGGAATGTGATTTCTCCGACGGAATTTCCCGCGGCGTCGGTGTACCCAAACGGCGGCTTCTTATCTCTGTACTCAGCTACAAAGTCGTCAGAAAGATGAAAAGAGAGATAAGAAGACACAGCGATCACCCCGCGGATGTAGTTGATTGGTATAGGAATTATAGCTCAAGTAGGCTGCTTCTACTAAGACAGAAAAAGCGTCTTGTAGAGCTCGGCGCATCTCGGGCAGATCGGAAAGTTGTCGGGATCCCTGGACGGTACCCAGATCTTTCCACAGAGCGCTACAATCGGAAGACCATTCACAAGTGCTTCTGTGATTTGATCCTTCTGAGCGTAGTGCGCGAACTTATCGTGGTCGCCCTCTTCGTATTCGTATTCAACAATAGGGACGCTCTCTAATTCGACTTCTAGTTCTACTTCTGACATGTCGAACACCAGTACAGTTTGCGGCCGTCTACGTCGCCGATTTGCACCTCGCTGGAGCAGACCCTGCACGGTAGCCCATGTCTTTTGTAGACGTAAGAGTATTGAGTGTACTTAGAATCTGAAAGCTCTTCGTTGCTCAGATGATTGACGTGCACGGTGCGAATCATCCCGTCTGTCGCTCCGTCTCCCATCAGCACTGATGCTCTTTCCCAGATGTTTTCAATCGTCTTCTCCGGCACATCGCATCCTCGAGTCTCTGGATTCAGATTCTCAAGAAAGAGAAGCTCGGCTCGGTAGACGTTTCCGATGCCAGCGATGATCGACTGATTCATTAATAGTGACGCGATGCTTTTCTTGCTCGAGCGGATCTTATCGACAACCGCCTGAGACATCGGCTCGTCGTGAAGTGGATCGTCTCCAAGCTTTGCAGTTTTCTCCAACATCTGCTCCGTTGTCAGATACTCGCATTTCGTCGGGCCAACGAGCTCTGATACAAAGATTTCGTTTTCTAAGCGAAGTCTCGCAGACGGTCGCGGCTGCCCGCCTCGGTTTCTACGAATGTTGAACCACCCGTAGAGGCCGAGGTGAATGTGAACAATCTCGTCACGTTCTTCGAAGTGGAAGAACAGGTGCTTGCCGTGCGTCGTAGTACCGAGAAGTGTTCTTCCGTTGATGGACGCCGCGCCGTCTGCGAATCTGCCTTGCGGGCTCGTCGCTACCACCGGCAGTCCTTGAAAACAGTTTTCATGGACGTTGGCGAAATAGCGAATCGAGTGTCCCTCCGGCATTGATGCGACTATACACTAAGAACGCGCGAAAGTTACGACCGACCCGTACATCTTTAAGTATTTTTCACTCTCAGTAGCCACTCAGCCGAGTAGCTCTCAGATGTACTTATTTGGTGAATGACACCCAGAAGAATAGACTATAATGATATTTAGAGCTCTACGTCTGAGAGGTGACGCCCACATGGACAACTATAAAGACAAAACCATGTACATCCTTGCAATTGGCGTGATGTTGGCGATTCTTGTCGCCATCGTTGGAGATTACGCAGTTGCCGCGATCGAGACTCAAACAACCGAAGAAGCTGTTGAGGTTTCATCGGACGTTATGACGCTTGTTCAAACCGCCCTAGGTGGCGTCATTGGTATCCTCGGAGGATACTTTGGTGCTAAGGGCTCGTCTAAGAAAGAAGAAGAGTGATGGCCCGCCCATACACAGGATTTGACGTAATTGCCGGTGGAAAGCGCGCTGGCATGGAGACACTTCTTAGTCTCTTAAGCGCGCACTTTGGTCTTTGGAATAACGGCAGTTTTGGTGTTCGTAAGAAGAGAGGCAAGTCCTCGTATTCAGTGCATGCGACTGGCCGCGCGGCCGATCTTTCTTGGAGAGGTGCTCCGTATCGCGGGCCCGGCAACTACGAGGCCGCCTGTAAGATGATGGACTTTGTTGTCGCCCACGCCGATGCTCTTCACATCGAGGCGGTGTTTGACTACTACCCAGCGCCCCACGGCCGCGGATGGAAGTGTGACCGTGCCGCGTGGCAGGTCTATGACAAGCCCGCGTTCAGCGGCGCTCCTGGCGGCGACTGGGTGCACATTGAAATCTCGAATGACAAGGCAGATGACCCGGCCTATTACACTGAGATCATGCGGCAGCTTCTCGGCGAGCCACCTGTTGCTGTAAAGCCCGCCCCGGCGGCTAAGACACGTAAGGCGCCTCCCGGCAAGAAGCCGTGGCTCCAGGTTGGATCAAAGGGCAACGAGGTTAAGGCCATGCAGAAGATCGTTGGCGCTGAGCCAGTCGATGGTAGCTTCGGGGCGAAGACTGAGGCGAAGGTCAAGGAGTGGCAGGCCGAGCACGATCAACACGTTGACGGTATCTGGGGTCCCGGTTCTGACAAGCACGCTAAGAATTGCACCTGCAAGCCCGCTGACGCAAAGGCCGAAGACGCTACTCCCGCGAAGGTCACGACCAAGAAGGCTGCTACTAAGCCCGCTAAGAAGCCCGCGGCTACTGCTACTGCTACTGCCACAAAGGCCTCTCGACCATACCCGGGCGCCCCAATTCGCAAAGGCTCAACTGGTCCGAACGTGAAACTTGTTCAAGGAGTTGTTGGCACAGAGCTCGTCGACGGTCAGTTCGGTAGCAAGACGCTCGCGGCTGTTAAGAAATGGCAGAGCGAAAACGGGCAGTTGGCTGACGGAATCGTTGGTCCCAAGACTTGGGCGGCGATGTTCGGCTGACGCCAGCATCTTCTCTCCACAAAGATAAAGGTGCAGCCATGGAAGCAGTTATTGTAGCCCTAATAACAGTGGTTGGTGGAGTTCTTGTAGCTCTCATTCAAAAGACAAGAAATGAAAATACAAGAGATCACGCCATTGTAGCAAAGTCTTTGGATAGAATAGAAGACAAGATCGACCATCACATAGTTGATCATGCGACAGGTAAGTTCTCCTCAAAAGGAAAAGAAAAGGCAACCTGACATTGGGCAAGCAGAAGAAGGCTAAGGCCGCTACTGGCACACGAACCCGAGTAAATCCGCTCACTGGTCAAGTCGAGCAGGTCACTGGCACTAAGGCCGGGAGAAAACGTCAACGACTCCCGCTAGATCATCCCCTGCGTACACACGTTGTCGCCGAAAAGAAAGGCAAGAAACGGTCTAAGCCGTTGTTCGACGACGACGAGTAAGGTCTAGTGACGTACGACACACTGTAACCCGCGTTAGAGAAGGAGGTTTCTTATCAAGCGACGAGGTAAGCAGAGTGAGCGTAGCGTCACCTAACAAGGCCTAACGCTACCTTAGGGGGATGGTCCCGCCGTTTCGGAGGTGAGCGGCGGGCATCTCCCTCTTTAGAGGCAGATTACTTTGAAAAGCCCCACGGCGACCAGCCAGAGTTGTTGCGGATCGCCAATGCGGCGCGAAGATTTGTCTCGGCGTCATACAACTCGTCGCAATGATCAAGAACCCCTTGCGCTTGTAGCCAGCCGCCAGGCCAGTAGCGGGTTGGCTTGCACCAGAACTGGTTGATCTGCGTCAGCCCATTGCTACCGCCCATAGGGTCATCGGGGTTGTGCTGCTCGGGGCGGCAACGTGACTCGCGGTATATAGTATAAGACAGCTTGGGAAGCTGATCTTCTGACCACCCGACCTCTCGGGCCAGATCCATCCACTCGTCGCATCTCCAGTCTGGAGAATTTGATCTGTACGGCGGTAGAGGATCTGGCTCCCACGCTGGCATTTGCTGGCGACGTTCATCCCCATATGACATAGGTGGTCGAATCTCAACCGAGCGCACAGGTGTAGGCGCTTCCTCTTCCTCCGCCGCCTCATCATTCATAGGGACGCTCGGAAAATCGTGTCTCAGCAGCTTACGGTAGTCCTCGCTGTCGGCGAACTCTGCCGCCTCTCGTGCCTCGACGATTTCCTCGAGCGTAGAGATTCCGACCAGCGCGGCCGCCACTAAGCTTAGTAGAGGTAGTAGTGAACCGTTCTGTTTCATTTGGTGCTCCTCTCATCCCGGGAGAGTGTAGGGAGAAGTATGAGCTACTATACCACAAAGATTTCACTTAGATTACATCAACGACCACTTAGACGCAAAGTCCCTGGTCAGATGGCCTAAATCTTTTTGCGTTTGTCACGCCACATGCGGTACGTGTTCGCTCTGCGGTCTCCGTTCCATGGTTTCCATGGCCCACAGTAGTGAACGATTACCGGTTTGATCTCAGCCGGGTCCCAGTCATAAGATTTCGTGTTCTTCACGTACGGATTGTCTGGCATGAGGTAGAAGTTGTAAATCAGAGGCAGCTCGTCCCAGTCGTAGTGAAGAGCGAGAAACAGCGCGTCCTGCGCGCCGTTAAGAAGCTCATCCGACCTCTCTTTGACGATCTTCTTCAATTTTGCTGTCACGCCGGTTTTTCTCCAGCGCTCGAGGTTCACAATCATCACGCCAGTGCTGAAGTATCTGCCTGGTGTTCCGAGAAGCCTCTCTGCCTCGTTTGGCTGATTCTGATCTACCACGGCGATCGTCTGCTCTGGCTCGATACTCAAAAAGTCGGGAAACCGCCTCATGATCAAAATGTCAATATCTAGGTAGTACGCGTATTTGATGTGTTTTGGCAGAGCCTCGTTCAGAAGACACTTTGCGTACTGAAATGCAGAAATGTCAGGCTCGTCCGGGTCCTGCCAAAACCTCTTTAACTCATCTACGTGCTTCATAGGCAGAACTGACGTTCTCATGTCAATTCCGTATTTTTCTGCAACATCGCCGATCTTGTCGATGTTCTTTACCTTCGTCCCGCCCTCAAAGATGACGTAGATTGGCACCTTGCCATCACAGGCCTCCCACGCATCAACAAGAGCGACAGGTAGGTAGTCAATGTACATATCGTCGGTGATAAAGACGATTGCTTTGTCATTTTTCATAGTTTCGTCCTCTTCTTCCTTTTCTATCATAAGGACGGCTGAAAATCGGCACTTTTGACCATTTTAGGCCATATCATTGGTATAAGTCCGTATGACCCTTGCTTTTCATGGCTTTGTGTTACACAGGCTCAGAAATCAAGGGTATGATAGGGTTAGAACATACACCTTTAACCAAAAAGGTTTACATCTCACATTGTACAAAGTGCCGTGACTTCCATGAAAGATAAGGACCTCGCTTTACTATACGCTCGGGTCTCAACCAGCATCCAGGCGTCAGACGGTATCTCATTGGACGCGCAAGAGCGTGATCTTGTTCGAGCAGCGGAACTTGCCGGGTTCACACGATATGAGATCCTCCGCGAAGAGGGTCGCTCAGGCAAGTCGATCTCCGGCCGGCCGGTTTTGAAAGAAGCTCTAGAGCGACTTGACGCTGGCACCGCCGGCGCACTCTTTGTCACTAGAATTGACAGACTTGCTCGATCAACAAAGGACTTTCTCAGCATAATCGACAGAGCCAGTAAATTTGACTGGAGAGTAGTTCTTCTCGACCTCAACCTTGACACGTCTACGTACCAGGGACGTTTTGTCGTCACGATAATGAGCGCGCTAGCAGAAATGGAACGCGCGATCATCGCCGAGCGCCAGAAGGACGTTCATCGTGATCGACGAGAGAAAGGTATCGTCTGGGGTGTTGACAAAGGTCCAAAGCGAATTATCTCAGATAGCACGCTTGAAACAATCGACCAACTTCGATCTACTGGCATGTCGTATCATAAGATTGCACAGAAGCTCAACACAGACGGTGTAGAAACTCCGTTTGAAAAGACCTGGCACGCATCATCTGTACGCCGAGCTTATCTTCTTGAAGAAAAAATATCGGGGCCGGGAGAGCTGCCCGTCAGCCAAGAGCAGCTCAATCCCGACCCCGAATGACGTCGCTCTCTCCCAAAGCGTCGTCGATCTGTGTACAATTACATTGTACCATAATCCTATTGGTAAATGTTATCTCGCGAATCTTGTAGCAACGGACCAATCAACCTCAGTCGAGGCGACCGTTCGTGGCATTAGCATCATTCCAAGAATCTCGGCTCTAGAACCGAAGCCGTTGATCTCGATCCCACGCTCTGACAACTTACGTTGAAACGCGATCTGAGTCATCGGCTTCTCGCCTCGTTCCTCACTCCAGACTCGGTAAATTGCGTACAGCGACTTAATTGGCACTGAACCGCCTTCGGTCTCCTTAGTCTCTTCAAGGAGAAAGAATCCGATACGATCTTCGTTCTTGCGGTAGATGTCAGCAGCTTCTGTGACAGCCTTACACCAACCAAGAGAGTCTCTTGCGCTCGACCCAAGAAGTTTGATCGCGCCTTCAACAGCCCACGACAGCACAGCCGGCAGCGCGCCTTCTGGGTCGAAGATGTAGTGCTTCAAATCAGGGTCCGGGTTCTCAGGGACTTTTGTCAGAGGCACTGGTCTGATGCGTCTCCACATCGCGTCATCGGTGATGACTGGTCTGTGGTTTGTAGTGACCCAAAGCTTTGCACGCGACTGGAACGTGAATGGCTTTTCTCCAGGAGAGCGAGCCGAGATCTCAGAAGAACCGGTGAGCTTCTTGACTGAGTTTTCTTTCATTCTCTCAGTTTCAGGGAGCTCGTCAACCCAAACAAGACGACGACCGCGAAGCTCTGCCCAGTGATACAGATCTGATCCGTGCGCCTGTCCGTCACCCTGCGCAAGAATGCTCGAGTCAAGTGGCCACGCGTATTGTGACGTTCCCATCGCTTTCACAAGCGCTTCGACAAGAGTGTTCTTACCAGAGCCTGGAGGTCCGTACACTAAGAACATGATGTCGTGAGTACGAAGACCTGTCAACGAGTATCCGGCAGCTTTTTGCAACCACTCTTGAAGTTCCTTGTCGCCGCCTGTAGCAAAGTCAAGGAATTGCTCCCAGCGAATATTCCGAATCCCCGGGTTGTACGCAACTGGCGCACGTCTCGTGATGTAGAGATCTGGTCGACCGCGAAGAAGCTCGCCCGTTCTCAGGTCGATGACACCGTTCGCTACTCCAAGAAGAGTTTCGTCACTGTCCCATGACTCGACTGGGATGAGAATTCTTGGGTCGGAGTTGGCGCTTTCAATCGCGCCGCTGATACGAGCGTTTGACTTTGCCTGTTGCGCCCAGCGAATTACCTCAGACTGTTTGTCAGCATCGTCGAGGTAGTGCGTCACCTCGCTAGCGATGATCGGCGCAAGCTTCTTAGACAGCTCGCGCATCTCAAGATTTTCTGCGTCTGGCTTCCAGTATCCGCCGTCCCAGTGGAACCAGCCTAGTCCCGGAGTGTACCGAATAGCAGCACCAAACGAATCCACGAGACGTCGTCCATTGCCAGTATCTGAGAGGGTACGCTTTCCAGGCTCCCCGCCTTCCCCTGCCCCAAGCGCGTCAGGGTCTTGTGGTACGTCGATATTTGAGATGCTAGACGCGTCGGCAATCGAATCGCCGTCTTTAATGGCACTGTATACACTGCCAGAGATAGTGCCAGGTAGATGTACGTCATCAGCAGAGGGAGCACTCGAGCTTTTCTGCGTTGCCGATTCTTTCTTATCTCCAACGCTCGCACGACTCTCCTCCTGCGATTTATTTGCCCATTCCTGTAGACCCGGCCAAAGCTTTTCAGTCTTAGGGTTGTTGACAACAAAATCAATAGCGCGACGCACGTGCATAAGAAGTCCGCCGGAGCCCTCGAGCTCAAGTGGTGGCCGCACCTTCTCTGCGTTGAAACGAATCATCATTGTTTCAACAGCCAAACGACCGGCTTCAGTATTTACTGGAAACTTGTTCGCAAGAGCGCACGCCATAGCGTAGATATCTACAGCGCGCGATCCTTCGTCGATACCTTCGTCAAGAAGGCGATCAACATCTACTCTCTCACCGGCAAACTCTAGCCCGTCAAGAAAACCCCACTCGCCCTCAGCAAGTGCTGTCTCCAATCTCTTCGACCTCTTGCGAAGAGATGCAAGTAGTTCTTCAGGCGCCTCTGCTATTTCAATTTCCCATGGAGCCTTGCCCGGCGCCCAGTCGTAGCACACTCCAGAGAAGTGACGAGACGGTGCGATAAGCACATAGCCATTGTGCTTGATATCAATTCCACCAAGCCCAGACTTTTTTAGATTGCCAACAAGTCCTTCGGACTGATCGCACTTGTAGAAGAGATGTCGGCCACGAACTGAGCGCCCGTTCATAGAGTACTCGCCAGTGATCGCCTCTACCGTCGGAGGAAGCGCTCCATCGACCAGAGCTTCAAACTTCTCAAACGAGTCAGGTCCACCAGAGCGAGGGTCGATGTCGATAACAAAGAAACCGCTTGGCTTGCAAAAGACGCTGACGTTATTCTGCGGTGACTTTGTCCACCACTCGTCTACTATGGAGACGTCGCTCGTCGCATGAAGATTCCACTCCGGAATGCTCGGATGCTTTCCGACGTCTTTTGGCTCAGGGTGTGTGCCGCCGCACGTGCATCGGCCGTTGTCAATGCCATAGCATGGCATGACGTGCCAACCCTGCGCGGCGTACCACGAGGCTGCCGGCCCAAGACGGCCCTCTGCGTCTGCCCACGTGCTCACTGCGGGCGTACGATTCTGTTTAGTGAGAGATCAAATGACTTACACATTCCCTGCGACGACAAGATGTTGTTAGAAGACTGACGGTCTTCGGTGGCTGACTGCTTGGACACTATACACATTTCTTCGACTCAAGACCTGACGAACTCAAAAAAGTGGGAATACTTCTAACTATATCACAGTGTGTGCAGAGAGATTGTGATATTGTTCTGTACATCATTTAGTACATAGTGCTAAATAGTCAGCACCTTCAGCGAGGTAGTACATGGGAAAGCTTTTTGATGAGATACAGGAGTCTAACGTCGTGAAAGGAAGCAAGTCACGAATAGTAGAAATCCTAGATCATCTCGATAAGACAGACAGAAAAGATCTTATTGAGGCGCTAAATGATCATAGCATACCGGCATCAAACATTTCAAGAGCAATGGCAAAACGCGGGCACAAACTTGCTGTGCACGTCATTACCCGCTATCGACGCGGAGAATTGGTGACAAAGATCGATGAGTCTCTCTGACGATATCAACGCCGAAGACGAAATTATCGAGCTTCGAAAAGCTCTGAAAAGAGCGCAGCAAGCCGAGTACAAGGCAAAGCGAAAGAGCGAAGAGATCGTCGAGGCCGTGTACAGAGCCGCGAAGGACTCTGCAACTGCTGTAGGCCGCGGGTCTAAGTACGCTGTAAGCGCGCCACCAAAGGATAGTAGAAAGTCTCGAGCAGAGGTTGCACTTGTGCACGCGACAGACTGGCAAAACGGTAAGAAGACAGTGAGCTACGGAATGGCGACGTGCGCTCAAAGAATGGAGCAGTTCGCAGAAAAGGTCCTCGAGCTCACGACTCTACAAAGAACTCATCACCCAGTGAAGGAATGTGTTCTTATGTTTGGCGGCGACATGGTCGAAGGCATCACGATCTTCCCGGGCCAGGCCTGGGAGGTTGAAGCGCATCTTTTTGAGCAACTCTTCGAAACAGTTGCAATTGAAGAATCATTAGTAAGAACTTTAGCGGGTTTCTTTGAGAAGGTTCACGTTGTCTGCGAATACGGAAACCACGGGCGTCTAGGCCGCCGCGGCGAGCTGCCGGCCGGCGACAATATTGACGCTATGACGTATCGGATCGCCCAAGACAGAACTAAGGATCTGAAAAATGTGACATGGCAGATGTCTGGTGACTGGTTTCAGATCGTCGAGATTGGTAACTATCGCGCGCTTCTAGTGCATGGCGACGAGATCAAATCATTCGGTGGCAATACACCAGCCTTCGGTATTCTGAGAAAGGCCAACGCGTGGGCAACTGGCGTCATCGACGAATTCCAAGATGTCTACATGGGCCACTGGCATACTCCAATGTCGTTGACAATGTCAAATGGTGGACGGGTATTCGTGTCAGGTTCACCAGAATCTCACAACGAGTACGCCAGAGAATTTGTCGCAGCAGTTGGAAAGCCGTCTCAGCGGCTTCATTTTGTTGACCCAGACAAGGCTAGGGTTACCGCAGAATACGTTGTGTGGCTTGATTGATAAGCAGTTTTTCTTTCTCGCAGCTTGACGCCTTTGATAGGATATCTAAGGACACCTAGACCTGGAGAAACGATGTGGCCTGGCCAGCAGACGTACTTACTAGAACTGTCACAGGCACGTATCTAACTGGTGTCGGGTCTGCGGCACGCGGGCGCGTGACATTCACGCCGACGACACGAGTTGTCGATATTGAAGATTCTATAGTTATAGAAGACTCTCTAACTGCCGTACTAAACTCAAATGGCTCCTTTAGCATAGATCTTCCGACCACAGACAATGATGCATTAGTACCTAGCAACTGGACTTACGAAGTTCAGGTTCGTCTTTTTGGTGTAAAGCCAAGAAAATTCTATGCGTATCTGCCATATGGCGACGGATCTTCTGTTGATCTAAACACAGATATAAGTGGCGACGAAGGTTACACTCCAGGTGGATCAAGTTCTACTTCAGGTCTTAGAGGCCCGGTGGGGCCAAGAGGCCCAGGGATAGTCACGGGCTCTGGCGCTCCATCAAATCTTGTAGGTTTCGACGACGATATCTACATTGACACAACTACGGGAGATCTGTACGGCCCTAAGGCGGACGGATCTTGGCCCCCTACGCCGCTGTACAGTCCCGGGGATACGAGAAGGCACATTCATTCGCAGATATCTCCATCTTCTACTTGGACAATTACACACGATCTTAGCGGCTACCCTGCTGTAAGTGTAGTGGACACTGCCGGCACACTCGTTTATGGCGAAATAAGTTATAGTAGTACTACAGAAGTGGTCGTTTCTTTTAGCGCACCATTTGCCGGTTACGCGTACCTCACATAGCCAATAGGAGCCTGGAATGGCTAATCAATTCCTTACAAGTATTGACCTCAATCAGAATCAGATTATTGATGGTCGTTTTGAGGTTCTTGCTTCTGCGCCAGGCGCTGGTGTATCCTACGAGGGTAGAATCTACTACGATTCCACGCTAGACGCCCTTCGAGTCTACGCAGACGGCGCCTGGGTGTCGTTGATTCATAACGTATCTTCCACTACAACGCAGCTCAATGCTTCGACAAGTGGAAATACAATAGATCTCAGCCTAGACGCTTCTTCTTCAAATATTGCCGACTACTTAGTACTTCGCGACGGGTCAGGTAACTTTGCCGCCGGAACAATCACCGCGACGTTCAGCGGCAACCTCACTGGAAATGTCACCGGTCAAGTATCGGATATCAGCAATCACGATACCGGCGATCTTACTGAAGGATCCAATCTTTACTTTACAGACGCTAGAGTAATTGCCGCAATTGCAGCAAACACTGGCGATCTTGACGTCAACAATCAGAAAATAACAAATCTTGCAACACCGACAAACGCGTCGGATGCTGCAACAAAAGGATACGTTGACGGTGTAAGCCAGGGGCTAGACGTTAAGCAGTCTGTACGTGTAGCTACAACCGGCGCTCTTAGCATCACAACAGATCTCGAGGCTGGAGATTCTGTCGACAACATTACTCTTGTCGCTGGCGACAGAGTTCTTGTTAAGAACCAGGCATCAGGCGCAGAAAACGGTATCTACGTTGTTCAGGCCTCAGGCGCTGCCGTCCGCGCAGATGACGCGAACTCAAACGATGACGTAACCGCTGGGATGTTCACCTTCGTTGAAGAAGGCGATACGTACGCTGACACCGGCTGGGTTCTTACAACTAACGAGACAATCACTCTTGGGACTACCGCTCTTGCGTTTGCTCAATTCTCAGGAGCTGGCACATACACTGCTGGTCCTGGTCTTGATCTTACGGGCGGCGACTTCAGTGTCAACGTTGATGACTCGACTATCGAGATTGTCACTGACACGCTTCAAGTCAAGGCAGCCGGCATTGACGAGAGTCATCTCAACGCTTCAGTCGCCGGCGACGGTCTAACTGGCGGCGGCGGCTCGGCTCTTGCTGTTGGTGGAACGGCGAACAGAATCACTGTCACAGCTGATGCCGTAGACATTGCATCTACGTATGTTGGACAGTCGAGCATTACGACACTCGGAACTATTGCGACCGGTACCTGGGAGGCCACAGACGTTGCCGTTGCTCACGGCGGTACCGGAGCAAGTACTGCCGCAGATGCTCGCGACAATTTAGCTGACACCTCGACGAGCGGGCTAACAACAAGTACTCCAACTCTTGCCAGAATTTCTGCGCAGACAATTGGAGACGGTTCAAACGTTTCGTACACAGTCCAGCACAACTTCGGAACAAAAGACGTCGTAGTGCAAGTGTACGAGATTGCAAATGACCAAACAGTCTTTGCCGACGTTGATAGAAACTCAATCAACGACGTTGTTATTACATTTGCTTCAGCACCGGCTACTAACACGTACCGCGTAGTTGTAACTGGCTAACATATAAGGGTCGAGGCCCTTACGGAGGAACTGAGTCGTGGCTCAGAAATTTACCACCCCTATCACGATACGTGATTTATCTTCAGCGTCCTCCGACTCAATAGCGGTATCTCTTAGTGGCGACACAAACGATCGTTTTAAGATCGAAGCCGGTGGTAGAATTGTCTGGGGCACTGGATCTTCTGCCGGAGATGTAAACCTCTACAGAGACGCATCAAACGCTCTAAAGACTGACGACACGTTCGAAGCTGCGGCTGGCGTAATTACTCTTACTACAGCCGGAACTCCAACAGCGACAATTGCAGATGGCGCACTTGCTGTTGACACGACAAACGACATCCTGTACTTTAGATCTGGCAGCTCGTGGGTTCAGGTGTCAGGAACTGGCACAGACCACGGAACATTAGCAGGTCTTGGCGACGACGATCACACAATTTATTTGCTGGCTGACGGCACAAGGACAGCCACAGAATTAACAATTTCTGGCGATCTTACAGTAGACACTGACACTCTCTACGTAGACAGCGCGAACAACCGTGTCGGTATTGGAACAACAACACCAACAGTCGCATTAGACGTAACTGGCAATGCGTTTATCTCACAAGACGCAGAAGTTGACGGTATACTAACTGCGAATCACATCCATGGCAATATCGCCGGCTCAGTCTATATACACGTCAAGAATACGTCGGGTTCGACTATAGCTGCTGGAACACCTGTCTATGCTACAGGTTCTGTTGGTGCATCCGGAGCAACTGAGGTTTCACCTTCGGATGCTTCAACGTCTTCAACAATGCCAGCACTTGGCATCACACAAGTAGCCCTTGCAAACAACGCTGAAGGACATGCTACTGTTCTGGGTGTAGTTGGAGGCCTGAACACCAGCGCATACGCGGTGAATACCACACTGTACGTAGCGCCAGGCGGCGGACTAACATCCACACGTCCAACGTCTTCTTCCGATCTGGTTCAGGCGATTGCAAGAGTAGTCAGAACAGATTCTTCAACGGGTGAGCTACTTGTTCTTGGTGCAGGTAGAACAAACGACATCCCGAACGATATCACTTTGGGTACGGACACAATCGGCGACTATGTTGAGTCTCTTGTAGCCGGCACTGGAATAACTCTCAGCAACAACAGCGGCGAAGGCGCAACTCCAACCATAGAAATAGGTCAAGCCGTCGGCACGACTGATAGTGTCACATTTAGCGACGTCACTGTTAGCGGCAACCTTACTGTCAGCGGCAGCACCACGACAGTAGACACCGCTACTCTTTCTGTAGAAGATCCACTGATTATCTTAGCGAGCGGAAACAACACCGCTGACGTTGTAGACATCGGTTTTTATGGTCTCTACGACACAAGCGGATCACAAGATCTCTACGCCGGTCTTTTCCGAGACGCAACCGACGGAAAGTTCAAACTATTTAAAGATTCACAGAGCGCGCCGACGAGTACAGTCGACACTGGAGCTTCCGGCTACTCCGTGGCAGATCTTGTAGCGAATGTTGAAGGAAATCTTACAGGAACCGCAGACTCTGCGAACACTCTTTCCACATCAAGAACTATCAGTCTATCTGGCGATGTCGTCGGGTCGGTGTCATTTGACGGTTCGGCAAACGTTTCAATATCAACAACTATTCAGGCAGACTCCGTAGCCTTAGGTACTGACACCACAGGCGATTACGTGGAGTCGCTGGTTGCCGGGACCGGAGTGTCGCTACTCAACAACACTGGAGAGGGCGCGACACCAACGATCTACATCGGTCAGGATGTTGGGACGGGTGCGAGTGTCACCTTCGGACATGTTTCCGCAGATCTAACTGGAAGCATCACTGGTGATGTTTACGCAAGCAACGGAACATCCAAAGTTTTAGACAACGGAACCAACGGCACTGACGCAACGTTTATCGGTGCAGTAACCGGAACTGTATCGGACATTTCTAACCACGACCTCGGCGATCTCGGCGACGTTAACTTCACAATCGTCACCCCAGCACAAGGCGATGTCGTTTATTACGACGGCGCAGAATGGGTCAACTTCCCGTTGTCCATCGGGGATGTTGGTGGCGTCAACTTCACAACCAGTCCGACAACCGGCGACTTCCTAAAGTTCAATGGAACAGATTGGGTCCCGGACGCGATCGATCTCGGTACCGACACCACCGGTGACTACGTAGAAAGCCTTGTCGCGGGCACGGGTGTCACTCTTTCAAATAACACTGGCGAAGGTGCGACGCCAACTGTGGCAATTGGGCAGGCTGTTGCAGCTTCGGACGACGTCACGTTCAACACAGTCACTGGCACAAATGGGGTAGTCACTCTCACTACAGCAGGCACTCCAACCGCGACAATTGCTGACGGCGCGATCGCAGTTGACACTACAAACGATCTTCTATACTTTAGATCTGGGTCGACCTGGCAGCAAGTTACCGGCGGCGGTGGCGCTTCTGTAACTGTCTCAGACGGAGCGCCATCGTCACCGTCTTCAGGCGATCTGTGGTACGAGTCCGACACCGGCTCCATGTTCGTCTACTACGACGACGGTGACACTCAGCAGTGGGTTGAGGTCGGTGGCTCAAGTGTTGTAGCGATGACAGTTTCAGACACTCCACCGTCTACGCCAAGCAATGGCGACATGTGGTTTGAGTCTGACACCGGAAAAACGTATGTTTACTACACTGACGGAACGTCAAGTCAATGGGTCGAGGTTGGCGCCGCCGCGAGCGCGGCAGCGTACGTAGAAGTCTCAGACACAGCACCCTCTGCTCCTGATAACGGCACGCTGTGGTACGACTCCACTACTAGCGCTCTTCTCGTCTACTACAACGACGGAAGTTCAGCGCAATGGATCGAGGTCATTGGCGACAGCGTTGTTGCGATGACAACATCTGATACGGCGCCTAGCAGCCCCACGAACGGCGATCTTTGGTTTGAATCAGACACCGGCAGAACGTATCTCTACTACGACGACGGAACGTCGGGTCAGTGGGTCGAGGTTGGCGCCGCGGGTGGAGTTGCGTCGACCGTAGCAACATCGCAGCCAGCGACCGCGAATACTGGCGACATTTGGTACGACTCAGACGATGCCGAATTGTTTATCTACAACGGATCAACGTGGGTGTCTGCTGGAGGCGGCGCGTCGGTTACCGTTAGCGACACTGACCCGGCTGGACCGTCCGAAGGCGACATGTGGTTTGAGTCTGACACGGGTCGTCTTCTAGTGTATTATGATAGCTCTTGGGTCGAGGTTGGCGGCACTGGAAGCGTCAATCCAACGATTACCAGTAGCAGCACAGATGCTGCGATTCTTTTGATGGAGATTGGACCGTAATGGCAGTAGGAGATCGCACCGAAGGTAGACTTATTGGTCCGTCAGCAGTAGGAACTTCTGACACCACTCTTGGTACTGTCCCAGCAAGTCGCCTTTGGGTAGTTAAGCAAATCATGATCACGAACACAAATGGTGTTGACGCGTGGGTGACGATCGCTATTGGCTCCACTGGTACAGCGAGTAACGCGATTTTCTATCAACTACCTGTTGCTGCTAACGATACTGTTATTTTCGACACTGCTTTAGTAATCACTGCCGCGGAAACTTTACGAGCTGTTGCTGATCGCACTGGTGTGAATATCACTGGTGTTGGCTGGGTGAAGGAAGTCTGATGGCTATTGACGCTGCTTTGGGGCGTCTTGGGATTAGGCCCGGGGTATGCACTAGTTCAACGCGCCCCGCGAACCCCTTTGAGGGTCAGGTTATTTACGAGACTGATACGAATAACATTCGTTTCTGGTCTGGTTCTGCGTGGGAAAGCAATAAGGGCGGGATCGTTTCTTCTTCTGCTCCTACTGGGGCGGCTGCTGGGGATATTTGGTATGACTCTGATGACGGTCGTGCCTATATTTATTATGATGATGGTTCTTCTCAACAGTGGGTTGAGTTTGGTGCTCCTCCGTCTGGTTCTTCTATCACTCTGGCCTCTTACGCTGATTCAGCGGCCAGAGATGCCGCAATAACTTCTCCGACAGAAGCAGATTTGGTCTACCTACAAGACACAAACGCTATTCAGTTCTACGATGGATCGTCTTGGAAAGGTATCAGCAAGATGACAAAAGTTGCAGCATTTACGAGTTCTGGTACTTGGACGGTGCCTGCTGGTGTGACGTATGCGGTCGCCCATATCCGTGGCGGAGGCGGCGGTACTACAAGCGGGACTACGGCGACGCAAGGTGACGGCGGCGACTCGTCGGTGGCGTTCGCCGGTGGCACCGTCACCGCCGAAGGCGGTGGTGGAATCCTCATCGTGGGCCAGAATACCTACTACGGACACGCTGCCGGACCGCCTAATAGTGGGCAAGGCGCAACAGGCACAGCCGGAGCCAACGCCTACTCATCCGGCGGCAAGGGCGCAGACGGTGCCTACATCGTGGCCGGTGACACCGTGACACCTGCCGCCAGCATCGCCGTGACTGTGGGTGCTGGTGGCACCGCAGGGACCGTCGGAGCCGCTGGTGGTTCTGGCTACGTGTGGATCGAATATCAGGAGTCGTGATGAGTGAACGTGTCGTAGCCGTGCTAGACGGCAGCGTCGTCGCGAACGTGGTCGTTGTTGGTGCCGACTGGGTGGCCCCTGCCGATGGGTCGATGGTCGAGTACACGACCGGCTACCCGGCTGCTATCGGCTGGGAGTACGACGGCACAGGGTTCATCCCACCTCAGCCGTACCCGTCGTGGGTGCTCACCGACTATGTGTGGGAAGCACCTGTCGCTTTGCCTGATGACGGCCAGTCGTATGTTTGGGATGAGACGACGGTTAGTTGGCAGGTGGTGAGTAACTAATGCCTTTATCTTTCCCTGACGCCCCCTCAGTAAACGATACCTATACCGTAGGTGATCTGACTTATACGTGGAACGGAACTGTCTGGCGTGTAAGTGCAAAGCAAATCTCTATTGACTATCTTGTTGTTGCTGGTGGGGGCGCTGGAGGTAAGGGTGCAGGCGCTCAGTCCACTGCTATTGGTGGTTCCGGTGGTGGCGGTGCAGGCGGTATGAAGACTGGGACAACGCCCTGTATTGTCGGCAGCAATTATCTTGTAACGGTTGGTGCTGGTGGAAGTATTGGTGCAGCATCTAGGGACAGCGGTAATAACGGGACTTCTAGTGTATTTAGTGTTGCTTACGTTTATGGCGGCGGTGGTGGTGGCGGAGGTCATATTCTGGCTGGCATTGACGGTGGTTCTGGAGGTGGCTCGGCCTGTGATAACGCTGGTGCAGGTAGTCCAGTATCTGGTCAAGGAAATAGCGGTGGCAATGGCGGCGGCACCAACGGCGGCGGAGCAGGTGGTGGCGGAGCGGGTGCTGTAGGAGGTAACGGGGCATCTAGCGCTACTGGGACAGGTGGAGATGGCGGTAACGGTGTAGCGTCGTCCATAACAGGCTCTTCTGTTTACTATGCTGGCGGTGGTGGTGGCGGAGGTGGCCTGAACGGTTCTGTCGGAGGTTCTGGTGGACTTGGCGGCGGCGGTGATGCTCACGGTGGTGGGGGCGGATCTGCTACAGCCGGTACTGCCAATACTGGTGGTGGCGGAGGCGCAGGTTCTGACGGCGCTGGCGGTGCTGTTGCCGGAGCAGGTGGTTCTGGTGTTGTGATTATCAGGTTCCCTACCGCGTCTGGCTCTCCAACCGTATCTGCTGGGCTAACTTCTTCTTCTACAACTGATGGTACTGATACCGTGGTGACGTTTACGGCGGGAACTGGGACGGTGACTTGGTAATGGCTGTTTCTTCTACTTCTTCAGGTTCTCTTAAAACAGGGGTATGTCTTTCAACAGACCGCCCAGATAACCCGTTCACCGGACAAGTCATCTTTGAAACCGATACCGGCAAAGTGTTTGTGTGGGCCGGATCAACATGGGTAAACATTGGTGATACGTCTGGTGAAGGTGTGCAGTTGCCTTCTGGTACTACTGCCGAGCGCCCCTCGTCTCCTACTGCCGGTCAGATGAGATTCAATGAGACGACCGGTGAACCCGAGTATTATCACTCCACTGCTGGATGGTTGAAGTTCAGGAACTCTCCAGAATTTACTGTCGATTATCTGGTGATTGCTGGCGGTGGCGGTGGTGAAGAAAGGGCTTCCGGCACCAATACAAGATCTGGTGGTGGCGGTGGTGCCGGTGGTTACCGTTCCACGTGGAGTACAGAGCCTTCAGGAGGGGGTGCTTCAGCAGAGTCAACGCTCACTTTGGGGTATTCCAACAATTACACTGTGACTGTCGGCGCGGGGGGAGCGGGAGGAATCCGCTTAACAAGTCGTGCATTTGAAGGTTCTGATTCCGAATTTTCCACAATAACGTCAGTAGGTGGAGGGTACGGCGGTCTGTACTCGGTGTCAGTGGGTGGCAGAGAGGGCGGAGACGGTGGTTCTGGTGGTGGTGGTGGCCGCAACTCTGGAATAGAAGGAAGCGGCACATTAAATCAAGGTTATGATGGCGGAGCAGGTGGTGCTGAAACCGGTGGTGGTGGTGGCGGTGCTGGCGGCACTGGAGGCGCTGGAGGTGGTAGTTCGGCGGGCGCTAACGGCGGATCTGGGGTAGCAAGCACCATCACTGGGAGTTCAGTGAGCAGAGCGGGCGGTGGCGCTAACGCATATGGTTCTGCGTCATCCGGCGGGGGAACAGGAGCGGGAACAGATCAGAATGGAACTGACGGTACCGTCAACACCGGTGGCGGTGGTGCAGGTGCGTCAAGTGTGTCAACTGAAGGTGTCGGGAGGGGCGGCAACGGCGGGTCTGGGATTGTTATCATCCGTTACTCCAGCAATCTTACTGTAGATGTTTCTGCTGGCCTCACCTCAACAACCACGACAGTCGGCAACGATAAAGTTACCGTCTTTACTGCTGGAACAGGAACAGTATCATGGGTTTAAGTAACTCTGTACCGAACAGTATTCTCCAGCCGGGAGTCTGCACCTCAACAACCCGTCCTGCTTTGCCATACGAGGGGCAGGTCATCTTTGAAACCGACACCAACTACACGTACGTCTATGATGGTAGTGCGTGGCGGATCTACATTGGTTCTGCGGGCACCCCGATCTTCCTGAACGGTCAAACGATCTCCACGGATTACACGATCCCGTCAGGATACAATGGTGTTTCTGCTGGCCCCATTACTATTGCTGATGGAGTAACAGTAACCGTGTCTTCTGGTAGTGAGTGGAGTATCGTATGAGCAGGTTAACGGTCGGGTCTATTGAGGGTTTAACAGAGAACAGTAATGTTATTTCTGTCCCTACCGGTCATAGTTTGAATGTTGCTGATGCTGGTGCGTTAATCGCTCCCGGCCACATTATTCAGGTCGTGTCCACCACCAAGACAGACACATTTTCCGCTTCCATAACTGGCGGCAGTACGGCATCCGTAACTGGTCTTTCTGCAACCATAACTCCATCATCTACAAGTTCAAAGATTCTTATTATGGTAAGTCTAAACGGAGCAAGAAATGATGGTGGGACCGGAGAAGCAGATATTGCATTTCAAATCAGCAGAGATGGAACTTCTGTCGGGTCTGGGGATGCTGCTGGTAGTCGCCCCGGCGTTGTTTCGATGTTTGATTTAGATCCTGCGTCTAATGCTTCAAGAGGGCAAATCTATGGGCAGTACTTAGACAGTCCTGCTTCAACTTCTGCTCTTACTTATCAAGTTGAATACTACGCAAGAGCGACTGACACCTATTATGTGAATCGGTCCCCAGTAGACTCTGACAACATAGTTCATGCTCGCTCTCAGTCAACCATCACTCTGATGGAGGTGGCAGGATGACCGACTATTCTGCTGTTCTGACTGTCAACTATCCCGATGCTGAGTGGACTCTTGACGGTGACACCTACGATGGTTTGACATGGCTTAGCGATACGCCGAAGCCCACGCAGGCTGAGTTGGATGCCGCGTGGCCCGCTGTTCAGCAGGCACGTATTGACGCTCAGGTCGCCAAGCAAGCCACAAAGCAGTCGGCTATAGATAAACTTGCTGCCCTTGGTTTAACTGTTGATGAGATTCGTGAAGCCTTTGGTTTGGAGGCCCCCCAGTGAGTACCTTAAGGTTTAATACTTGGCAGAATACAGGGGGCACGGAAGCCGCTACCGCCAGCGAGGTTTCAGCATACTCGTTTACTGAGCCGGGTTCCGTCCTTGTCGCAACTACTTCTTTCTCAGGTGCTATCAATGTTCAAATTGATAACTGCTTCACCAGCACATATTCGGTCTATAAAGTTTACGTTTACTTTGATCATGCCTCAGATGGGTTGTGGTTTATACGAATGACGACGGGCGGCACCCCAGAGACCAGTGTTTACGAGAGCGCCTATTGCAACACTAGGGCTGGAAACGCTGTGTCGGGACAAGGCGGTAGCGGACAATCATATATGTACGGTGGAACGGGTAATTATGATCTGACTACTGAGATAACAATTCTTAACCCGTACCAAAGCCTGAATACGGCGTGCCACTGGCTATCGCACTCTAAGGCTGGTGCGTCGAATTACAACTATCAAACGTGGGGCGGGGCTAGTGTAAATAACACAAACTCTCACGATGGTATTCATCTCGCATCTGGTATTTCTCAGAACATATCTGGGAATATTTGGGTATACGGAGTTAAACAGTCATGAAAACTCATCGCTTTGACGCTGCAACTGGGGAAGTTGTATTTAGAGATATGACCGCTGACGAGGTTGCCGTGGCTGAACTTGATCTTCAAGAGGAGACCGCCCGTCAGGATGCTGTTGTTGCCGAGGCTGCTGCTAAACAATCCGCTATCGACAAACTTGCGGCCCTCGGTCTTTCGGTAGATGAAATCCGGGCCGCGTTTGGTTTGGAGGGTAACTGATGGCTTCTATTCTTCGTTTTGATAATTGGCAGAACTCTGATGGTACGTCTATTGCTACTACTGATGCTTCTGGGAATATCAGTTTTGCTGGTGCGGGGGCAGGCAAGATTTTGCAAGTTGTGTCAACTACCAAGACCGACACGTTTTCGGCCTCGCTGGCCGGATTTGCGAGCACCGCCGTAACTGGTCTCACGGCGACCATCACTCCGTCATCGACCGCTTCCAAGATCCTTGTTATCTCAACCGTTGTTGCCGCCGAGTCTTGGGGCCCTACCGGATCGTCCGCCTACAGTTTGACCCGCGACGGGACCCCGATTGCTCAGCCCGCGAGTCCGGGTTCACGGTTACCGCTCACGACCTTAAACTACTCTGTTACTGGCGCAACTGTGATCCAGGGCGGAACCGCCGTCTATCTCGATAGCCCAGCATCAACATCCAGCCTCATCTACGGCGTGTCCCTCTTTAACACCCTCTCAAGCACCGAGACGGTGTATGTCAACCGCGCCGACAGCGACACCGACGCCGCCACGCGCCGCCGAACCGTGTCTACCATCACCGTCATGGAGGTGTCAGCGTGACCGATTACGCTGCCGTACTGACCGCCAACTATCGGGATGCCGAGTGGACGTTAGAGGGCGACGACTACGCCGGTTTGACATGGCTGTCCGACACGCCGAAGCCGTCACAGGCTGAGTTGGATGCCGCATGGCCCCAAGTCCAATACCAACAACAACGGGCCGAAATAGAAACCCAACGTAGAAACGCCTACACCCAAGAAGCCGACCCCCTCTTCTTCTCATATCAGAGAGGCGAAGCCACAGAACAAGACTGGCTAAGCGTGGTACAATCAATAAAAGAACGATATCCGTACCCTGAGGCACCGTAATGGCGATTGATTTTCCGAACTCTCCTAGCGTCAATGACATCTACTCAGTAGGCGATCGTTCATGGCTATGGAATGGCACGTATTGGGAGGTTCGCGCTACTCCAACTCAGACGTTTAGCGTGTCTGACACGGCTCCAGGTTCTCCACAGTCGGGTGACATGTGGTATCGCTCTGATACCTCGCAAACGCTCATCTACTACGATTCGACATGGGTGGAGATCGGTCACTCAGCTAACATTGCGAGCTTTGTGCAAGATGCTGATACCGATACAAAGATTCAAGTCGAAGAATCTGCCGACGAGGACACAATAAGATTTGACATCGCCGGGACTGAAAAGATGACGCTGGACTCAGCTGGGTTAGCGGTGACTGGCACAATCACTACGAACGGCGCATCGGTCGCCACGACAGGCAAGGCCATTGCAATGGCTATGGTTTTTGGAGGCTGACATGGCTGCACCTAATATTGTAAACGTCGCAACAATCACCGCCAAAACCGCTCTAGTACGCCTCGCAGACACAAGTGAGAACACGCTCGTTTCTAACTCCGCGTCGTCTGGCAAGGTGTTCAAGATCAACAATATTATTGTTTCCAACGTTGATGGCACAGACGACGCCACAATTACTGTCGTTGTCTGGGACACCGCCACTGTCGGTTCTACAAACGGCACAAAGATTGCTCACACTATCAATGTTCCCGCCGATTCGACGCTTGTTCTTATTGATAAGTCATCGGCCATCTATCTCGAGGAGGATAGGTCTATCGGGGTCACCGCCTCGGCTGCTGACGATCTACACGTCATCTGCTCGTATGAAGAGATCTCGTAATGCCTACCCGTAAGTTCATAGGCATTGATAAAAACCCGGTTGCTTCTGATGCTTCTGGTGTTTGGGTTTTATCTGAACATTATGCTGCTGTTCTTGGTAACAGATGGCCAGGAGATGCCGTGTATGCGCTGTTCGCAGGCGGCGAAAGCGCCTCAGGGGAGGAGAACACCATTGACTATGTGGAAGTTGTCTCCGCTGGTAATGCCACGGACTTCGGTGACCTAACTCGAACGGCGTACTACCTTGCGGGCCTCAGTTCCACGACTCGTGGAGTGTTCGGAGGCGGTTACGTTGGCGGAGGCTATTCCAATGTCATCGACTATGTGACCATCGCAACGACTGGGGACGCTTCCGACTTCGGGGATTTGACAGTCGCTAGGTGGGAACTCGGTGGTGCGTCGAACGAAACCCGTGGCCTGTGGGCCGGTGGTCTAGCGGCTGGCTCTAGGAATAACACAATCGACTACATCACGATCGCTACAACTGGGAACGCCACCGACTTCGGTGATCTGACAGAAGCCGCCCAAGCGCTGGCAGGCCTCGCATCTCCGGTCCACGCCATCTTCGTCGGCGGACGTACAGCCGCATTCAACTATGACACCCGAATCGACCATGTGGCGATCGCCTCCACGGGTGACGCTATCGCATGGGGCGAACTGACTGTCGGACGGTGGAGACTGGCGGCGGCATCGAACAGCACTCGTGGACTAGCGGCAGGTGGAGTCGGCGCCTCCGGTAACCTAGATGTCATTGACTACATCACGCTGGCCTCCGCAGGTAACGCCACGGACTTTGGTGACCTGAGTTTTGCCCGTCGGTGGCTTGCTGGTGCGGCATCCTCCACTCGTGCCATCTTCGGTGGAGGTACCGACGGTAGCGTAACGAATGTCATTGACTCCGTAGAGATCGACACGCTCGGGAACGCCGTTGACTTCGGTGACTTGACTGTCGCCCGTCAGTCTGTCGCCGCCTGCTCTAACGGTCACGGTGGACTTACTCCGGAATCGCAAGTTGCGTCAGGACGAGGCATCCTCGCAGGCGGTTACACGCCAAGCGTTGTCAGCACCATCGATTACTTCACGATCTCAACGGGTGGTAACGCCCTTGTGTTCGGTGGCCTCACGACAGCCAGAAGGGGTGTCGGGTCGTGTTCTTCTACGACCAGAGGTCTGTTCGGTGGAGGCTACACGGGAGCGAACTCCAACGTGATCGACTACATCACGATGGCTACCGCAGGCAACGCCACCGACTTCGGTGACCTGACTATCACCCGGGAGTCGACATTCGGTTGCTCTGATCCGACGAGAGGCATCTTCGCAGGCGGTTACACAACGTCGGAAGTGAACGTCATCGACTATGTGACCATCGCCACGACCGGCAACGCAACCGACTTCGCTGACCTGACGGTCGCTCGGCAAACATCAGGATCGCTCGCATCCCCGACGAGGGGCATCTTCGGAGGTGGCTGGACTGGGGCTAACTCCAACGTCATTGACTACATCACGATTCAGACCATCGGAAACGCCACCGACTTCGGCGATCTCACCGTGTCACGCCATTGGCTTAGCGGGGTGTCATCAGCGACTCGTGGCGTGTTTAGTGGCGGCAATAGTGGAACCTCAACTATCGACTATGTGACCATCGCCACGACTGGGAACGCAACATCGTTTGGCAACATGGCTACCGCAAGAGAGGGAAGTGGCGGCGTGTCTAACAGCACGACCGGAGTGTTCTGTGGTGGCCTTAGTACCGCAACCTGTGATGCGATCACTATTGCGACCACCGGGAACGCCACGACCTACGGGTCTCTCACACAAGCCCGTTCACGGCTTGATGGTGTATCAGACAGTCACGGAGGACTCCAATGACCGAACTAGCACTCACCGCATCGCAGAAATTTATCATTGACATTGGAGACTGAGCCGTGGCTATTGATTTTCCTAACTCCCCTTCAGTAAACGACACCTACACCACCAACGGTAAAACCTACCTATGGGACGGAACCGCGTGGACTGTGTATGGAACATTCACTGTACGCTCCACTACCTCGGACACGGAGCCGACGGGCGTTTTAGATGGTCACATCTGGTATAGAAGTGATCAATCTCAGACTTTGATAAGATATGACGGTACGTGGATAGAAATCGGTGCGTCCACAGCGGCAAGCGGTGGTGACACGGGTTTCGCTAACAGTTTTATGACGATGGGAGCGTAAAGACATGGCGCAGGCTTACAAGGTGCTCGGACAGATCGCACCGTCCGCAACGACAGCGACGACTATCTACACGGTGCCGTCTGCTACCGAGGCGGTCGTGTCCAGCATCGTCGTCTGTAACCGGTCGTCATCTAGTGTTACATTCCGAATCTCCGTTAGGCCGAACGGTGCTTCGCTGGCGAATCAGCACTATCTGGTGTATGACGCACCTCTCGTTGGAAGCGACACGCTGATCTTCACCGTCGGCTTGACGTTAGATGCGACCGATGTTCTTGAAGCCTACGCCTCGTCCGGGGACTTGACGTTTCAGGCTTACGGGTCGGAGATTTCGTAAGTCATGGCGATCTACTCTGTCAAACAAGGAGGACCGAGTTTCCGCCTTCTTGATGCAACTGTTGGCAACTTTCTGTTGGACTATTTGGTTGTTGCTGGCGGCGGCGCAGGCGGCTACTCATACGCCGGTGGTGGAGGTGCGGGTGGCTTGTTGACTAACACATCCGTGGAGCGTTCACTTAGCACTTCGTATCTCGTCACGGTAGGTGCTGGCGGAGCGGCATCATCAACGGTGCCGAAACCTCTGACGATGAATGGTTCTAACTCCGTGTTCGATTCCTTCACGTCTGTTGGTGGCGGTGCTGGCGGGCGAGGCGCTCAAAGCGCACCAGATCGAGATGGCTATGACGGCGGTTCCGGTGGTGGCGGTGGCGGTTGGACCGCTGGCTCTGGCGGGTTAGGAACAGCAGGTCAAGGCAACGACGGCGGCGACGGCGACCTCAACCCCGATAAGAAAGGTGGTGGAGGTGGTGGTGCTGGTGCCGCCGGTTCCAACGGAACAGCATCCTCTGGCGGCAACGGCGGTATCGGGTCGATCTCAACTATCGTCACGACGACTATTGCTTCCAGCGCATCCGTTGGAGAAGTCAGCGGAAGCGATGTCTACTTTGCTGGCGGCGGTGGCGGCGGTGTCCAAGACATCAGCAACTTCGGTGACGGTGGTCTAGGTGGTGGGGGAGATGGCGGCTCCAACTTGACTGGACCGGGGACAGGAAGCGCAGGTCAAGTTGGAACTGGTGGCGGTGGCGGCGGCGGTGACCAAACTCATCTCGGCGGCAACGGTGGCTCCGGTGCCGTGATCTTCCGATACCCGTCAACGCTGGCGATAACTGTTGGCGCTGGGCTGACCTCAACGACGAGCGTTGTCGGATCGGACAAGGTGACGGTGATTACGGCAGGTTCAGACAACGTCAGTTGGGAGGTTGCCTGATGGCTCACTACGCCTTCCTTGACGACGACGGGATCGTGACTGGCGTGATTGTCGGTCGTGACGAGAACCTGCTGAACTGGACCCCTGCTACTCTCGGAGACTGACCTATGGCGATCGACTTTCCCGATTCCCCCTCTGTTGGCGACCAGTTCGTCGCGTCCGGCAAAACGTATCAATGGGACGGCACCGTCTGGACCATTTACGGGCCACAAACCAACCCTGACATCTTCAAAGTAGACACCACTAACAACAGGGTTGGTATCAACAGTGCGTCTCCCTCTGTCACTCTAGATGTAACAGGAGACGCAGCAGTTTCTGGAGATCTAGATGTTACAGGAGAATTTACTTCTAGAGGTTACCGTTATGTCCAGACGCTGTATTTCACTTCGTCGGGGTCGTTCACGAAAGCGACGTATCCGTGGCTGAGGGCGATCCGTGTGAAGTGTCAGGGTGCTGGTGCGGGCGGCGCTAACCGGAACGTCGCCTACACTTCGTCGCCCGGTGGTGGTGGCGGTGCTATGGCGGAATCGTTCATTACCGATATCGCTAGCCTTGGAGCATCAGAAACCATTACGGTCGGTGCTGGTAGTGCTGGCGTTGCTTCCGGTGTTCAGGGTGATTCGTCCTCTGGTGGAAATTCGTCGTTTGGAGCGCTGGTTATCGGTGTCGGCGGTAGTGGCACTTCAGGGCTTGCTACTTATGGCGGGGTAGGCGGGTTGTCGTCGGCGTGTACCGGTGATTTTGCGGTAAGTGGAAACGACGGCGGCACTGGAAGCCTTGAGGACGACGGCCACGGCGGTAACGGCGGCGGCTCGCATTTCGGTGGCGGCGGCTATGGAGGCCGACGTAACACAACTCCTGGCGCAAACGGAAGGGATTATGGCGGCGGCGGTGGTGGCGGAACCGAAACCGCCGCCGCTGGTGCTGGTGCTAACGGGATTGTGATCGTGGAGTTGTACGCATGAAATACGCACTAATCAACGCTGACGGTTTGGTTGTGAACGCTATCGTGTGGGACGGTCAAACCGACTACACCGCACCCGATGGGCTGGCCGTTGTTGCTATTCCTGATGGTGTTGGCGCTGGTCCCGGCTGGACCTATGACGGCGCCAACTGGATCGCACCGCCGCCTGAAGAGCTCGAAGAATAGCCAATTATTCTTCAACAGCTCGTAAAATCGCGGCTGCTCGTGTAGTGTATAATTTGGTGAGATCTTGTGCGTTGGAGGCCGTCTAAATGGCAATTGATTTTCCAAACTCCCCAACCACCGGTGACACGTACACTGCTGGCGGTAGGACGTGGCAGTGGGACGGTACCGTCTGGGCCGCATACGGCAACTATCCCGACCCCACCGTCCTGAAGATTGATACCGGTACCAACCGTGTCGGTATCAACAACACGTCCCCCACGACCGCGTTAGACGTAACCGGTGACCTGACGGTCTCTGGCAAGGTCAATGCCACCGCCCCCACCTCTACCAAGACAGCAAGTTACACACTCGCTGCCGGTGATGAGAACACTCGCATCGTAATGAATAACGCTGGGGCGACGACCATTACTGTTGATGATGGTGTGTTTGCGGCTGGTGACACGGTGTGGATTCACAACATTGGTGCTGGTACGACGACGGTTACGGCTGGTACTGCGACGGTTGATACTGCTGGTTCGTTGGACGTTGGACAGTGGGAGGGCGGAAGTCTTTACTTCACATCTGCGTCCTCTGCAATCTTTTTTCGTGGTGGCGGAGCAGGCGTAGCATACGGTGCCGCTACTGGCGGCACATCCTCCACGATCACGGTTGATGGCGATTCGTACACTTTGTTGGAGTTCACTTCGTCCAGCACGTTGACCGTGACTAAGGCTGGCGTGTTTGACGTTCTTGTTGTTGGCGGTGGCGGTGGCGGCGGTACTGCTGGCTCCCTCATCTGTGGTGCTGGTGCTGCTGGTGGCTACCGCCAGTTCGACAAGGTATATTTCGACACGAACCAGACGGTCGTTGTCGGTGCTGGCGATTCGGTGAACGGCTACCGAGGCACCGGTTCACGATGCGGTCAACCGTTCGTCGGTGGAGGCGGTAGCACTAACCAATACCTGCAAGGTCGAAACGGTGCCTCCGGTGGTGGCGGTGGATACTCCACGGCTGTCGGCGGCAAGGGCGACGACGCAAGCGGCAATAACGGCGGCGGCGGTGCGTCTAGTGCTGGTGGCGGCGGCGGCGGTGCTGGGGCAGTTGGTGCTAACGCTACGTCGGGCGCAGGCGGCAACGGTGGCGACGGACTGGACGCATCGACGTTTCGCGGTGAGTCCGCAGGAACTACCTATTACGCAGGTGGAGGCGGCGGTGAAGGCGGCACGACCCGTGGCCTCGGCGGTCTTGGCGGTGGTGGAAACGGCAAAGACCCGGGCAACGCATCTACAGCAGGAGCCACCAACACAGGTGGTGGCGGTGGTGGCGACGGCTCCTCTGGTGGATCCGGCATTGTCCTAGTGAGGTTCAAGAACTAATGGCACATTTCGCACGCATTGACAACAACACGGTCATTGAGGTCATTGTCATTTCCGACGACAACTGCCCTGATCCTGCCCCCAACAACGAATCAGCAGGACAGACGTTCATCGCTGACGTTCTCGGACTCGCAGGCGAATGGAAGCAAACCTCATACAACGGGAACTTCCGTGGCACCTACGCCGGAATCGGCTACACCTACGATCCTGCTATTGATGAGTTTGTGCCGCCCCCTGTAACTGAAGAACCGACCCCCGAGTAAGAGGTATAATCACACCTATGGCACATTACGCATTTCTTGACAACAACAACGTCGTCACTGAGGTCATCGTCGGACGTGATGAAGATGAAGTCGTTGACGGCGTTACGGACTGGGAGGCTTACTACGGTGAGTTCCGGGGCCAGACCTGTAAGCGCACCTCGTACAACACGCAGGGCGGACAGCACACTGGTGACGGCACCCCGTACCGTAAGAACTACGCCGGTATCGGATACACGTACGATGCCGACCGTGACGCCTTCATTCCGCCCCAGCCGTACGCTTCGTGGGTCCTGAACGAGGACACCTGCCTGTGGGACGCCCCCACCCCGATGCCTGATGACGGACAGGAGTACACGTGGAACGAAGACACGACCTCATGGGAAGTAGTTGAGGCTGAGTAATGGCGATCAATTTCCCCGACTCTCCTTCTAACGGCGACACCGTCACCGTCGGTGACAAGACGTGGACGTGGAACGGATCGACGTGGGATGTTGTCGTATCGACCCCGATCTCTAATCAGATCGTTGATGCGGATGGCGATACCCGCGTCCACGTAGAAGAGTCCCCCGACGAAGATTACTTACGTTTCGATACTGCTGGTACCGAGCGTATGACGATCAACCCTTCAGGCAATGTCGCTATGACCGGCGATCTTACGGTTACGGGTACTATTGCTGGTGGGTCTACTACCTTTCCCACTACGTTGGATTCTGGAACGATGCCCGCAATCGAGGCGCTTCAGGCGAAGGTTGGTGTCAATAGTTCTGCTGTTGCGACTTCGCATGATTACATTCTGAATCAGCCGACCGCTTTCACGTTGAAGGCTCCGTTGGAGTTGTGGACCATTTCGGCTACAGCGGCCACAGGAACCGTGAACGTCGATCTGAAGTCGTCAGGCGCACATTATTTCACGGCGGATGCTACGGCGAACTGGACATACAATTTCCGTGGCGATGCGTCTACCAGTCTTGATTCTGTGTTGGCTGTCGGTGAATCGGTCACCGCTGTTCACGCAGTGACCAACGGCGCGACAGCTTACTATCCGACGGCGTTTCAGGTTGACGGTTCGGCGGTGACACCCAAGTGGTCGGGTGGTTCTGCACCCACTTCGGGTAATGCTAGTTCGGTTGATGCTTACCTGTTTACTGTTGTCAAGACTGCTAGCGCTACGTTTACGGTGTTGGCTCAGCAGGTTCAGTTTGCCTGATGCCTATTTTAGGTGCGGTTTCTCAGCCTGCTGGGGCGATCAGGTATGGCCGTCCGCCGCTAGAGGTTGAATATCTGGTTGTCGCTGGCGGCGGGGGTGGCGGAGGAGGCGACGATGCCGACGGCGGAGGCGGTGGTGGAGGCGCAGGTGGCTTCCTGACCAGTACCGTGACTTTGACGGCTGGTTCTAATTACACTGTAACAGTTGGCGGTGCTGGCGGTGGATCGCCATCGCTCAGCGTTGGCTCTAGTGGCGGAAACTCAGTATTCGATTCGGCCACAGCAATTGGCGGTGGTCGTGCCGCTAGCCGTGGCGGTGGCGGTCAAAGCGGCGGTTCCGGCGGTGGATGTTTCCGAAACGCCAATCGGGGATTGGGAACGGCTGGTCAAGGAAACGCTGGCGCAAGTAGCACGACTTCGTGGGCTGGCGGTGGCGGTGGTGGTGCCGGTGCAGGTGGTAGCAACATGAACGGTGGTGCTGGTCTTGCGTTTTATGGCACCTATTACGCTGGCGGTGGTGGTGGCGGCAGAAACGGTGCTACCGCTACTGGTTCCGGTGGTGCTGGTGGTGGCGGGAACGGTGCTGCAAACGGTTCTGCTGGTACGCACGGTCTTGGCGGTGGTGGCGGCGGTGGTCAAGGAGGATGGAATACCAACTCCTTGGGTGCCCGTGGTGGTTCTGGTGTTGTTATTCTGCGCTATCCAGACGTATATACCTTGACAGTTGCGGCAGGTCATACTGCTTCTACCACCACAAGCGGATCAACCAAGATCACTACTATTACTGCCGGTTCTGGCTCTGTTTCTTGGAGTTGACGATGTGGCATTATGCTTTACTTGACGAAAACAATGTTGTGACCGATATCATCACTGGTCAAAACCCCAATGTTGTCGTGGACGGTGTTGATAACTGGGAATCGTATTACGGTGAGTTTCACGGCTGTAGGGCTGTGGGGTCTGATTGCGACATGTTTGGTGGTCAACACTTGGATGGAGGTGTTCCATTCCGCAAAAACCATGCGTCTATCGGCGGCACCTATGATGAAAGCCGCGATGCTTTTATTCCGTCACAGCCATACCCGTCATGGGTGCTAGACGAAGATACCTGCTTGTGGAACGCTCCGGCCCCTAAACCAAATGACGGCAATGCGTATGGCTGGGACGAGGACACTGTTAGTTGGGTTCAGATCGACGAAGGTGATTGATAATGTGTTACTATAGTTCTGACACTGGAGGGTGTAATGGCAATTGATTTTCCGTCGTCCCCATCAGTAAATGACTCGTTTACCTCAGGGGGCAAAACTTGGGTATGGAACGGTACGTACTGGAAGTTGTACGGCTCTGTTCTGCGCGGCCTGAGTCTTGAGATCTCCGACACGCCCCCTGCTTCTCCTGTATCAGGAGATATGTGGTATGAGTCAGATACGGGGCGCACGTTCACGTATTATGACGGCGCATGGGTGGAGTTAGGTAACACCGCCGCTGTTACAGCGTTCTTGACCGACGCAGATGGAGATACCATCGTCCACGTCGAAGAGGGCACAGACGACGACACTATCCGCTTTGATACGGCAGGTAGTGAGCGTATGACCATTGACGCGAGTGGTGACGTCACCATTGGCGGCAACCTGGCAGTTGGCTCTAACACTGACGTCGAAGCCAGCATTGATGCAGTTGAAGCCGATGTTTCTAACATCAATGAACTTCAGCAGAACGAGCAGACTGGAACCACCTACACGCTGGTTCTTGCTGACGGTGGTAAGTTGGTGGAGATGAACAATGCTTCGGCAAATACGTTGACTGTTCCCCCGAACTCCTCAGTTGCTTTCCCTGTGGGTTCTCAGATTCTGGTTCTTCAGACTGGTGCTGGTCAGACGACGTTGGCCCCCGACACTGGCGTTACCATCAACTCTAAGGACGGTAATTTGAAGTTGTCGGATCAGTGGTGTGGCGTGACGTTGATCAAGCGTGCCACTGATGTGTGGGTGGCTATTGGCGATCTGAGCGCCTGAGGCTGACAACATGAAGTTGTCTACCTTCTCCGGGTTTATTAGCGCAGTAATCGCCGGTACCCGTGCGTTGTTTTTTGGCGGTTATACGGGGTCTGCTCGTAGCGATGTAATCGACTATGTCAACATTGAGACTCTGGGTAATGCCACCGATTTTGGTGATCTAACCGTTGCTCGTAACGGTGGTGCGGCTGGGGCTTCTTCAACTCGCGCTTTATTTGCTGGCGGTTACTCCACCTCCAGAGAAAACACTATTGACTATGTAACTATCGCCACGCTGGGTAATGCAACAGACTTCGGTAATCTGACACAGAACGCCTCCGGTCAGGCGGGTGCGTCTAACGAAACACGTTTCGTAATAGGCGGCGCAAACATTACGAGTGCGTACTACGCCTTTAGCAATCGCATCGAGTATGTGACTATTGCTTCCACGGGTAATGCTATAAACGTAGGAGGCTTGACAGTAACTAGGGCTGAGGCTGGTGGAGTTGAGTCACCTGTTCACGGTTTGTTTATGGGCGGTCAGTTCGTGAACTCAGCAGCGACCGTATTCAGCACATATAACACTATTGACTACGTTACATTTAGTTCTTTAGGTAACGCTCTGGATTTTGGTGATCTAACACAAGCACGTTTCGTTGGCGGTCCCGCATCTAACTCTGTCAGAGGTCTGTACGCTGGCGGTGTAAGCCGAGTTGGTACGACTAGTGCTACCGTCCTAAGAGACACCATTGACTACTTGACCCTTGCGGCTAGAGGCAACTCCGCAGATTTCGGTAATCTTAGTGTCGCTTCTAGCAGTAACGCTGGGGCGGCTTCTTCATCGAGGGCACTATTCACCCTCGGTTATCCCAATTCTTACGGCAGTAACACCATTGAATATGTTGAGATTGCCACTACCGGCAACACTGTTGATTTTGGTGATCTCACCATTGCTCGTAATGCTGACGGCACCTCTGGCGGTCACGGTGGGCTGATCTTAGTTCTGCCTACTGCTGACGGTACTCGTGCGCTGTTCGGTGGCGGTCTCGTTGATGGCGGTTCTGTCAGAACGCAGATCGACACGGTACTGATCGCTTCGACTGGGAACGCCACCGACTTCGGTGACCTGACGCAGGCTCGAACTTATCTCAACGGGTTGTCTTCCTCTACAAGAGGCGTGTTTACCGGCGGCAATATCGGAAGCAGCACCCGTGTCAACACGATGGATTATGTGACCATCGCTGAGGGTGGGACCGCCCTTGACTTCGGTGACCTGACGTTGGTTCACGACGATCATGGAACAGCATCTAATGAAACCCGAGGTCTGAACTTCGGTGGTCAAACTCCAACTGTTCTGACTAACGTGATTGACTACATCACGATTGCTACGACTGGTAATGCTACGGACTTCGGTGACCTAAGTTGGGGTGCGAGCCGTAACCCGATGGCGGTCCAGTCTCCCATCCACGGCATCGTTCACGGCGGTTCCATCGACCAAGACGGCATCTACTACGTTGCGTTTGCGTCGACCGGCAACACGGTGCAGTGGGGAACCCTGTATCAGACAAACTATTCGGTGAGCAACGGTGTGTCTAATGCCACCCGAGGCGTGTTCGCTGGTGGCGGCACCGTAGCGAATGTGATCCAAGCCATTACGCTGGCATCTGCCGGAAACTCGATAGACTTTGGTGACCTGACGGTGGCAAGAGCAAAGGCGGCTGGTGCCGCTTCTCCGACCCGTGGCCTGTTTGCTTCGGGTGAGGGCTACTACAACGTGATCGACTACATCGACATCGCCACATTCGGTAATGTTGCCGACTTCGGTGATCTCACGGAGACGATCTTGAAGCCGGGTGCCTGCTCTGACGGTCACGGTGGGCTTGGAGCGTCACCGTTGGAGTCAATCTCCAACATCGGCGTGTTCGACAACGGGGACTACATCGAATACCTGAACATCGCTTCGACCGGTAACTCGCTGAACTTCGGCAAGTTGAGTACCGCAAGGTCACGGATGGATGCTGTCGGTTCCACTACTCGGGCCGTGTTCGGTCCCGGCTTGGGGGACGATGTTACCATTGACTATCTGACGTTCACGACCGGTGGCGACGCTACTGACTTCGGTGATACAACGTCCGCTCGTTCAGCAATGGGCGGTTGTGGGAACTCTACCCGAGGACTGTTCGGCGGTGGCATCCCTAACTCGGACGTCATCGACTATGTGACCATCGCCACGACCGGCAACGCAACCGACTTCGGTGATCTGACGGTGAGCCGTGGTGATACGTCAGCAACATCCAACTCCACCCGAGGCTTGTTCTGCGGAGGTGCCACGACTCCCGGCCCGACAGTCCGAAACCAGATCGACTATGTGACCATCGCAACCACCGGAAACGCTACCGACTTTGGTGATCTCACGGTGGCTCGTCGTGATCTCGGTGCTTCTGCGTCCACTACTAGGGCTGTCATCGTCGGCGGTCGTGACGCTACGGCTTCCGGTTGGTACAACACGATGGATTACGTCACCATCGCTACGACAGGAAACGCTACGGACTTCGGTGACCTGACGGTTGCCCGAGGGAAATGTAAGTCTATGTCGAACACGACGAGAGGTATCTGTACCCCCGGCGAGGGTTACAACGTCATCGACTACTGGACGATCGCCACCACCGGGAACGCCACCGACTTTGGTGACGCATCGACCGCCTCCTATCACGGTGGCGCAACATCAAACTGTCATGGAGGACTGTCGTGACCGAACTAGCACTCACCGCATCGCAACTACCGGAACGGTACGAGCAGATGATCGACAAGGTGACCGAACTGCTCCCAAGGATCGACGCATCGAACGAGTCGTTCTACAAGTCGGACTCACAACTCAAGACCGTCTCGCTGAACGTCACCGACCTGACCGATGTTGGTGCGGCGAAGCATATCCTCGCCCGTATCGAACGGAAGCGGGAAGCGTTGAAGGAGTCCGAGTTGGGGTTGCGCCGTAAGCGGATCGAACTCGCTCAGAAACAAGACGAACTGGAATCAGCATCCGGGTACGCCGCCGAACTGTTAGAGATCGACATTCTGGAACTGTCGTCACAGATCGAATCGACGCAGAACTACCAGCGGGGTGCCGTCCGTGAGGTGACGTTCCTCGTTCACCAGTACGAAGCAATCTGCGACAAGTTAGGTGTCGAAGTCATCACCGAAGAAATGTACGAGGCGAACGAGTCGAAGGCTCAAGTGATGCGGGCGTTCTCGCAGGCGCTCGCCGCCGCCCGCTCACGGCAGGGCTTGATCGACGAAGGCAACTTCATCTTCTTCCAAGACCTCGGCATCAACGGTGCCGCCGCCCAACGGGAACTCATCACCTACCTCGAAATGGAACAGCAGATGCTCAACGAGGGCAAGGTGCCGACGTTCGAGGTTCAGTACGGCTGGCTGGATGCGGTCAGCGACAAGTTCGCCCCACAAGTCGCCTTGTACGCCGAGCATCGTGGACTCATCCCGCAAGTCGAAGCCGCCCTCGCACAACCGAAGGAATTAACAGTATGAAAGTAACAACGTATACCTTGAACGCCGACGGCACGATCCCCGGGTTCGTGACTAACGGCGGCTACTTCCCCGATGCCCGTGTCGGCGACTCTCCGCAAGACTGGACACTGGTCGGCGTCTGTGCTGATGACGCTCCCGGCGACGCGATGACCGAAGCCGAACTCGTCACCTACGTCGAAGCGTTCTCACCCGTGTTCACCAACGAGATTGACGGCACGGAGACTCCGGCGGCGGATGTTGTCGCCACATGGTGGGCAGTAAACGCCCAGTAATTGCTCCCGCGCTATCGCAATAAGAACAACCATCAGGGCGCGAACTCGCTCTAATTGGGCTCTCTCACTGTGATAGAATGTTGCTGTGTCGGGTGACCGACGAAGGACGAGACATGGCGGCATAAGATGACACTGTACACAGAAGACGGCGCGATTCTCTATTACGGAGAAGGTCTATACGGAGAAGGCTCGTACAACGATCCTGAAGGCCAAGACTTCGAAACCTCTGTAGTCAATAAGGCGCTAACACCGCTACCGCCGCCAGTCTTCTCAGGTCTCTTTCTACAGGAAGACGTTATTCTCGACACTTTAGTGTTGAACTCAATTGACTCAAATAATGTCATTTGGATCTGCACAGACATTGAAGGCTGGTGGGGTCTTCCAGACCCGGAGGTTCCAGACATTCCTCGCGGATGGGGAGACGGCTCTTATGAGGCAAACGGCCGCTGGGCCGCGCGACAGATAAATCTTACTGGAGTATTTTTTCCGCCAGGGCCGGAATACGTGTCTACGGCAAGAGACACCCTAATTCGTGCAGCGTCTCTCGCTCGGCAAGGCGCGTGGCTGAAGACAAATGAATCGCCGACAAGAGCGTCATTCGTGAGACTCAGCGGCAGACCTGAGATACAAACAGTGAACTCTCGAGGGAAGACGGAGTTCTCGATCGGTCTACGCGCGTCCGACCCGATCAAATACTCTTGGGATGACTCAGACGCACTTGGTTACAGCTCAGTCACTATTCCGTGTAAAAATACGTCAACGGCAGAGACTGGCGCCGCGACAATCACCAACCTCGGAAACACTAACGTTACGATGTTTCTTGAAATTGACGGCCCTGTAGTTGGAAACGCTACAATTAAAAACACTACAACAGACCAAACGCTTACAATCGTCGAGTCTGTTGCTTCCGGTGAGCTTCTCGAGATTGACACGTACAAGCACGAGGTCGCGCTTGACGGCGACGTTCTTGGCGCCCGCGTGTATCTCGACACTCTTACGGATTGGCTGGAGCTCACGCCAGGCAACAACTCGATAGTCTTTGAAGATCTTGGTGACGCAACATCGGACGCGGTACTCACTGTGTACTATCGCTCCGGTTGGATAGGCTAAACTACAATGACAACATTTGATCCAGCGCAGCCAGTGTACCGCTACTTTGTCGCGGACCTAATGACAAACTCGGTTCTTGCCGAGATACCTTTTACAGGCGTCACGTACGACAGAGCTCTTAAAGGCGCCGGAACATTTTCAGGGCAGGTCGCTGTTCTTGACGACACAGTAGCAGCAAACCTGTACGACTACACAGTCCCGGGAAAAACCTCGCTATACATTGTAAGAAACAATGTCTGCGTATGGGGAGGAATCATTTGGGGAAGATCGTACAGCATCACTGAAAAAGTTCTAAACGTCAGTGGGTCAGAGTTTACGAGCTACCTCTACCATCGCAACATTTGGAAGACGTACAGCCATGACTTTGCCGGAACCACTGTCGTTGATGTTCTTGGTAACGCAACAACTACGTTGACATTTGGTTCATTTAACTTTGTCCCTGGCTCAACAATCGCAGTCGAGTTCTACGAGGTTGGAAACTTTCAATACAGCGGCTACTACACAGTCCTTTCACTCGGGCTGTCGTCAACAACCGTGGCGGTTAGCATTCCAGGAATGCCTGCCGGGACGTATGACAACACGACGGTAAGAGTTCGCGTAGATACATATGACTACGTTCGGCAGCTACTCGATCAGATGAACATTGACTTCTCTGGCATACAATTTCCAAACGGAGAAATTGAGCCGACGCTTACTCTCGACTACGACATCACGACAAAGTCACTGACTTCTAATGTAGCGACATTGACGACGTCAACTGCACACAACATGATACCCGGTCAGTCAGTTCTGGTAAAGAACGTTGACTCGACGTTCGACGGCACGCACACGGTTGTATCAAAGACTGACACGACATTTTCGTACGCTAAGACAGCATCAAACGTTGGCAGCACCGCGGTTTCAGTTGTGTCAAGAACAGTGTCTCAAAAAGAGATGTCTGAAAACGTTGCCACTCTTACTACAAGTGTTGCTCACGGTTTTTCAGTCGGACAAACCGTTGACATTGAAAACGTCGATTCGCTTACCTCAGACTACGTAATATTCAACGGCACTCACACGATCACGAGTGTTCCATCCTCGACTACATTTACGTACTCGGTCTTTTCATTCGAACCGAACGTCGACGCGACCGCCGTGTCTGGAACCGCGACGTTGACGCCAAGAGCTCTTTCGAGCACATACGGACCGTATCCCGCGAATGCGGACATCGGAATCGAGTACTCGACCGCGGCGTACAGCGGCGTCAATGTTCCAAACGTCACCTACCGCGGCTACGAACTTCGCTCGATTGGTGAAGAACTCGACGAGTACTCAGACACTGTTGACGGCTTTGAGTATCGGATTGACTGCGAATACGATTCATTGACTGGCACGTTTACTCGAACGTTCGTGCTTCTTCCGATCAACTTCCCCAACCCGCCGCCTGCTGGAGAAGCCGCTCCTCTAAGTAGATACGGCGCTGATCAGTTCGTATTCGAGTATCCTGGAAACGTAAATGAAGTTTCTATCAGCGAATCTGCTGAAAACTCAGCGACTCGATTCTTTGTTGTTGGCAACATCGGCGATCTTGGCTCAGATGCGAGTCAACCATACGCCGTTGCCGCTGATACCGGGCTACTCGACGCTGGATGGCCACTGCTCGATATGGAGGAGACGCGTGGAGAAGCGTACGACGAAAACATTCTCTACAGCTACGCCTCGCGCTATTTGGCAGAGTTTCGTCCACCGCTCACCGACATGTCGATCACAGTCAACGGCTCACTCGACCCAACTGTTGGAACGTACTCTCCAGGAGACTGGTGCGCGCTCATTGTAGACGATCCGTTCATTCAACTTCGACTTTTGAGCAACCTTGAGCCGAGAGACGACATTATTGTTCGTAAGATCGAAGGTTTCTCAGTAACAGTGCCGGACGGCAACACGTTCCCTGAGACGGTGCAGCTACAACTTGTAGCCGAGTCGGAGGTAGATAAGATTGGCGAGTAATCTTAGAAGAAGCAAAAGAACGTTCGGTCAAAGATATCTAAGAACTGAGCAAAGAGCGTCTGCGTCCTCGCGCAACCCAGCGCCGCGAAGAATCGGTGCAAGAGTTATTACGACAAACAATATTGCACCGAGATCTGTGACTACGGTCGTGCTAGCAAACGACGTTGTTCAAGACATCGAGTACGCTCAGGCCGCTGCAAACGGTAAAAATACGATCTACTACAGCGCAACGGAGCCGTCTGGCGGCACGTACACTGAAGGCGATTTGTGGTTCGAGACAGACAACGACAACGCGCTAGCACGCTGGGACGGCGCAGCGTGGCAGTCGTTTGGTCTGGGCAACGCGGCGTTCTCAAACATTGACGCCGGTAAGATTACATCTGGCACGATCAGCACTGCTATTCTCTTCGCGGGAGAGCTCACCGCTGCTCGAGGAACGTTTGGTGGATTTATTTCCGCTGGAAACGTTCAAATTGGCGACGGCATCTACAGCAATGCAAATTATCGCGGAGTGACACTCGATTCTGGGAACTCGAACAACGCCTGGTACGTAGACACGTCGACTGGAAATGTGTACTTCAAGGTCGGTAGTGCAACTCAATATATGACGTGGAACGGCACTGCGCTGAACATCGTCGGTACCATCACTGGCTCAACAATTAGCGGTACTACTATCACCACGTCGACGTTTTCCGCAGGCAATCCAACTGGCGATGGCGTATCAATCACTGGCACTCAGGTGCTTATTAACACGACTGGCACTACCTCGAGCGCGTCTCTTAAGTTTAATACAAACGCAGGCTCTGGCACAAACTATATTACGGGGGATAAAGCATTAGAAATTACAACAGGCGGAAGCAGTAAAACTTTCATCAACATGGGTAACACAAGCGGCTCCGGCGTGGGCAGAGTATACGCTGGCGCATTGTACTTTGAGACGTACAATGCAGAGGTAACTAGGCTAACGGCTAGCGTTATAGGTCAAAATAGGCTTGGCAGTACTGTTCGAGTTAGCGATTACTACGGTGTAGATATTTCTCTTAGTGATGAACTTTATGCGGGAAGGGTTACGGTTACAGGTGCTTTGAATGTGTATGGCACGAAAAACTTTTCCATTCAGCACCCACTGGACGAAGATCGCTATCTAGTACACGCTGCTGTTGAGGGCCCTACTGCTGATCTTATATATCGAGGTACCTCTAGCCTTGAAAACGGTTTAGTTGAGGTAGAACTTCCAAGATATTTTGAGGCAGCGTCAAAATTAGAAGGTAGAACGGTGTTTATTACGCCAAAAATTGCAGATGACGGCTCTCAGTGCAACATGGCAGCTTCGTCTGTAGAAAATGGTAAGTTCACAGTTTCCACTCAAGGGTGCATTGATAGCTGTTCTCATCAGTTTGATTGGCTGGTACTTGCAATTCGTGGAGATGTTGAAACAGTCGTTGAGCCACTAAAGTCGGAGTACAATGTTAGAAAAGAAAAAGAAGTTCTGCCAGAGATAGATCCAAATCTCACAGCGGGCTAGTTGACTAAGTCGATTTTGACGTCAATTTGTACACGAGATAAAAAAGAACGGGATAGAATTTCACTACACGTAGTGAAAGAGAATTCAATGATACACATCAAAGACGGCGATAGAACTCTTCAGTTTAACGGAGAGCTACTGGGAAAATCATCATCGTGGCGAAGAGGATCTCTTCGCTGGATAGAATTCGAGCTTTACAAGACAGAAAATGGCTCGTATGTTCTATCAAGAGTCGGCGTGTCAGTAGTCTACCACGGCGCGGCCTGTCATCTTGTGAAGAGATACAATCTTCAAGATGCCCCAGTAGCGAATCTCCAAAGTAGAGAGAACATGGTCCCATGTGACTCATGCTCTCCATCATTCGCGGCAGAAATCGTGTTTCCGGAGAAGAATCGCCACTGGGCACAGGTAAGTGAGAATCCAGACGCCGTGCTCGAGGCGCTCTACAAATACGACGACAGCGGCGCACGCTACCTAACGCATGTAGCACAGCGGCTTCTCGAGGAGGCGTCAAACGCCGATCGAGGCATCTCAGACGTCTACAGAGTAGAGATCATTCCATAATCTTTCGCTCTGTCACGAGATTTTTCTCGTTTCCGTGTAGTATCGAAAAGACGGAGGGATGGAATGTTTATCGTCATCGAAGGCACTGACGCCTCGGGAAAGTCTACTCTTGTAGACGCTGTTGTCTCTGAACTCACCGGGCAGCGGTCAACTGCCGGCGCGATTCAGTACCACAAGGGCGCGCCGAAAGAGTTCACTCGCAAAGGCGTACTTTCAGAGTACGTAGAAGACATTCAAGACTTCAACTGGTTCTCAGCGACAGCAGTCGCTGATCGATGGCATTGGGGTGAGGTAACGTATGCTCCGATCAAGCGTCGTCATACTAACATTGACGGCTTTGGTCTACTTGGCGTTGCTGGCTGGCGATGGACCGAGATGTTTCTTCGCGCTCGCGGCATTACTCAGTTTTGGCTGTATCAGCCGCTTGAGATTATTCAGCAAAGAATTAGAGAACGCGGAGACGACTTTGTAGAAGAGCATGAGCTCGAGCATATTTTAAGTCTCTACTCTTATGCGTTCGACAACACCATGTCGTGCATTAAGTTGCAGCCGTCAAACGGCGGATTAGATCAAGTAGCAAACCTGGCGCGTGACGTCATCAGCTACGCTAAGACATTGCAATCTGAAGTTCAGCATCTAGAAAGATTTACTTGGTACATCGGACCTCCAAAGCCAAAGGCGCTTCTCGTCGGTGACGAAAGAAACGACGAGACTGACACGATGTTGCCTTTCAAGCCTTCCGGTGCAAATTCAGCAGACTATTTGTTGAACGCCCTACCGTGCGAAACCTGGCGCGACTACGGAATCATAAATTCTGCCGATGTCTATGGAGAAGACATCATACGACTATATGAAGCTCTTAATCGGCCAAAAGTTATAGCCCTTGGTCGCATGGCAGAAAAGCGTCTTCGTCAATGCTCACTCTACGAAAGTCTATACACAGTTCTTCCGCATCCTCAACATGTTAGACGATTTCACTACTCTGATCAAACAGAGTATGGTCGCGCAATTGATAGCTTCGCAAACGGAAACACACAGGAGTATGCGTCATGGGTTCTTCGCTGACAGCAATTCACATCGAAGACGGAGTAAACGGCTACGTTGATCTTGTTCATCACGTGCTTGAGCACGGCCGCGAGGTGTCCCCACGCGGTGTGAAGACAAGAGAAATTGAAGACGCAACTGTATTCATAGACAACGTGTACGACGCAATGCCGATGGGCGTTGGTCGAGGTGTCGTCCCGGGCATTGGCGCCGTTGAGGCGTGCCAACTCGTCGCCGGTAGGAGCACGCCACGGACAGTGATTGCTATAGGTCCGCAGTTTACGAATTACGCTGAGAACAACGGAGAATTTCACGGAGCGTACGGTCTACGTACAAATGGCCAGTACGCTCACGTTGTAGACAAAATCAAGAGTGACCCAGACACGCGGCAAGCAGTCGTGACGATCTGGAACCCTGAGTTTGACAACATGCCACAGAAGCGTGACTACCCATGCACAGTTCTTCATCAGTTTAGAGTTCGTGACGGCAAACTAAATATGAGTGTCTACATGCGCTCAAACGACGTGTGGCTTGGTGCAGCGTACGACTTTTTCCAGTTCACGCGGGTGCAGTTAGCGATCTGCTCGATACTTGGAATAGAGCCAGGCACGTATGCGCATCACGTTGGGTCGCTTCACATCTACGAGTCAAATATAGATGCGGTGACTAAGTTGCGTAAGACGAGCGCCCCTGTCGACCCAATTCCGTATTTTGCTGGCAACTCGTGGGCAGACGTCGCACTATCTGCGCAGAACTGTCTTCTCGCCGTTGACCCCGAAGCTTTGCACGTACCGGAGCTAAACGATACAGAGCTCTGGTACGTTAACGCAATGCGCTCCGCTATCGAGAGCAACGAGGCCAAACTCGGAAATGCCTAGTGATGAAAACGAAGAAGCTTTTGAGTATGCGTCTCCGATGCATGCCGCAGCGATTGGCATGCACGAGATGTACATCACGCTGAAGTCTGCCGGGTTTTCAAGAACTGAAGCTCTCGAGTTGATAGCAAGAATGCTTTCATACGGAGTCACAGAGACTCTAATAATTGAGAGCGAGCTTGGTGACGATGACGACGACGACGACTAACGCGCGGCCATCGTGGCAGTCGACATGGCTCACCGTTGCGACTGTTATTTCGCTGCGCTCACGGTGCTCAAGAGCGCAGATGGGCGCAGTTGTAGTGTCAAAAGACCAGCGTGTCTGCGCCACCGGCTATAACGGGCCGTCGGCGTCGTGGCCTGAAAGCGGCGACTGTATCGACTGGTGCCCAAGAGCGCGCGGCGAGTCACCACTAGACAACATCTATGACCAGTGCCCGTCAATTCACGCTGAAGCAAACGCGCTGCTGTACGTAGACAGATCAAGCGTTGAAGGCGGAACAATATACATCACAAGTCCGCCGTGTATGCAGTGCGCAAAGCTAATTACAAATTCCGGGTTGTTGCACGTCGTATGTTATATTGGCGAGCACGACATGCACCGCAATCCGTTGGATGTCGTCGAGTACATTAAAAAGTGTGGAATAAGCGTTACGCTTGTCGCGCACTCGGAGTGACGTATAGTGGCTGATCTTTCTCAAGTACAACTTCACCTTGTCAACAGCGTAGAGTCTGCGAATGACTTTCTTTCGTGGCTTAGCGAACGACGGCCACACAACGCCATCGCGATCGACACGGAGACGGGCGAGATACCTGGAAACCCGAGGCAGCATGCGCTGTCACCGTGGCACGGACGTCTTCGGCTAGTTCAGGTCGGTGATGGCATGCAGGGCTGGTCAATACCGTGGGACGAATGGTCGGGAGTGTTCTACCAGGCGATGGAGCGCTTTGACGGTCCGATCGTCTGCCACAACATCGCGTTCGAGGCACGCTGGTTTGAGACTCAGTCACGCTGGAAAATGCCATGGCATCGCGCGCATGACACGATGATTATGGCTCACATTGTCGACCCGCTTGGTTCAGGCGCACTGAAGCGTCTTGCCGCGCTGCACGTCGACGCGCGTGCAGTTGCATTACAAGACACTCTTGATCAAGAGCTATCAGCCAACGGTTGGACCTGGGGAACTGTTCCCACAAACTTTGAGCCGTACTGGTCGTATGGCGCGCTCGACTGCGTTCTTACAATGCGTCTCTGGGAAATGTTCTACGAAAAGTGCGGACCTAACGGCGCGTACCACAAACCGTATGAGCTCGAGATGGCGACTCGTAAGATCGTCACGAGAATGGAGATCAACGGCGCTCGAGTTGATCTTGACTACTCGCAGAGAAAGTACAACGAGCTTAGCTCATACACCGAGTCTGTAAAGAACTGGGCTAAGAATACGTACAACGGAACTTCTATAACGAGCAACATACAACTTGTTCGGCTGTTTGAGAGTCTTGGCGCTGAGATCACTGAGTTTACTCCGACCGGTCAGAAGTCTTGCACAAAGGATCAATTGAGGCTGCTAGCACAGAGCCCGATAGCGGAGGTCGCTAATCTCGCGGACACTGTTCTCAAGCAGCGTAAGGCCGACAAACTTGCTGGAACGTACTTTCTAAACTTTCTCACTGAGTCAATTGACGGCATTGTTCACCCGTCTGTGAAGACTCTTGGCGCTCGAACGAGCAGAATGTCGATCACAAATCCGGCGCTACAGACATTGCCGAAAGGCGATGACGTTGTTCGCCGAGCGTTCATCCCAAAAGACGATGACCACGTGATTATCACTTCTGACCTCGACCAGGTTGAGTTCAGAATGTTCGCGTCTCTATCTAAAGATCCAAATCTAATTACGCTGTTCAACAGGGCGGACGCAACTGGCTCTGACCCGTTCACGGAGATTGGCAGAGAGATCTACAACGATCCGACGATGCAGAAGTCCGATAAGCGCCGCGCGCTGATTAAAGGCACGGTGTACGGAAGACTCTATGGCGCCGGTGTCGCGAAGCAAGCCGTAACTGCCGGCGTTCCTGAGCCACAGATGCGACAAGTTTCTGATGCATTTGATCGCAGATTTCCGGGCATGTCGTACTTTCAAAAGCAGATCGAGGACGCCGGCATGCGAAGGTTGCAGAGCGAGGGCCAAGGCTACGTATATACGTGGACAGGAAGAAGACTGCCGTGCGACGAAGACAGAGTTTACACGCTTGTGAACTACCTCATTCAGGGTGGAGCGGCAGAGGTCTTCAAAGCAAATCTTGTCAAACTCGATCAAGCCGATTTGACTGAACTTCTCATCGTCCCGGTTCACGACGAAATAGTTCTACAGGCGCCACGAAAAGACGCAGACGAGATCAAGCAGATAGTGAAGCAATGCATGACCACGTCTGACGGCTGGGATGTGCCACTGACCGCTGACGTAGACGGCCCGCTAGAGACGTGGGGCGACAAGTACTAGTGAATAGGTACATGGAAAAAGCGATAGAGCTCGCTCACAGCAGCAAGTGCAGGCACAAGCACGGGTGCGTTGTAGTCAAAAACGGAAAGATCATTTCAAAAGCCACAAACAAAAAAGTCGGAGACCCGTCCGTGGAGTTTCGTCTCGCGCTTCACGCGGAGTTTGCGGCTGTTGTAGCGGCAGGAACGCACGCCGCGGGTTCAACAGTCTATGTAGCCAGAGTCCAAGCAGACGGCTCGACTGCGCTGTCTAAGCCTTGTAAGAAGTGTGAAAATATGATGAAAAGATCTGGAGTATCTAAGGTAGTGTGGACATGACAATTTATTTGTGCGTCGATCCAGGAAAAATGAGCGGTATAGCCGCCATAAGCTACGACCATCAAGAAGCGCCAGAGCTAGTCGCGTCAGGCGAGTACGACGCCAGAAACTATCATAAGCCGATCATAGAAACTATTGTAGCGTCTTATTACACTAAGACACCGATCAAGGTGATTTGTGAAAGGTTTACGATCAACGCGCAGACTGTTAAGAACTCTCAAGCGCCGTACAGTCTAGAGCAGATCGGAGTTCTCAAGCACTTGATGCTTGTAAATGGGCTTGAACCCGACGACATAGTGTTTCAGTCACCGTCAGACGCAAAGAGAATGTTTGACAACAGCGCACTGAAAAAGTTAGACTTTTGGCACAAAGGTGGAGACGGCCATGCGCTTGACGCGATACGTCACGGTTTGTTGGCAGTCACAAAGGATGGCTGGGTGCCTCGTGCTTTGTTACAATAGATACTGAAGAAAAAACTTCAACATGTGCATACTTTGCACTGTAATATGTGATACAGTGATGATTACTCAACGACGACAAGAGGTTTTTAGTGGCAGTTCAGGTAGAACTAAGTCAAGACGGCTCCTCAATTCACATTCATGCTGAGTGGCGATACAAAGAGCTATGTAAGAGCATCCCCGGCGCGTCGTGGGCTGCAAAAGATGGTGTTTGGAAGGTTCCTACAAGTTGGGCCTCGTGCTTGGCACTGCGATCTGTCTTTCGCGAAGAACTTGAGATCGGTAGCAGACTAACAGACTGGGCAGTCAATGAGCGCACGTCACGAGTAGACCCGTGTAATTCACTCCGTGAGCTCGAGGCACTTCCAGACGGCGACGGCTACAATGAAGATCTGTTCCCGCACCAGCGCGCTGGAGTCGAGTTTCTCGCTGCTGCACGTCGCGCGCTTCTCGCCGATGAGCCGGGGCTAGGAAAAACAGCACAGGCTATTCGAGGATTAAAGAAAATCCAAGATCTCGGTGATGAGGTATTCCCGGCTCTCATCGTTTGCCCGAACACCGTCAAGAAAACTTGGAAACGCGAGTTTTCTCTTTGGTGGCCAGAGGTAAACGTTCAGGTTATCGCCGGGTCTGCGGCTCAGAGACGCAAGCAGTTTGAAGAAGAAGCAGACGTCTACGTGATCAACTGGGAATCTCTTCGAGCGCACTCAAGGCTTGCGCCATACGGGTCTGTTGCGCTTGCTCGATGCGTTGAGTGCGGGGGTCACGACGACAAAGTCAGTGAGACTCGTTGCGAGGTCCACCAACGTGAGCTAAATCAGATTGATTTCAAGGCGGTTGTAGCCGACGAGATCCACAGATCGAAGGACCCAAAGAGCAAGCAGACGCGTGCGCTATGGTCTGCGACTGGCGAGGCCGACATTAGATTCGCGATGACTGGCACTCCAATCGCTAATGACGTTCTTGATTTTTGGCCGATTCTGCATTGGATTTCCCCCGAGGAGTGGCCGAGCAAGACTAGGTGGATCGACAGAATGGTCGACATCATGCTCAACGCATTTGGTGGCATGATGGTTCTTGGCGTAAAGCCGCACATGCGCGATGAGTTCTACGCCGCAATCAACCCGAGGATGCGTAGGATGCTTAAAGAGCGCGTGCTCCCATGGCTCCCGCCCGTAATCATGGACAGACGCGATGTCGAGATGTCGGCTAAGCAACGAAAAGCGTACACTCAGATGCAGGAAGTAATGATCGCCGAACTGGAGCACGGCGATGCTATTACTGCGCCAAGTCCGTTGACACAGACACTTCGTCTACTTCAATTTGCAAGCTCTTTTGCGGAGATAGACGTAGACGAAATGACTGGAGAAATCCAAGTAAAGCTCGCTGAGCCATCGTGCAAGGTCGACGCGTTGATGGACGATATACAGAACGGAGACTTTGGAGATGACTCAGTTGCCGTCTGCGCTGTTTCTAGGCAGCTAATTGAACTGCTGAGCGCGCGCCTAGAAAAAGCCAAAATTCCTCACGGGCTAATCACAGGCGCACAGGACGAAGACGAGCGTCAGCAGGCAATTGATGATTTCCAAGAAGGAAGAATCAAGTGGATTCTCTTCACCGCGCAGGCGGGTGGCGTTGGAGTGACGTTGACTGCTGCTCGGCGGCTTATCATGCTTCAGCGCCCGTGGTCACTTGTCGACTACAAACAGGCACTAGACAGAGTTCATCGCATCGGGTCAGAGATTCACGACTCTATTTTGATCACGGACTACGTTACCGAGGGCACTATTGAGGAGAGAGTCATTGACGTGCTGGACGTAAAATCTGAGAACTTTGAAGAAGTCGTTCAAGATAAAGCAAAGCTTCTCAAGATGCTAAAGGGAGAGTGACATGACAGTTCTAGAGACTCCGGTAGAAATCAAGCCAATACGCATATCCAACTCCGAGATTCAAACGTTTAAAGACTGTAGAAGAAAGTGGTGGCTAAGCTACTATAGAAGACTTCAGCCACGTGCACAAAAATACACTGGCCCACTGGCGCTCGGCACCAGGGTCCATGCGGCTCTAGACGAGTACTACTCGCAAGGAGTACCGCTTCTTGAGTCGTACGCAAAGTACGTCGAGATCGACAAGCAAGCGCTCATTGACTCGTTTAGGGACACAGTTGAACTTGACACTGAAGCCGAACTCGGCAGAATCATGCTTGAGGGCTACCTCGAGTGGGTAGAGGAAAACGGAATTGACGCAGAACTAGAGATGATCTCGACTGAGGAGATCATCAGCATGCCACTCTTCGATGGCAGAGTCGAGTTGCAGGGAAAACTTGACATGCGAGTCCGCAGAAAGGCGGACGGTGTTCGACTGTTTAGAGACTTCAAGACAGTCGGTGGCTCGTTTGCAGAGTTCGCCAGTCTTGCTCACATGAATGAGCAGATTCTTACGTACATGCTTCTTGAAGCGTATCAGAACAAAGATGGCGAGCGCTGCGACGGTGGCATCTTTACGATGCTCAAGAAGGTGAAAAGAACTGCTAATGCAAAGCCTCCGTTCTACGATCAGATAGAGGTTCGGCATAATCAGTTTACGCTAAGAACTTTTTGGAATCGCATACACGGAGTAATTCAAGACATGCTTCGAGTACGTGACGCTCTTGACGAAGGCTCTGACCCGCACTACGTTGCGTACCCGAGCCCCAGCCGAGATTGCAAGTGGAAATGTCAGTTTTTCGCTGTGTGCCCGCTGTTTGACGACGGTAGCGCAGCAGAGCAAGCACTTGAGGAGCTTTTCATTACAGATGACCCGTACAGCTATTATCAGACAAATGAGCCGAAAGGTAACTAACACATGAGTGGTATTCAACGGTCGTTGACCATTATGGTCTACGGCGAGTCAAAGGTCGGAAAGTCGACATTCGCAGTGACAGCACCGTACCCGCGTCTCATGCTCGACGTGGAGGGCGGACACAGATTCCTCCCGATCAACGTAAAGTACTGGGACCCGATGCGCGAGGAGCCTCCTGTAGCAGATGGAAGCTGGGACACGTGCGTTGTCAACGTGACCGAGTACGACACTGTTCTCAAGGCGTACCAGTGGCTGCAGCTCGGTAAGCATCAGTTCAAGTCGCTGATCATCGACTCGATCTCAGAGCTCCAGGTAAAGTGCGTCGACAGCATTGCTGGAAAGAATCAAATGCAGATGCAACAGTGGGGCGAGCTTCTTCGTCACATGGGCGGTCTGCTTCGAGATCTCCGCGATCTTACGATGCACCCAGTCGCGCCTCTGGAGGCGATCGTACTTACCGCGATGGCAAGAATGGGTCAAGACGGTCGCTATCGTCCGTACCTCCAGGGGCAGCTTGCCATTCAGGCACCGTACTTCTACGACATTCTCGGCGCGGTTACCGTCGAGACATTCCCAAATCCTGACCCAACGCAGCCGCCAATCAAGGCGCGTCAAATGTACGTCGAGCGTACTAGCGACTACGAGGCAGGCGAGCGTGTTCAGGGACGACTTGGTAAAGTCGTCGATCAACAGAATCTCAGCGTCGAGTCGATGCTGGACATTGTCTTCGGCCCTCGGCCGAGTGAAAGCTAACAACAACAACAACACCAAAGGATAGGTGATAGACATGACTAGCCTCAACTGGGGTGACCTCATCAGCGAAGCAGGGGATGTTGGCTACGAGCCACTTCCCGACGGCGACTACGATCTCAAGATCGTGGAGGCAAACGCCAAGGTGACTCAGACTGGAAAGACGATGTTCGCAGTCAAGGCGCAGGTTACGACTGGCGCCCACGCGAAGCGTCTCGTCTGGGACAATCTCGTCGTTTCGACCGACAACCCGAACGCTCTCGCGATCTTCTTCAGGAAGATGGGAGCTCTCGGTCTCGGTCGTGACTTCTTCTCAACCAACCCGAGCAACGCTCAGATCGAGCAGGCGCTTGTAGATCGCCCGTTCCGCGGGCAGGTTGGCAGCCGCACTTGGCAGGGCCAGAAGAAGAACGAGATCAAGGCGTACTACTCGGCCAATCCGGCGAACGCCGTTGCCGCGTCTGCCCCTCCCGCCGCAGCTGCGGCCCCTCCCGCTGCTGCGCCAGCGCCGCCCACGGCGCCGGCTCCGGCTCCGGCCGCGCCGGTCGCTGCGCCAGAGGCCGCGCCTGTTGCGGAAGCAGCGCCCGCTGCTGCTGAGGCAGCCCCCTCAGCGCCGCCTGCTGCGCCGTTCTGATAGCTGTAGGTGAGTCGCCCGCTCCGTCTTCAGGGGCGGGCGGCTAGCCTGCAATTTCTTTTCTAAGGACACAAATGCGTATTCTAATGACAGGTTTTACCGCTCTGCAAATAAACACAGAGCGTAGAACGATCAAGAAGATCGACGTGCCAGCGTCTATTGCCGAAGCACTCGAGTCTCGAGGGCACTCTGTCGACTGGAGAAGAGTGACTCCCGGGGAAGATCTCTCATCATACGACGTCGCCTGGGTAAACCTTGCGCCGCTAAACTCGCTGAACGGTCGCCAGGGCGCGATGGGTGCGCTGTACACGCTCTCCTCTGGTCTGCCCGCCGTTGGATTCTTCGATGACTGGCAATTCGCCGCAGTGTTTAACGCGTCACGAGCGTTGAAGCGACATCCAGAGCTTCTGTATAAGTATCTATTGTCTGGGCCGAGAGGCGATGAGCCGGCGACGTACTACTCGTATGATGACGCGAAGGCAGCACTTGATCGCGTCGCGGCGAAGAACCCTGAGGACGCAGCGAAATGCGGTCTTGGGCGGTACTTCTTCAATGACACTGACGAGAACATCAAGCTTTACGAAAACCAACTTGTCGCTGCTGGAGAGTCTATGCTCGCTGAGCGCTGGGCAGCAGGCCTTGTTCCGGCGTGCCCAATGTACGCGTTTGGTGATAGGCAGCTCGTAAGAAAGCGAATGCCTAAGGAAATGAATGGCATAGAAGCGCTCGACCCGAGCTCGACTATCTATAACATCCTAGCGAGCAGCGAGCCGCTGCCACCGGAGAGCAAGCAGAGATCGTGGGTTCTCGGCGCGCTGATGCCGCACGATACGTGGCTAGAAAAGAAGAAGCCCGAGTGGCCGGTAGAAATCATCGGAAGCAGAAAGCTTATTAAGAAGTTCGGCGGGCAGCGTCTTGACACGGAAGAAGACGTTCTAGCGTTCTACAACAATCACTGGGGGATTCTGTCTCCGCCGTATCCACACGCTGGCAGCGGTTGGTGGAGAAGCAGATTTATGTACGCCGCTCGAGTTAGGTCTATTCTTGTAGTAGATAAAGGCGAAGGCGACCCTATCGGTGACGCGTACAAAATCACAATCAAACAAGTCGAGAGTATGAGCGACGCTGAGCTCGAGGAAACTGCCAGAGCGCAGGCCGAGTCTCTTCGCCCGTACATGCCAAGCTACGATTCTTTTGTAGATCACTGCGAAAGAATTGTTCTTAGGGCGATCAACGAAGACAAAGGTTTGAAGATACACCCAGACGGAAGTAGATGATGAAAAACATCGCGGTGACTGGGATGACAGCATCTCAGTACTCAAGATCGCGCAATTCATCGTCACTAAGCTTTGTCGCCTGTCTAAGCGACGCTGCTACCATGTATGGAGACGACGTCCGTGTTTCGTGGATAAAGCCGTCTGTCTCTCACGCGCAAAGCGACTTTGAAGAATACGATGCGATACTTGTCGGTCTTTCTCCTCTTCTAAGTCTTGCTTCTCACTGCGCGTACGGCGTTCTTAATGTCGTCGGCATGCTAAAGGGCGATCAACGACTGCACTTCTATATTGACGCTCCTGACCCGGCAAAGATACGTCAAAGTCTGAGCGCGATTGTAAAGACGCCAGAGTCGTTGAAAAAGCCGATCTATAAGAATAGAAACGAGTACTCTAAAGTTTCTGGCTCAAGTGAGATTGTAGACAGGCTCGCTGAGTCTGCTGAGTATCTGTATTCAGACAAAAACTACAGAGTGCTGTACCCAGCGTTCTCGTTCACAGACGACGTTCACGTATCAAGAAAGTTGTTCGGGGAGGACTCGCTGAGAATGGTTCCGTTCAACTTCGATGCTCTATACACGAGGCAGGAAGTTGACGCAGTAATTTCAGCGGAGAAAAGCAAGCTATGGCTTGTAGAAAATCACAAGACGCGCTGGTTTGAGAGAATGAAAAATCTTCTTTCATATGACTGGGAACCGGTCAAAATTAAAAGAATGCAGCCGGACACCGTGTCACTAGACAGAATTTGCAGATCCACGGGAACAATCATATGCCCGCAAAACGACTCAATTACGTGGTGGACGTACAGATTAGTGCAATCTTTAGCAGCTCTAGTCCCGGTTTGTACAGAATGGCGAGATACAATCTCTATCGGGCAGTCATGGTCTGCCATACCGCAGGCCGTCGAGTCGATGAGCATAGCGGAGAGATACTCTCTAGCATTAGAACAACTGGAGCAATACTCTCTATCTATTAGAGACGCAGAGACAGAGACATCTAGACTATTTAAGGAGCTTTCACTCTAATGAACATTCTATTTAATCAGTGGCTTGAAAAGACAAAGAAGCTTCAATCAGAAGTCTACGGTGTAGATTACTCCGTGTTTCATAGCGACAGCCCAGAAGATCTTCGAGCGCTTATCGAGTACATCCGCTGGAACATGCTTGCTATTGATGACGAGCTCTCGGAGGTTCGCAAGGCGATTTCTTGGAAGCCTTGGCAGCACGACGAGCCGTACGCTGATCGCCGCGAGATTCTCAAGGAATGCGTAGACGTTCTTCATTTTGTCGCTAACATTCTCTGCGCCGCTGGTGCACTTGATGAAGATCTTGATTCTGAGTACATCGCAAAGATGCAAATCAACGCGAATAGACAGAAGGCCGGGTACAGAGTTCTTGATGACGGCATGAAGTGCAAACTGTGCGCGCGTGCCTTAGACGACTACGACACCTCCTCGTGTAAGGAAGACGGGTGCCCGCAGCGTCATGGAGTCGTCTGAGTTCGCGTGGGTTGATGTTTCAGCCCAGACAATCAAGCAAGGTGACGTACTGCGAGTAAAGCTCGATGCGTACACGACTTCTGCTGGAAAAATGCACAACGGGCGGCTAGTTCGAGTAAGAGAAGTAAAAGACGGAGACGTAAGAGTACACACTATTGACTTAAAGACACCACATATCAACGACGCGAGGCACGCGCCTCATCGTCTTGAACGGAAGGTAAGCGTTTTATGAGAGCAATAGTAAGATTTACAGCCGTCGGTAGTGACATCGAAGAGCTGCTATCAAAACTTAGAGAAGAATGGGCGTCGCTGTCAAATGGAAAAGACTTCCCAAGAGACAGCTCGATTGACATAGACAAGTTAGAAGAAACTGACGAAAAATACAGGGCCGTGTGCACCGCTCGAGTTAATATAGAAACCTGAGGAAAATGACAAAAAAGATTGAAACCACGAGCGAGTCTCCAAGAGAGAAGATGCTTTCGGAGGCAGCAAAAATTATCTCTGGAGAGCGTGATCTTCAGTACGGCGGACCGGAAGACAATTTCCAAAGAATCGCGTCGCTATGGTCAGTCATTTTTGACAGAGACTTCAGCAAAGAAGATGTCGCAATGGCAATGATCGCAGTAAAACTCGCGCGATTTTCTTCCAACTACGGATTTCAACCAGACACCTGGACGGACATCGCGGGGTACGCGGCGTGCGGTTACGAGGTCGGGTTGATCGACTCAGGAGAGTGACATGAGCACGAAAAAGTTTATCGACTGCAACGGCCTCGCTGGCTTCATGAGCCTTGGCTTTGTAAACTCCGGAATGGAGATGCTGGCAAGGACTGGGACGTTGAACTTCGGTAATCCAGTTGCAGAAGTGAATAGACATCATCTCGGCAACTCGTGGAACTCGTCATTCTCCGATGATCCGAGCGACTGGCCTGATATGGAAGCAGACATTGTTCTCGGCTGCCCGCCGTGCTCTGGATGGTCTCTATGGTCTGGCCCGGCAAACCGCGGGCCTGATGCTAAGGCTCACGAGCATACTCGCGCGTTCATGAGATACGCAGCTCGCATCAAGCCGAAGATGATTGTCTTTGAATGTGTGCAGCAAGCGTACACTCAAGGACGACCAATGATGAATCAGTATCGTCAAATGGTAGAGGATCTCTCAGGCAAGCAGTACGATCTCTATCACGTCAAGCACAACAATCTCCAGGTCGGCGGATTCTCATATCGCATGCGGTACTTCTGGGTTGCTGTTGAAAAAGGCATGCCGTTTGGCGCTCACGCTGAGACGCCTAGCGAGATGCCTAGAATGATAGACGTAATTGGTGACCTCGAGCACTGCGAGATCACGTGGGACCGACAGGCGTACTCCAACGACGGGTCGAAGTACGTTGCCGATCTCAGAAACCAAGACGGTACTGTTGACGGTCACATGAACAAGACAAATCTCGAGTCGCAGAGAATTCAAGAAATCTTTGACATCATCGGCAACGATGGTTGGAAGCCGATGAAGCAGATGAACGAGGCTCTTAAGCTCGCCGTCGAGATGAACGGAGGGTACTTTCCACAGAGCTGGAGCAACAAAGAAGACAAGATTCGCGCCAATGACTTCTACATGGGGTTCTCACTCCCAGCAAGATGGGACGCTGAATCTTTCTGCCACGTGCTCACCGGTAGCGCGCTCGATCACGTCGTGCACCCAACGCAGCCGAGAAGAATCACTCACAGGGAGGCGGCAAGAATTCAAGGCCTTCCCGATGATTGGGAAATCGTCGCCGCGAAGGACTACACCCCGCAGAGCGCGACTTGGGGCAAGGCAGTGGCGGTGCAGGCGGCTAACTGGATCGGAGAGGCCTGCTCAGCGGCCTTAGACGGCCAGCCAAACGGTCCACAGGGTGAATTGATTGGTGATCGCGAATACCTTCTCGACACTGACAAGGGCTTTAGTAGAAACTTCGTCAAGAAGAACTTCTACCAGCGAGAAGACTAAGTCGTTCTAAAGAAAGCGCCATTTGATATAGTGGCGGCAGACAGTAGCTGTCAACTAATACGGAGCGACGCATGCAATCATTTCTAGTCTCGACTGACTCGTTTGAGACAACAGCAAAAGTACTAGACAACAAGCGCCTGCATAAGCAGACTCTTGAGGCATGGCAGTGCTTGCTAACAATCTCTGGCCTAGACCCAGAGGGCAACGACCGAAACCCTAAGGGCTGGGTGAATCACCCAGTTGTAAAAATGTGGCGCGGCTACGAGACAGTGTTTGTCTCATACATCTCGGCTACGTACTTCGAGTGGCGATCGCGCGGGTACAAATCAACTCTTCTTGAGAAAACGTACAGAACGTACGATCTAGCAGTCTCACTAGGCCGTGTCTCTTCCGAGTATCGACTCCCACCATGGATGCAAGACTCTACGTACTTTAGCAGCCTATGTTCTACTCATCGGACCGCACTCCTGTGCAAGAACTACGAGTGGTACCATCAGTTCGGCTGGCCAGAGGACTCGGGGACTGCACCAGAGACGTACGAGTACTTGTGGCCTCATCAAGACGGCTACGTCATCGCCGGCTAATCGGCTGAGATGGCCCTAGAGTTCCGCACAATAAACTCTACGATATTGCTCCGATAAGCAATGGTCATAGTATAGAATTATTCGGTATGAATGATTCACGCCCGGGCGAGACTCTATGGTCTGAGTGGTTAGGTGAAGACTACTCTTTATTCTCGAGCGGCGGAATTGTCTACTACACTATCGAGCACGTGGACATCGAGAATGAAGTTGTAAAGCGCGCTTTGGCATCGTCTCTTCAAAGAGATGGAGTAGCTCTCTCCTTAGGTGAAGGCTACAAATTTGTCGAGTCAGGTGTGCCGACACATGGATACGTCGGATACACAGACGGAGACGACGAGCCAACAGTTTGCGATTCCGACGGAGAGACATACTACGGTGACGAAATCGACGAGGTGCTAGAAGCTACCTGGGTCGAAATCGATGCCTAGCGGTCTAAGTAGATTCGACTGGCAAGACAACGCAGAGTGTAAGAAGCCAGAGAATAAGCATCTTGCCCCCAACTTCTTTTCTGCCGAGCTCAGGGACAGATACGACGCTAAGAATCTTTGCTACTCGTGTCCCGTAAGAAAAGACTGCCTCAAGTACGCTCTTGAAGAAAAAGAACTTTGGGGCGTGTGGGGTGGCAAGGACGAGTCTGAAATACGAAGAGCGTTGTCAGTTTCTCACGAGGGCAAGGAAATACGACGAACAAGATTCCCGAATTGCCCATATTGCGGAGCCCGTCCGGTCAAGCTTCAAGTTCTTGTGCGCCCATCACCTGAAGGCGGACGTTGGCCGACAATGCGATTAGTAAATTGCACAGAGTGCGACTTCACCTGGAGAAGTAGAACAAGCGCAAACGCTGTAAGCGCATATCATTCAGCGCGAGAGAAGTCTAAAAAGAAGGCCGAGTCTTCAAAAAAGAGAAAGCCTAAGAAGACGTAAGTCAGTCGTGGCTGTGATCTCTTGCCGCAGCAAGAGACTGAGAAAGCGACGACACAGTCGCTTCTAGCATCGCAATCTTCTGCGCCTGCTGCGCGATCTGCGCGGTGAGACTGTTAATCACCTGCTGGACATCAAGTTGCATGTCTGGGTTTTCCATTACGTGTACCTCTGTCTTTTTACGAAGTCAATCAGCTCTTGATCGACCGCTACGTGATTCGGGGATAATTTTATACCGAGATCGCTAGGAAAGTTTAGACCAACGTTAGTTTGAGCCGGAACCGCTAAGATTCTTCCCGCGGTCTCGCAAATAAAGCACGACTCGTCATCTACCCAACTTACACCGCAGTCTGAGCAACAGTAAAGTGTAGAGTTCTTGTCTAGTGCTGAGAAGACAATGTCAGACGCGAAGTCTTCTACCTTCATGCGCGATATTCTAACTACCGAGCTTCCTTAGCACTGAACGAAGCGGCAGTATTGGCAAAGAACTGATTCATAGTGTTCGCGCTTCCGCCAAGAACAGTGGCAGTGTTGTTGATGAATCGGTACATCACAGAAGTGCCAGATGACGCGCCGTGAGTGTCGACAACTCTAACAAAAATTGGCGCGTACTGTTGCTGAAGAGTTCCGCCAGAGTTTTCTTCAGTAGCGCCAACTTGAACGCTCTGAACGTCTGTCCATGAGCTTCCGCCGTTAGTGCTTCTTTGTAGAAGCAAATACGGCTCTTCGTCTGTCGCAGTCACAGACTGAAAGACTCCACCCAGTTCTACAACGTTCTTCGTAAATCCACTAGTTACGGTCACTGTCACAGACGCAGCGGATCCGTTAGCATCCTGTATTGGCGAACCGTCCGTGATAGAAGCGTTTGCGTTAGACCCAGCGGCAGTGAGGTTGACGTCTGCCGTGTCTCCTTCGTATGTTGATAACGGGCTCGGTGAAAAGTTTGATCCGTCATAAACTAAGAAGTCTCCGGCTGCCGGTGGGGAAAATCCCATTGACACATCTGAAAGAGTGTCAAGATCGATTGGCCTGTTGATCCAATCTGCTCCGTCAAAGTACAGATGATCTCCAGATGTAGGAGTGACTACTGTAAAGTCAGTGTCGCTAAGATCACCTAACGCGTGATTGGCGATGCTACTGACAGTCCCAGTGAATGTCGCATCGGTGCCGTCAGTGCCATTGTCGAGAATCTTAGACGTTCCGTTTCCAGCATAGATGTCGCCAGTGACACTGCCTGTAACGTCACCAGTGACATTTCCAGAGAGACTGGCAGTAACACTATTGAACGTGACGTTGTCCGTGGTCCCGACGGCTTGGCCAATAGCGATTGACGGTATCGACCCTTCTCCAATTGTCCCGCTTAGAATTACACCGGTGCCAGCAGTCAATGACTCGACATAGTCGCCTGTGGTGTCAGTGCCGAGCGCAACTGCGCCGCTTTGCACAGTTGTTGAAACAGTTATCGTTCCATTAGCAAGATCAGTAAGCGTCGCGCTTGCTGAACCTGCCACGTCTCCAGTGAGGGTTACGGTGATCTCAGGGTCCGGCTTGTTGAGAACATTTGACCAGTCGACCTGCGCGTCGATCTCTCCGATTGTACCTGAGAACACCTCAGAGCTATTCGTCGCGTCTGGGACGAACGTGAATTTGCCGGTGGAATCGTCAAAGCCAAAGAAGCCGACTTTTGCTGCTGCACCATTATGCCAGCGGAACTCGACACCGCGATCTTTGTTGTCGTCAGACGCTGGAGCAGTGTCTCCACCAAGAGTGAAGATCGGATCATCAACAGTAACAGTCGTCGAGTTTGTTGTCGTTGTTGTGCCGTTGACGGTTAAGTTCCCTGTCACCGTAAGGTTACCGCCAATTGATCCGGCGCCGCTCACAGTCAACGAAGTGAGCGTCCCGACGGACGTAAGACTTGAGCCAAGAACGGTTGAGGCAAGAGAATACGACGGCGAAGAGTACGTAAATCTCTCGTCAATTGCTTGAATAGCAGTATTTAACGTAGAACCCCAGCCGGTGTCTCCGTTTTCTGGGAGCGGCGTCGCTCCATCAATTAAATATGTAGCCATGTCGTCTCCGTTCTCAGACCTTATTCATAATATCTTAGACAAACGCGCCTTTGCGTAGTTGAAATGCTAGTTGACGTGAAACCATCGCCGCGAGTTCTGCTTCATCCATGCCAGCAGACGGGTATACGTTCAGCGTAATTCCGCCGCCAGAGAGCTGCTGAATGATTGCGCGATCTCGAGTCGACAAACCCTGCTCGTCGAGCGGCTCAACGCGCTCTCTACGACCACCTTCACCGATCACAGCGAGCATTCCGCCGGACACCGCTGGGACAATTCCACCCTCAGCAAGGCCGCCGGCAAACGCTCGCATGTTCGCAGCAAGAGCCGCGCGATCTCGTCCCGCCGATATCTGCACGGCTTGGAACAACGATGTGTTGTCGCCGACCGTTGTTGCGTTCTCGAACGTCGGGATTTTGGGGACCGAGATGCTTCTTCCGCCAATAACGGGAATCCAGTCCGGGGCAGTCCAACTTAGCTTACCAGCAGTATTATTCCAAATGTTTGCAACGAAGTTAAATGCCGTTTTGAACGCTCCAGTAATTGCCCCAGCAACTCCAGAAATAAAGCTACCAACCTTTTGGAAGCCGAGACCGATTCCGTTAAGAACGCCTTCTACGACGTCAGAAACCACACTAAACGCGGTGCTAAAGATATTTCCGATCCCAGAGATAACGCCTGTGATAAAGCCCCACGCCTTTGAGAACGCTGTCTTGATCCCTTCCCAAACTCCTCCGATAAAGTCTCCGATACCAGAGAAGATCGCGCGAATGTCGACACCGAAGATGTCTTCTACCCAGTCGAGAATCTTACCGAAGATCTCCTTAAGAAAGTCCCACGCGAACTGAATCGCAGTCGAGATCGCGCCCTTGATCTTTTCCCACGCTTTTCCGAAGTGTTCGCTGACGCCGTCCATGTCGCCTTTGAACAGCGCAAAGATTCCTTGCACGAACTCCCAGACGCCCTGGAACACTTGAATGATTGACGAAACTATCCCGATGAAGTAAGAGATCGCTATAGCGGCAACGTCAATTGCCTCAACAAGAAGAAATTGAATCAACGGGATAATGTACGTCCCCATGAAGTCGCCAACCTGGCCCATCCAATAGTTGAGCGACTCCCAGGCTCCGTTCATACCGCCAAACGGCTCGAGCGCTGCATCGATAGCTTCTTTAATGGTGTAAAAGGCGTTAGTTAGTGCTACGAACACTCCGGAGACAAGATCCATTACGGCAGTTCTAAACGTCTCGCTGTTCTGCCACATCAAAACCAACGCGCCGATGACAGCGCCGATAGCTGCTACCGCTCCGCCGCCAGAGAGAAGAACTCTAAATAGCGAGGTCCCTTTGGCTGCTAACAGCTCGCTAAGCGCATGGATGCCGCCACGAAACTTCTTCACTACATCGAACGCTTTAATGAAGTATCCAGCGAACACCTTGCCAAAGAACCCACTGACCTTTAGCATGAGTTGTACGCCTTTTGCAGCACCCAAGAACGCGGCTGTCATGAGGAATATCTCACGCACTGTTTCATTTGCAAGAGCCTTGTTTAGATACTCAAGGCCTGTTGTAAGAACACCAAAGAAGTTCTCAATTGACTCGGACTCGGTGAAGTACGCTAGTGTTTCACCAAGCGTTAACATGAACTCTGCAACGGCAGGTCCGGTGCTTGTTAGCGTATCAAATGCCCCCTCGAGCATCTGCAACCCGCCGCCCTGATTGAGGGTGTCAAAGAATCCCTTGATTCCCGGGTTGTTGCCGAGACGAATAAATACTCCTGTAAGTCCAGCAAGAAATCGCGATATTGACGCAAAGTTTTCTGCGATTTCAATGAAGAACGTCTCCAGTCGGCCGTCCTCGAGTGCCTCTTCAGTGAACGTTGCCCAGCGCTCTGTTGCCTCCTGGAACAGATCTAAAAGATTCTGACCGCCGCTACCCGGACCGGCTGCAGCCGCTCCGAGATTCATAAGAGCATCACCGATGTTACTAAAGATCTCACCGAGCTGCGCAGCTACGTCGCCGGCTCTGTTGAAGTACTCCGTGAGCTCACTTACTTCGCCCTCAGCGGCCGAGTTCATGTCCTCGAGAGATGTCTTCCATCTCTCGGTAACTGTGACGATCCAGTCAACGAACCGCTGAATCAGTGGCCCAGCAGCGTCAAGAAGCGAGAGAAGCACATCGTAGAGATTACCAAACGCCTCACCAAGACCTTCGATGACGTAGACGTTCGTGTCGCCAATTCTCTCCAGCTCTTCGAGATTGCGCGCCTCAGTAACTACATCAGCGATGTGAACGGCGACTCGGCCAAGAGCACCGCCTGTCTTCTCAAGTATTCTCTCAAGAACTGGGAAAAGATCGTCAACCAGTTTCTGAATCGCTTGCTCGAGAGGTCCAAACAGTTCTCGGCCCGCGGCGTGCTTGAGCTTTAGCATGTCGCCCTCGAGCCCGACAATGAACTCCGCGAATCTTCTAGCCTCGTCGCTAAGCTTGTCGAGAGCAGACGTTGTCGAGGCCGCCGCGTCTTCAGTCCCTTTACGCGCTTTCTCGAGCTCCTTCTCCGCCTCGAGCTGCGCGCGGATCGCGTCACGCTCTGCTCTTGCCTTGTCGTCAATGGCTTCCTGAACTCTCTCAGTAGCGGCGACAACCTCGTCAGAACCTTCAACACCCTTGCGGTTTGCCTCTTCTGTCTCAGCAGCAAGATCGGAGTTGCGATCTTTCGCGCGGCGAAGATTTAGATCTGCTTCAGCGTACGCAAGTTCAGCCTCGCGACGAGCTCTTGAGTTTGGTGGCAGATCCTGCACCCTAGCGAGTGTCTCACGCGCTTTCTCAAGCTCGATTGCAGCACGGCGCTCTGAGATTGCAGCGTCTTCTGCGTCAAAGTTTAGTTGCTGAAGACTTTCGGCAGCTTCTTTTCTCGCCTCGGTGAGATCTCGCTCGGCTCTCTCTAGATTCTTGTCAGCGCGAGCAAGAGACTCTCTGTTTGACTCAAGAACACGAAGAAGCCTGTTCTCGGCTTGCTCGATTCTTTCGGCATTGTCTTTTGCAGCCTTACTTGGCTTCTTGAGCTCTTTGATCGCGTCGCCCATGCCGCTAAACGCCAGTTTAGCTGCCAGTGCACCCTGGCCTATTGCAGCGAATATTCCAGGAAGAACGATAAGAGCCGGAGCGGCCGCAAGAGCCGCGGAGGTGACTGCGAATAGTCCAGTGACAAGCGCTGAAATGCTGCTGATGACACCAGCGATAGCGGGCCCTAGAGCATACCCGGTGGTGACCATCTTAAAGAACGCGTCATTTGCTTGTAGAGCAGCTTGTCTGAACTTTGCAAACGCTCCACTCGTTCTGTTAAGATTTTTTCTTACTCCAGCCGAGAACTGGTTACCGGCACGATTTCCAATTCTACCAAAGTCCTTCGCGGAATCGTTAAGAGCGTCTTTGATCTGATTTTGGAAGCCAATTGTGATCGCATTTACGGTAATAAACGCAGAACCGACTACAGCCACGTGTCATCACCTCCTTCCATACGTGTCATGCAACATAACTATTCTAGCCCACTTGAGACTACCCTAGAGGCTCGTCTAGTGCCGCGCCGAATGGCAGTCTCGAGTTCTCATTGACACGGGTTGGCGGAATGTACGGCTTAGTCTCTCTCGAGCGCTGGAACGGATCTATTGGCGTGGGAATATCCTCTACCTCGAGATCCTCATCTAACGGCCCGCCGATTCCAGGAGATGCGGCAGTGCGCTTTGTAGTAGGCGCAGCGTATCTGTACTCTCTGTGGTATAACTGACTGTAGAGCATAGACCTAGACTTGTCTCGCGCTTCTGCCTGCTCTCCAGTCGTGATGTGAATGAAATCTTCCTCGAAGAAGAAGTGCAACACATCGAGCATATCGCTCATTGGGAGCTGCTTAAGATCTACGCCTAGAGTTATTGCTTTGCCGTTGACGTACGGCCAGAGATCTAACGCCCAGTGGGTTAAGCTTCTGGCCGCGACGTAGGGCGCTCAGAGTACGTCTCCATCAGCCATGTGACAATCTCCATAATCTGATCAATCTGAATCAGCTTATCTGGGTCCTTGCACATTTCATCAAAACGCTTGTACTCTTCTTCACCAGAAAGAACTGCCTTAAAAAAGTCGTCAATAACAGCAGCGTTTGCCGCAGGGTTGCTGTCGTCGCCGGTTCTAGAAGCAAGATCAATCATAACCTTGCCAGGAATACCGCGACGGCAGTTGAATGTTTCTCCATAGAGAGAAAACTGAACTTCTTCAGCATCTTCTTCAATAGTAGGTGAACCAAAGTCTTTAAACTTCGCCATTGTCATCTCCGTGTATGTGTCAGCACTTCATTCCTGTGCATGTCATTAATATTTTATCTTGTAGAGACGTTGAAGGTGCTCTACGTGATAGCTAGATACAGATTGTTTGATAGATACCTGTTTGCACGAGTACCTGGGTGATCTACGCGCTCAGTATGCACAATTGCGCCACCGCGACCGCGGAATCGCAATGTCTTACCGGGACTAGGAAGAATAACGTGCGGTCGTGTGCCCTCGTGATGCATATACGCGTAATTGAGATCAGATCCTACGAGCATCTGTTGCCCATACGCAGTTCTGTTGTGCTCTAGGTGAATTGACGCCTTAAGTGCTCCGGTCTTTACCCCCACCTGCGCTTGCGCGGCCACCTTAACCTTAAGAGCGCGACGCTCCAGATCTCGCCCTACAGCACCGCCGCGCGACTTTAAAAGCACGTCAAGTGCAGGGTAGTTCCAAACTATTGTAGTAGTCATTACGGGATAGCCAGAGTTAGCTGCATTGTAGTAAGTTGAAAGCCGCCCTGAGGTGGTGGAGTATCTACAGTTCCAATTACTCCAAGGCCGAAACCAGTTTCGTCCCACTGATCAAACAAGTCAATTGCCTGTAGTAGAACCCAGGCGTCAACTGCTGTGATCTTAGAGGCGTCTTGAATGTTTGCTGCTGTCGGCGGACGACCGTTCACTGAAACTATCGGTATTTCTCGTGCAACCGTGACAAGAACAACAGCAGTTCTAGGGACGTTGCACCTCTGCGGTGTAGACGCTTGATCCCCAGGCGGCCCAAGATACGCTTGAAGAAGTGTAACTGTCAACTGCTCGCAATCAATTGCTGTCTGGCCAACAGTGTAGTACCTTCTAGACGGTATCGGGACATTGTACGACTCAAACGTAGACACAGTTCTAGTAAGAACTCCATCAAGAAGAGTGACAATGTTTAGAGCGTCGCTAGACACACCAGAAATATCAACTATCGACATATCACGAGCCAATCGTGTACGTAGAAACGACGTTAGACGCAAGAGCGATTCTTAGATTTCCAGAAGTAACGTACACTGTTTCTTCTGCACCGCCACTTGTTCTTGTTGCGTATAGGTCCCACGAGCCGCTGTCAATCATTCCCAGCACTGATAGAGCGTCCTCGTACGTAACAGTTACAGTAAGCCTGTCGTCAGTTACCGACTCAGCAGTTCCAGCTACAGCAGTTTCCGCGACGTCTGATGCGACCCTGTCGTACGTAAATGTTGTAGACGTCGGGACGGTCTCAATGGTGTACGTGCCATCGAACGTTGAATCGATGCCTGAAACTACAACCTCAGTACCGACATAGAATCCGTGGTTCGACGATGTAGTTAGCGTAACAAGATTAGAAGAAAGCTCGGCAGTTGACACAGACACTGTTGTCGGCGTTGGGTCAGTAATAGTGGCTGCCCCTTCGAGCTCTAGCGACTCGGTCTCGGCGTAGCTTCTGATGTACACTTTAGTCGACCACCCGCCTGCGGCTAAGAACAGAGCGTTTAGCGAAGAAAGAGAGACGTCTGTGCTGCCTGAGCCGCTGCTTGCTGAGACGTCAATATCTGCAATGCCGCTCGGGTACTTCAATGGCTTGGGCGCATTGCGCCTAGCTCTTGGAACATCTGGCGTAAACACTCTTGCGCGGGCCCTGGCTCGATCCGGGTTAGACGCTCTTAAGAACAGGTCAACGGCGTATATGCCAGTTTTAAGTTCGTCGATAAAGTCTTGATTGTCAAGAATAGTGTAGGAAACACCCTGTCTTGATATAGAAGTTACACGCTCTGGAAGATCGCACGGGTCGCCAGCCCACAGTTTTGCGAACTCCATCGCAAGTGTTCTTGCGGCCATCTTACCAATGGTTGGCGGTTCTACTCCGTAGGAGTAAGTGACTTCAATGTTGCAAGGTGTCCACGCAACACCGTCTCGTGCTTGAAGTGTTGAGTGATCGACTAGATAGTATTTGTCTGGGCTGATTATAGTGCCCACTCTGTTTCTTACTGTGTGAATCTTAGTCACAGGCCGACCGCGAAGACGAATACGTGAAGACGGTGTAGTACCGTCTGAGGTCATGTCTTCATAAAAGTCAATGTCGTCTGAGTAGTAATTGTACATGTCGCCTTCGATAAGAGCAGCCTCAATGTTTCTGTAGCTTGGCCCAAATCTAAACGACCGACCCGCGCAAATGTAGCGCTCAGTTACCGTAGTCGTCCCGCTATACTTTCTTCCAGACAACGCCCAGAGAAGATTAGAAGCCGATTTCGCCGCTTCGTATGAAAACTCAGTCTCAGCGTAGTCGCCAAGTTCTTCTGGCGTAACCCATAAATTTGGCATCGTTCTCTACCTCTTTTGCAGCAAATGCAGACGGCGCGTCCTATGTATTCTATACACAGAACGCGCCGCCTACCAGGTAGTTTAGACTCAGGCTACTGGGTCCTCTGTTGAAGCAATGATGAAGTCGATGTCCTCATCGGCGTTGTAGTCCGTGGCTCCAGGTACGTTGTACTCAGTGGTTGAACCCTGAGAAGTAAAGTCACTGACCGCGCGGCTGTTCTTCGCGACGTCGGCTGTGCCACTGTCAGCAGTAGACGCGATATCGGACGCAGTCTTAGCGTACGTAAACGTTGTTGTCGATGGGACATCGACGATTGTAAACGTGCCGTTAAGATCTGTGTTCGTGAGACCAGCAACAACAACTGTGTCGCCAGCGGCAAAGTTATGAGCCGCCGCTGTAGTGATTGTCGCGACGTTCGACGTGAGCTCGACATTATTGACTGTCGCGCTGAGATCGCCGTGCCATGTGTAGAAGCCCTTGCGGCCAGTCGGCGCCCAGTCTGAACGAGCGTAGGCGTACGGACGCTCTGTCGCAGTTGCGAACTCCCAGCGGTCGTCGAGGCCGTCGCCGAACGCTGAGTTACCGAGACCATAGCCCTCAAACGTTGTCGCGATCATGCCGTTTTCGATGACGCGATCGCCAGAGAGGCGAAGTCGACAGTATGGGAACACCCAATGGAAGTACGGGTTGGTCGCAGCGCGCTTGCCGTCGGCAACCGCGAATGACCAACACTCGATCGCAACACCGAGACCGGAGGGATCGTCACCAACACCAGGAGACGCCCAGCCGATGCTCTTACGGTCGGGGCTAACAAACGTGCCGTAGTTCTTGCGAAGAAGAAGGCCGCTTGACATGAGCTGAGTCAGCTCTGGGTCTGGCTCACAGATCGCTAGCTCCATGGTGACTCTCTTCAGAGTGTCTGGGGCCTGATATGAAACGCAGATGGTGCCGTCAGCGGACTTTTCAGTGATCTCATCGCCAGCCTCGTACTCAGGCGTAAACGACAAGCGCATAAACGCTGACGTGGTGTAGCTATCACCATCGTTGTTTAGAAGGTTACCGGCGGCATCAAGACGCGTCACGCGAATTGACACACCCTGGATGCTCGCGGCGTAGTCTTGGGTCGCCATTTCTGTTTATCTCCTTCAGTGAGGCGGTGTTCTAGTTCCTATTTTAGACGGTCAAATCGACCTTGACTGTGTAGTGTATCGCTGGATCGAAGTAGACCGCTGCTGGGCGCAGGGCCTTGATTAGCATGTCATTTTGGTTTCCAGACACGTTATATCCCTGAGCTAATGTCTCATTGACAACTTCTGGCTTACCAAGATGAACGTCTACACAGCCAGTGGCGAAAATCCACTTCGTAGTTGTTGATCCGACCATTTGTGCAAGCCCTGATGCAGACGTAGAGGTTACGTTCGCCGCTGTCTTAGCGTAAGTGAACGTGGTAGACGTGGGGGTACCGGTCACGGTGAACGTCCCATTGAATGTTGAATCAACACCAGAAACACTTACAGTGTCGCCGGTAGTCAAATTGTGGGTAGCAGATGTTGTCAATGTGGCAACGTTGCTAGTAAGAGCTTTGTTAGTGACTGCCACAAATGGACCGTCACCAGTGTAGCCAGAGCCAACAATCACTGGAGTTCCGTTAACTGTCTCCAAGTGCTCTCGACCGTCGGAGTTCTTAACTCTAATAAGCGGCCCGTCGGACACTGCCTGAATTGCAACATCTCTAGATACGTGAATCACTCCCTGCTCCCCAGCAGGCGATCCTGCCATGGCGCCCTCAAGAATAGCAATCGCGCGCCAGGCTGAGACTGGTGTCGAAGCCGATGACCCAGCAGCAAGAGTGTACTCGCCGGCTTCTGTCAGATATTGACTAGTAGTCGAATCACTTCTTACTACGTAGCCATTCCATAGCTCTCGCTCAACAGCTTTCTGTGTAGCTGCCTCGAGCTGCTTGACAACTAACGCCATTCGATCTTCACCAGTAAGACCAAATGTAGATCTTGAGTCTTCTACTTCGATGAAGAATGGCTTGACTTCAACATACTGCGCCAGCCCAGTGCCGTTGAAAATCTCGTGCGCTGACGTGCCGGTGTCCTCGAGAAGGCGAACGGTCGGCTCAGAATCGTATTCGAAAGAGAATCCACGAATCCAGCGCTCGTCGTACGCCCTTGCGGTGTGAGACATCACACGGGCGACGCTGAGAATACCAAAGACAGATGGCTTTAACTCCGATGCAGGGTATACACCGCGAAATGCCATTTTATTCTCCTTTGGTCCTCAACGCCGCCCGTGGATGTACTACTTATTTCTTGTGACTATTACTGGGATCAGTACTCGATCGCAGCAGCCGCGGCGCCGCCAGTCGTGTCACGGAGGGCCGCAGCCACACCGTTGACCGAGATGGTGGATGTCACGACGAGCGACTCAATACCAACCTTAGCAACACCCTCGAAGGTCTCAACGAACATCTTGTAGTCGTTGGTGCCAACCAGTGTAGAGTCACGGATGATTCCGAGGTCCAGCGTGCCGCCGTCGAGGAACAGGAACGTTCCCTCGGCGAACAAGTACCAGGTGAAGGTGTCGCCGAACTCGTTCAGCGCGCCTGCGCTCTGGGCGCCAGCAACGTTGAGGTCATGTGAGTACGTGACGTTGACGTTGCGAGCCGCGAGGTAGCCGTCGATCTCACCGGCAGCCGCCATGGTGTCGTCACCAGGCATCGCAAGTGTGAGGTCGGCAACCATAGCGTCCTTGATCCAGTGAGGAGCAACGACGCGGAGCTGCGCGCTTGAGTCGAGACGGTGACGGCTGCGGTATAGAGCCGCGGCGCGACCGACCTGAACTAGGAAGTCACGAGCCACGCCGATGAGGCTGGTGGACGTGACCGCTGTTGAACCGCTGGTGAGCTTACCGAGCAGGTACTGCTCAGCCTCACGGGCGTGCTGAATCAGAGCGAGCTCGTTGTGACGAGCGACGAGCTCTGGGTACGCACGTGTCATGAGATTGCCGAACTGGAGCTGCAGGGTCACAGCGTCGGTAGCGACGGTGGTCTCTGTAGCCGCAGTGACGGTGAGGCTGTCCTTAGTGGAGGAAGCCGCGATGTCATCAGCGTTTGTCCAGACACCGACAGCGTTCGCGTGATCAGCGAGCACCGGCGGGACGATGTAGCGAATGCCGCCACGATCGGCCTGGAAACGAGGCAGCGAGTCACGGACCGGACGATCGCCAACACCGAATCCGAAGATGTCGTACTTGACCTCGAACGGGGTGCTGTGACCACCAGAAGCGACGAGAGCCTCTGGGCCGGACACTTCCTTGATCTTCGTGATGTTGCTGTCAACGTCCTGACCGAGCACGCGGGACTCCGGGTACTTGGTTGTGAATGAAGCAACGATGTGCTGCTCGCCGTCGCCACCCTTAACACGGCGAAGACCGTGCAGACGGGAGACGAACGCCTCAGCGACCTCGTTGACGTTGCTAAGTGTCGCGCCGGCCGTGTAGCCAGGGATGTCAGCGCCAGCGGTGATCACCACTGGAGCCGCAGCCTCGGTCTGTACGGGACGACGGTCTTCTGGAGCCTGGACTTCTACATCCATGCCCTCATCTGCGGCGGCAGTCATTGGTGCCTCCTGACCTTCCTGCTCTTCCTGAGCGATTTCAATGTTTTCTGATTGGAGTTCAGCAGCTGTCTCGGTCTCCTCAACAGCAACTTCTTCAGTCTGGAGTTCAGCAGCTGTCTCGGTCTCCTCAACAGCAACTTCTTCAGTCTGGAGTTCAGCCTCGGGCGCCTCTTCAGCAACCTCTTCCTCAACGGCAAGCTCGGCCTCTGGCTCAACCTCAGCGGCAGCTTCGTCAGGGGCCGCAGCCTCTTCCTCAGCGTCTTCCTCTGGGTCGCCAGCGGCAACTACCGCCTCGTCAGAAGCAGCCTCTTCGGCAGCCTCGGCAACTTGTTCATCTTGTGTGGTCGAAAGCTCAGCCTCTACCTCAGTGTCAGTTGAAGCGACAGACATTGACTTCTCCTCTTCTTTCTCTTCCTCGGGCATGTCTGGAGTTTCCTCCATGTCCGATTCTGGAGCTTCAGCGGTGTCATCCATGTCACCCTCTCCATCCTTCATGCCCTTGACACGGTATGCGGCCTCGGCGGCGCGTGCAGCGAGCTCTTCAGCAAGTGCAGTGCGACGCTTCGACTCATCGCGAACGGTGTCAAGCATGTCGGCGAGAGTTGTCATCTTCTCTACTGACTCTGGAGTAGGATCTTCACCCTCGACCGCTTCAAACTCGCCTACAATTGCATCCTGAAGCTCGATTACTTGATCATCGGTCAGTTCAGCAATCGTGTCGAGCATTTGCTTGATACGGTCCACTGTCCCTCCTCCGGGCCAGTCACGGCAACATCACTATAATGTTGCCTCGGGTTTCTGTCCAAGGGAGGGACTCAAGCCATGGAAGGCAGAGGCACTCTCCTAGAAAACATTGTAACATATAACTAGGTTAGTAGGCGCAGAAGAGTGCTCATTTCAGAAGAAACTTCCCCCTGAGAAAAGACGTCACTTCCAGACATATATCCTTTAAGTTTCTTTGTTGGCTCTTCTGCATCTTCGGCGCCGATCTTCTCTTCTACTCTGCTGATCATGTCTTTGACAAGATCTCGCAGTACTGGCGGAAGATCACTGAACTTAACTTTCTCGACTTCCTCGCCGAACGGCAGCGGAAGATTCGCCATGACTTCTCCTAGAAGTCTAGCCGATTCCCTAACGTTTTCAAGGGATGTGGCGTTTAATGCGCCTTCATCAAGTCTCGTTAGTAGCGTTTGCAGTTTCGCGGCGCTTGCCGCGGCAGCAGCGTAGTTTCCAGCACTATCGAGGTTCTCAAGCTCCTCAACACGTTCTACAGCGCGTTGAAGACCTGACGTACCGAGGTTCTCTTTGATCCTAGCGAGAACAACACGAAACTTACCCTTTGCGTCTCGTGGTTGATCGACTCCCGAGGTATAGATAGTGTTTTCGCGGTCATATTTTGCCGCAGCAGAAACTGCTTTTACACCCGTCATTCTGAGGTCTTACCTTTCACTACACCGTCGGGAATTAGGGCAAATCTGCAATATCCCATGGGTTCGACTTCCGCTGAGATGATTTTGCACTCAGTGCCTCCCGCGTAGAGAATACAGTTTTGGCAGGTGACGCCAATTTCAGCATTCTCATTTTCAGCCGCAGTTTCGTATCCAGCCCAGACACCGGTATCATCTTCGTTGAACTTGCCGTACTTCTGAGTTATCGCAATTAGCGCGTCAGCAAGCTCTTGCTCTTCTGCAATGATTTTGCCAACGGCAATCACTGCATCGGCGGCGCTTTTGGGTCAGCATCACCACTCTCAACGGCAGCACGAATCGTAAGGCTCTGCACTCTTGCCTTGATGCCATCAACAACGTCGTCGTCTACGAGACCTGCGTTCTTCCACTTCTCTGGGATAAGGTCAGCTCGCTTGAGAGAACGCGCGCGCTTCATAATGTGACGGCGCACCGCGGCTCGCTTGCTCGGCTTTGAGCGTCCGTACGCTTGAATCGCGTCCTTGAGCTCCTCGATATTTCTGATCGGGTACGAACCGTCCGGAAGAGCCTTACCCTCTTTAGCAAGCTTTTCGCGCGTCTTGGTCGAGATGTATCCGAGCTCATCGTACGCGAACGTGCTACGCACCCTGTTAGAAAGCTCTTCGGCCTTAGACTTAGTATCTTCACTAACTACCGAGAGTTTTTCAAGAGCGTCAAGTCTCTTCTTCATGTCCTGAAGAGGGTCGCTCTTCATTCTCGCCAGTGTAGACGCACCGGCAGCAACAAGAGCGTATACCTGGCCACTCGCTACTCGAGCTCTAGCGATTGGGAAGCCGGGGACGTTGACCTGACACACGGCGACGAGCTCTAGCGAACCACCAATAGGCCGCCAGTCACCGGACGGCGCAGAAGCGCGAAGAGCTCTGATCTGCTCAGGCGTGGCTGTAGTGCGAAGAGAGCCAGCTACCCAGATGCCATATGAATCTTCCCCAGCGTGCACGTCGGCGATGGCAGAGCCAGTGTCGTCGTAGTGACGTGCTGCGTCTGAAGCGCTAGCCTCGAGAGGCGCGTGACCGCCGGCGAGAGTTAACTGCCCGACTGGGTAGTCGTTGCCGTCATCTGCTCGGAGAACTCCTGTATGGAAGTACGAGTACTTGCTCTTGCTTCTCGGTGGCTTTGTCCCGTACGCCATTCCGATGTGATCAACGTGCCATGCAGCGATATGGCCGTACACTTGACCCTCGTCTGTCACTGTAAGCGGCGTCGCCTTAGTGAGCTTGGGGTTCTGGAACCATTCGGCGGGCGGAACAATAGGTATCGAGCCAGCAACCATGCCACAGGCGACTAGCGCCTGTGCGTCAAGATCGTTGAGGTCCTCGACGTAGATTCCGTCAGGGGTGACTTCCATTTCTTCCTCCTGAGACTGAAGATCTTCGCTATCTTCGTCTTCTATGTAGATCCTGCATTCCTGGAACGCTGGCTTAGGTACTATTGTAACTGCCATTACTCGGGCCTTATCGACCTCGATTTTCCCTCCGCCGATCTTCTTGACCTTTTTCTTGACCTCTTCAAGAAGCTCTTCCGCTTTTTCATCAGAGTCGTCGCCAAGAATTTCGTCGTCGTCATCATCACTTTCGCTGGCCTCGAACATGTCCAGGTCCGCCGATACTCCTCGGATGAATCCGTTTTTCACAAGACGCTCTGCCTCGGCGCCGTACGCGCCCGTGTCGAAGACGCCATACGCGTTTCCGATCCCGTCATCAGTTCGCTCCATGTGATCAATTCGACCAACAACAACAGATCCGTTGTGCCCATCGCCTGTCTTGATCTGCCACAGAAGCGGCAGCGGGAGCTCACGGAGAGTGATCGCGCCTTTCTTAAAGACTCTTCCGTCTCCGGTTTCTGCACCTTCTGGGATTACGAGAGGGATCTTGAACTTACACCCGCCGTAAGAATTCTTATAGCCTCCGGCGACAAGAACTCTGCTCTTCGCGTCAGCGACTTTTGCTCGTAGAATGCTTGTCTCGATGATCTGCTCTTCAGAAAGAACATCGTACAGATCTTCAGCGCTTCCGCGAACGCTCTTCTTCTTCTTTCCAACGTTGTACTTACTGCCAGGCCAGACTCCAGTCATCTCCTTGTGACGAAGTGAGCAGTAGCCTTTCGCGCGAGGGCCCATGTACTTACGTAGATGGCGGTAGCAACGTGTCCAATCGCCTGGAGTGTTCCAGCGAATCTTAAGAGCGCCGCGGCCAATTGTCCAATATCTTCTGAGCTTCTCAGCTTTGCCGCGATTTCTATCAAGGCCGCCGGCAGCCATCAGGGTGTTCAACGGCTCAACACCGTACATCTCAAGGAGACGTCTCTCATTTTCATCAAACACGTAGACGTAGTTCCCAGACGCCGTCATCGTTTGATCGACCTGGGCCAAAACGTCATCGTAGACCTCGCCTGTAAGAGCGACTACAGGCGGAGGTGTTGCTGATGTTAGGTCAGCAAGAATCTGCTCGTCCTTAACCCATTCACCGTCTTCGCGAATAAACGTTGTCGGTGATGTCGATGTAGACGACGCTGGAACTACGCTTACAAGATCCATGACCGCTTGCGGATCATCAGGTGAGACTATAGCGACGTACATTGGCTCGACGTCGCTTGTCTCTGGTGTAAGCTCTTCACCAGGCTTAGACGGTTCAACGGTGTTTTCGTTGATGTCGTACGCGGTAGACGTTATTGGACTGTACCAAATCTTACTTTCTTTTGGCTTCTTTTTAAAGTAGTCCTGAAGAAGCGGATGATGCTCTGCTCTTTTAGTGAACAGCTCTTCTCCGCTCTCTCTTTCCATGTTGCGAATGTAGTCGGACTTTTGATACTCCGGCGCGCGATCGCCAGCAGGTTGAATTTTCTGCCCACGGACACGCTTATCTTGTAGATCGGCCCCGCCGCTGCGCTGCTCCATTACCCACGCTGGATAATTATTGACAATTTTTTGTAGGTCCTCAGAGCGTAGTGCTGGTAGACCGCCAGGAATTGCTGCCTTTGGTCTGTCAATCGGCGCGCGTGGCTCGCCAAGAATTCCTCGAGTATCGAGCGGCATCCCAGGTGTATCGGTGAGAGGGCCAGTCTGCATCGCCGGCTGTGTACCCTCCGCCTGGACCCTGTTCGCACGAACTGTCTGACTTGAGCCATCGTCCATCTTCAGAGTGACGCTCTGAGTGTCTGGGTCAATCCCGCTAATCGAGCCGGACTTCGACGCATCGCCGTCAACTACAACTCGCCCACCCATCTTAGCGAAGCGGCCGCTTTTGTCGCGAACTTGCTTTCGTGCCTTTGCTGATCGCTCCTCGGGAGTATATTCGCCGTCAGCGTCACTCTCTTCTCCGGCGGCGGTGAGCACTGAGTCGATCTCGCCCCAGTCAATTTGATCAGCGGCCGCAGCAGCAAGCTCGGCTTCTTCCTCATTGAGTGAGTAGACAGACACGCTTGTGAACGGGCGCTCCTGAAGGTGCGCGGAAATAATCAACGCGGTTTGCGGATCAATAAGAATGTGGCGCTTTTCTACGACATCATACGGATCGTCAAGAGACCGATCGTACGTGTAGATATCGCTGTCGACGTGACCGAGATCGTCCCAGTCACCATCGTCCCAAACGTAGATAACCTCATCGAGACCGAGCATGTAGAGACGATCAATTCCGCTGCCGTCAAGACGAACACGAGCGATGAACTCTGGGCAATCGCCGTCACTAATGTTTTGTGCAAGATCAAAGACATCAATGGCAGGCTTAGCGTATCTACTAATTGACATTGACTCTTGGTCGCTGTACTCTTCGTACGGGTCTACGACCGTCTCGCCGCTGGCAGTCTTCGCCTTCTTATTTTCACGCTCAACGATGTTTTTGGCCCAGCGCCACGCCGAATCTCCACCCCATAGCGCCCAGGCAATTCTTCCATTCGACGGGTAGCCATCTTCTCCAGGGTCGTAGCCTTTTGCCTTCTTATCAATCTCGTGACGAGGAAAGTACTTAGCGATATGGCGAACCTTTTTAATTCCAATTTGCCCGCCGGCGGCTAAAGTTCTTGCCGTGCTGATGCCGACCGGCGTCCCGCCTCTTTTGTACTCTTTTCTCCACTCAAGAGCCTTCTTTGCTTCAGCCTGTACACCCTTTGGGATAGTGTACATTCTGGCAGAAGCAGTCAACGCAACGACACGAAGGTCGGAGAGAGCGGCAGATGCAAGCTCGTGCATTACGTCGGAGGGCTCACTATCGCACGGCCCCCAAGGCATTAGATACGACATCTCCGAAAGCATTCCGGAGTCTTCTACCATATTAGTTTCGGAGTTTACAACTACGCCCCTAGAGCCGTCTGTAAAGAGAACCAGATTCTCTGACTCGCCATGAACGGTGATCATTTCTCTACACCTTTTTGTTGTAGCTTATCGTCAGTAATCGGCCCGCCGGTCGCCCAGGCAGCACACGTTCTAGCAGAGGCGCATTTGAAGTCAAAGGCTTCACAATACCCAAGCTCGCCGGCGTCGATAGAGTCCCACGGGTCGGTTGCGCCGTCTGTGCCGCCAAGACCTTCAGCAATACAGTTCTTAACACTGGTTGTTACGTAGAAAAACACGCAATTGCCGCACAGGCTCTTTTTAGCATCTTCTGGAGAGACACTCCAGCGATCCGCCATATCTTTCCAGTACATATCGTTTGGCTGCTCTGGGTTGAGTGGCCCGTATTCAGCAACCTCGATCGCGCGCTGGCGATTCTTGATATTCAAGGCAATATCAGACGTTGCCGGAGGGCACTTACCGTCCTCTACAGCCGCTGTGACCGTGGTCGGATCGCCGTCCTTATCGGAAAAATCCTCGACCTTGAGAACTGGAACTCGTTCGCCTTTAACCTGTCTGGTGTCAAAGTATTTGATGAAATCGACGTTCACATACTCGGTGTAGTACTTCGGGTCGTCAATTTCATCAAAGAAGTTTTCATCGATTTGAACCCACGAGCCGTTGTCTCTGATGAACGTTCTGCCTTTTTGCTCGCTAGCAAAAACAAGGTATACTCCGTCATCGACGTCAGAATCGACAACAACGTAGAGGTCGTCTCTGGGGCCGATCGATGTTGGCCACACTGGGACGCTAGCGGTCTTACTTGCCATAGCAGTCAGTCTCTCATCTCATCAGACGGGTTTACCGAATCATCGGAAGCGCGTTCAACTGTCATTCTATACTGTACTCCACGACTCGAGAATGATATTTCGCCATTTTCAAAGTCACTAAGAGGTTCTGACAGCGGTAGAACCTTATATTTGTCAAAGCTACTTAGCTGAATTGCCGGATTTTCATCATTGAAGACAAGTGCAGAATTCCAATATTGGACCCTGTTCGTGTATTCTCCAGTCAACTCTTTTATCGTGATTCCAGTGTATTCAATCATAGTTTAATAAATCCGCTCGAACAATACAAAGAAGTCTTCAACAGGCACTCCGTTTATTTCAGATATACCACGAGCTTCTAGACTCACGAGTATATTTTCACGCACTTGCGTTCCTACGTGCACTTTCTTAATAGCAGAAGGCGATATCGCGCCTTTAACAAGAATCTCGTACGCGTCGAATGAAGTCATTTCATTGTACGGATCTCTCTCCGACCGAGCGCCAAATCTGTCAGTCTCGTTTGCCCATATGTCTAACCGACTGAGAATGACGTCTGGATCAAGTTCAAACGCGTAGTTTGTAGTCGAGTACGTCGATGTCGGGTCCATTTGAATAGATCTCGGGGTAGCTCTAGAAATGTACGCGTATTCAGCAGAGCCAGTTCCGTAGTCGGCGTACGACGACTGGCCTTCGATGCCTATGCCGGAATCAAATCTCTTTCTAGAACTGACAATGCCAGGTACTCCCGCGCCTATATCATCTGGCTCACTAAGCCCGAGCACTCGAAGAACTACCTTTGCGGCGGCCTCGCTCTCAGTTATCCAAGAGTCATCAAAAGTCTCTGAATAGGACGCTGGAAGATTGCCAGCGTGCCAGAACGACTCGCCGCCTCCAAGCGCGATTCTTTTCCTTAGAGCGTCGACAAGCTCTTGAGAGTGTCGAATCTCGACCTTGCCGGTTGCAGGATCTGTTGCTACAGTGTAGTCAAAAAGACTCGGATACAACTGCCGCAGCTCTTGAACTATTCTATCTCTATTTGCCCCCGAGGTCGTGAACGCCGGGTTGTTGTAGTTGCCTTCTGAACTAAGAACGCTAATCGCTCTATTTTCTACAAGGAGCTCGATGTCCTGCTCTGTTGCCGGTCTTGGGTCGCGAACGCCGGCTACTTTCATTGCTAGTTCAACGACTTCACTTGAGGGATTGTCGTCGTCAAAAAGAATACGAACTCTGTTTACGTCTGCAATAAGATTGTCAGATCCGCCCTGGACAGCTCCACCTTCTTCATTGTACAGCCCCGTGTATGGACTACTGTATGAGCTGCCAGAAGAGGTTGTTGCAATTCTTATTGAAAAACCATCTCCTTGATACACGAGCTCTTGCATAGATCTATCAAGGTAGAGTCTTCCGTTACCGTCTTCTTTTCTAATGTCATTTGACTCGCCTACATACTTTACGCCGTTGTCGTCGACTTGAATAAAAGTGTTGTATAGCGCGTAACCGATCACGGTGTTTCTCATACGATCAGTGCCAGTTGAAGTGCTAACTGACCACCCGGAGTCATCGTCTCTAGCCCGCTGTTTAGCGACAGCAGTAAGTCTTTCAGCAGCCCAGGCGGTAAGTTTGAATGACATTTGTGTCTTAACTTTGTCGCTAAAGTTGCGCTTGACTCGAGATATCTCCACCTCACCGTCTTCTATGTCTGAACCATCAAACAATGTAGAAGTTGCTATCGACTTCTTGTCAGCAGAGTTGGCTATACTAATAGCTTCAGTCATAGACGGTACGTCGTCAAACGCCGAGCTCGTTAACGGAAGAACGTCTACGTCTTCTCTAAGCTCTCTCCCTGGCCCGAGGAATCGTGACGCGGCCACCCGCGCCGCTAGTGCCGGGTCTGACATAAACAGTTTTGAGACCTTTCTAGCCGCTTCTGGGTTGTCAGCCATTATTCGTTTAATGGATTCGATGCTCTCGCGAAGAGTAGTGGCGACAGCAACCCACGAATCTTTCCCGCCGACTGCGTTCTTTCCAATTGATGACTGATTCTTCTTACTAATTGTCCAGTCGTCTTTTACCTCGATGTCTTTAAATCTGCCGTTAATAAGAGCGTTCTTAAACTCTCCTAGTACAGCACGAACTTCAGGATCTGTCGCTTCTCCTATTGCAGCATGAAGATATATTGAAGCCCCAACTACGTCGCCTTGACTAATCATCGCGAGGGTCTGAGTTTCAATAGCCCCGTTGTACGGCTTAGCGTCTCCATCAGGAGTATCAGGTCTTCTATTATAGTTGATATCGACCGCCGCCACTCGCGCAAAATTAAGAATATCGCGGATGCGAGCGAGCTCGCCTAAGTACCCTCTCTCGCTCTTGTCAATTTCTGAAGAGTACGCGTGCCTAACAGCAGCCACTACAGCCATAGTGTTGCCCATAACTGTCTCAGGAATGCCTTGCTCATCAAAAATCTGTCTATATTCTTTTGCAAGGACCTCAGAAATTTCATCTACCTCAAAAGGATCTTCGTTGCTGTAGTCCGTGAAATTCTTAGACATCTTTGCAGTCTCGGCGCGCGCGCGGAGTGCTTCTGAGTGTCTTTCCAAAAGCTCTGGCATGAATTCGTCGAGAGACGGGTGTAGCTCGCCGGTTCCGACCATGCGTAGGAGCTCATCAGCGGTGAAGAATTTAATTTCTGACGTCTCGTTATCGCTGATTTTCGCGCTCTTCGCGTCTTCAGCAGAAACTGTGAAGCCAACTGTAGAGTACCGCCAGTCCTGCGTGACATCGTTCTCATGTATGAAGTCGGGGACTGTCAACGCGTTGATAGAAATTCCAATTTCCTCTGCGGTCTCTTCAATCGCGGTTGTTCTAGGGTCTTCTGCATTTCTTCTGTTTCTATGCGCTCCACCAGGCAGACCCCACTTCCCCCCTCCTCCTGGGATCCACGTTGCTCTTTTGCCAAGAACGTACTTAACTTCTCCATCATCGTCAACAAACGAGATTAGCGCGCCGCCGGCGCCGTATCTTCCCCAAAATCTTTGCTTCTCCGCCGAGAAGAAATAACCTTCGCCAGCGCTATCTGCTCCACCGTCACCCATCGGTATAAACATTGGTAGTAGAACATCGGGATCGTCAACGTTGACGTCGTATCTATCTATAAACGACTCCGCCACCCAGACATCGTCGTCTATCTGACTAAATTCTACTCCCTTGTACGTAGCTTTTTGGAGAGGGTAGATACTCTTCTGATTTGATATTTCTCCAGAAGAATTAATGTTCTGCTCAACCCACTCGGGATCAGCATCCTCGATGTACTTTCTCCATTTACCACTTTCTACTTTGGCTTTGAGATCACCTTCAATGAAGTAAAAGACCTTGTTGGTCTGAGGAGTAGTCAACCTTCCTTCATAGTCTGGCAATATTCCAGCGTTGTCGTACGTCTCTTCAAGTTGCGAATTAAGCACTCGACTCCACGCGATGTGATGCGGGCTGCCGACACGAAATGGATTGAGACTCTCTAGCGCTTTGACAACTATTTCCCGAGTCGGTCTAGGGTGACGAGCATCTACGAGATTTGCGTCAAGCCACTCGTCTGATGCGATTGAGTAATAGTCGCGGGCAAGTTCTTTGCTCGGGCTTTCTGAGTACGTATCGTGTTTTTCCGAGACTGCCTTTGCGATATTCTCGATAAAGAGCTGTACTTTTTGCTCGGTGAAATCAGACTGGGACTTTCCCTGCTCTTCTCTCTGACTATCTATTATTCTCAACGCTGAAATTCGGTACGAAGCATCTTCTACTGACCCTGGCTCAAACCCTGCACCTTCAATAATGGCACGTTCAGAATCTGAGAACTCGCCGGCATCAGAGTCATCACCATCGACCGGGCTATCTACATCGGAAGTTTCTGTATCTTGAGTGTTTTCTTCGAGAGATTTAACTTTTTCTTCTAAAGATTCAGATTTCTGCGACTTCACGAGCTTAACGTAGTACGAGCCGTCTCCGCGATCTTCGACTGAGTCTACTTTGAACGAGCCGTACGCGATAACCTCTCCCTCATCCCATGTCGATAGTTCGCTTACATCTACTCCAATTGCATCTTCTCCATCGACTTCTAGAATGATGTCTCCGAATTCTTCTGATGTTTCTACGTCCTTTGAAAAAGATCGAGGCGGGATAGTAACTGTAGATCCTTCTGTTATGAAGTCCTCAGTGCTCTCATTGTTGACAATCCCTCTGTACATTTTTCCACTGTAGGGAGAAGACTCTGAAAGTCGCGTAAGTAGACGAAAGAAAGCGCCAGCAACTGATGGCTCTTCTCCGCCTATCTGTTCTTCTCCTTGTACTAGTTTTAATTGTGATCTAAGAAGATCTCCATACGACACTGGAAGTTTGTTTTCTTGAGCAAACTTAACAACGTCTTTCATCGAGCTAGGCTTGTCAATCTTGCTAAGCGCTCCCCCTAGATAGCGCTCCGTCGTGCCGTACCCGTCTAAAATTCCGCCGTCAAAGAATGTTAGAAACGCGACTAAGGCTCTTAGAGCTTCTTTCTTCTTTACGTCGTCAGATTCTGCAAACTCTATGCGTTCCGATACTACGTCCTTAAGACCAATATTGTCGTCGTCTTGTAGAGCATTGGATAAGACGTCGACTAGATCGTCTAAGTACTCATTCTCTTCTTTTGAATTATTTTCTAGATACTCTTCTAACAGCGAGATAGTTCTGTCTGCAACATCTCTAGACTGTAAGAATCCGGCCAACTCAAATTCGGATGTAAGCTCATCGTCATCGCTGTACAGAACATCATCTGGCTCGAAATTCTTAATTTTTTCAGATACTTCAGATTCAGCATCGACTGTTGGAGAATCTACAAGGTCGCTGATGTCGTAGTCTTCGTCTAGGACTATCACCTCGTGGTATTTGCCATTGCGCGTCACATGGACTGCTGCAATTCTCTCAACGGGGACTAACTCCTCGACAACGTTGTCACCAAACTGCTCTACAAACTCTCTTGTAGTCGCCCAGTTTGTTGTCGACTTCTTTTTCTGAGCACCGACAGCGCGAAACAACGGAACGGTGTCACCATACTGCGAACGAAGAGCTTCTCTAGTCGCCTTAAAGGCGTCGTAAAAATCTTGTGGCGATGTTTCTGGATCATCGCCGTCCATAATTTTGTCTACGTCTGTATCAGCATTGAAAAATACTCCGGAGGCAGCACTCTTTATTGCCGTGTACACTCCTTTATTTTTGAACAGATCTTTGTATGCGGCCAAGTTAGTTTCTGGAGAAAGAGTGCTCAGCCTTTCAGCAGCATCAGCGACGTCTTCTACTGATGCTTTTGCGTCTTTTCTTCTATCGAAACGTAGCTCATTTATTCTTTTTGATAACGCGACGTACTCTTCGGCTTCTTCCCTTGTTAGTCCACCTTTGGCCTCAAAGACTTTGATTCTTTCTTTAAGCTGCTTTTCCTCAGCGAGAGCGTCGTTGTTTGGCGCCCCCTCAGGGGCGTCAACTTTTGGGGAATCACCAACAACTGCAATAGCGTCGGATCGACGTATTGTTGTTTCAAAGCCACTCGGTGGACTAATCGTAATGAACGTATCGTCTGGCGACGTCTGACCAATTTCTTCTCGAAGAAGATCTTTGATCGTCTCATCGTCTGCCGTATACTCCGGATTCTCAGAATCTCGTAAAGCTTCTGTGATGTTTTTTGAAGCTTGCGCCACGTCGGTACCAGGAGACTCAGGACGATCAGACTCCTCGCCTGTCCAGGCGTCATCTCTTCTATTGTCCTCGACGTTTTCACGAAGAGCCTCTGTAGTTCCGGCTGGCGCTTCGCCCGAGTCCCCGCTGTCGTCTGGCTTTGGAGACGGCGGCTCGACACCCATCGGACCTTCACCGTCATCGTCGCCCATCTTACGAAGTTCTTCGAGCTGCGAGTCAAGGTTCTTCGGCTTCTTGCCTTCAGGAACCTTACCGCTGTCAATCCACGGCGAGTTGTCGTCGCCGTCCTTGATTACTGTAAGCGCAGTTGTGCCTTTACTGTCGATGTACTTCTTAGGACCATAGCTCTTCTTCGCTTTTTCACCAAGCTTGTCTGGGTCGCGATGATCAATGTCCTTAAGAATGTAGACATTGACGTATCCGCCACTTTCGTTGTACCGAACAACTGTGCCGGCATAGCCCCACTTATCTCGAACTCGCATCCCAGGCTTGATGAACACGCCGTCCTTACTAAACCCAAGACCGCTACCCTCTGGCGGAAGACCCTTGCCAATCTCAGCAGGTCCATACACCGAGCCGTCAAGAATTCTTCTTGCGTCACGCACTGATCCGTGCGCAAAGTCGTAGTCGAGCTTTGTCTTGCCAGTCGAGGTAGAGAACTCGTCAAGCCCGTCCTCCTCGTTGCGCAAACGAGATACTGCCTCGCTGAGAGAAATCTTCCCGTCGGTGTAGTCTGAAATCGCGTCAATCGCTCTTTGAAGAGCGTCCTTGAACTTCTTACCAGTTGAGCCCTTGCTATAGATATCGTCCTTAACCATCTCAAGGTCGTCTGTGGCTTCTGACAAGTCGTCGCCGAATGTCTTCTGGGTCTTAGGATCAAACGCGACTTCTTCAATGATTGCGCCAGATGTGTCAACCGGAGCCTCGTCTGGAGAAGGAGGCGGCAGCGGCATGTCACCTTCGAGAGCCTCAGGAGACTCCGGAGTCCCGCCTGGCGCGACTTCGTCACGTGTCTCAGCAACTTCTTCGCTCGCTGAGAGTCTTGAGTCAACGACCTCGCCAACGCGTTCGTTGTACATCTCGACGATTTCTTCTTGAGTCGGGGCAGTCCCGATTGACTGACCGTCAACCCACGCTTCCCAGGTGTCTGAGAACATCTGTCGAATGTAGCTATTTTCGCTTCCGACAGCGTCAAGCTCGCCTTCACCGAGATCTTCAAGATTGTACTTCGCTACTTCAGCGGCGCGACGCTCTGGGTCGATCTCCACGGGTACTGGCGGAGCTTCTGGAGCTTCTGGAGCTTCTGGGACATCAGCCTCAGGAGCGCTAGGCAGATTGGGCGACTCGTCTGCTTCAGTTGTATATCCGTAGATGTACTCAAGAGAGCCTGGATCAAGTTGTTTCTGCGCGCGTGTAACAGCAACGTACGCAAGACGCAGCTCTTCATCCGCTGGCATAATTGTTGCGCCAGTTTCGCCGTCGACTCTTGGTCCTCTGAAGTCATCGCCAATACGAACACGATCCCACTCGAGACCTTTAGCTCTGTGCGCCGTGCTAACTACGACGTCAGGTCTGTCCGCTGATCCGTCGCCAGCAAGCTTCGAGCGAAGCTCATTCAATGTCCGCGCGCGGTTGTCGTCGCCCTTGATTGAGCGCACCCAGCTCTTGTCAGCGGCGTTCCACTTAAATCCGAGAGCCTTGATCGACTCTTTAGTGTCAAATGTTTTTCCGGAGAGTTTTACTCTGTCTCCAGAAACCTCGAACATAACGCCATTAGCAACTTCGCCAGACGAACCGCTCGCAACTTCTGATGGCATAAGCGGCGGCGCGCTCGGAAGCTCGTCAGATGACACGTCAGCGTTAGTAGTGTACGGGATTAGACGACCTAGCATGTCGTACAGTCCGTCGACGCCTTCGCTGTCTACAAGATCGACAAGAAATTCCAGCTTCTTATTGTCTTCGTCTTCGAGAGACTTGACAACTTCATCCCACGACGAGAACGGCGCAAGATCTTCGTGCATCTGCGGTCGATCGTCTAGTCTTGCCCCAGACTTCAACCAATCAGCGTGGCGAACAAATCTCTCTAGGTCTTCTTTAAACGACTTAGTTACACCGACTTTTCTTCCAGCCTCGAGCTCTCTGTAGATTTCTCGAACTGCGCCGGCGTTTGAGCGAACAAGAACCGCGTCAGCATCGGGCATGCCCCCTCTCGGGAGGATCTTGCCGTCTGGGCCGCCGCCTTCGATTCTGTAGTCCGAACCAAGAGCTGCTAAGAACCTGTTACCGATTCCGGCTATCTGCGGGCCGAATCTCCAAGACTTTGTTAATGGCAGATCATTCGGAGCACTGATTTTTTGTAGCTCGTCTTCAGCACCGCGGAAACCGTAGATCGCTTGATTACCGTCTCCAACGTACACAACCTGCGCGGTCTGATCTGCAATGACCTTTCCGATTACAGGGTTGATGTCCTGTGCTTCGTCAAAGAAGATGACATCGGCTTTGTAGTCAAGTCCGGAGCCGTCGGCAGATAGATCAGGGCGAGACAACGCCCAGATCTTCGTCGCGTGGTTGTTGTTGAACGGAAGAACGCCACTCGGGCTCTTAAGATCGTCCCAAATTTCTCCGGCCTTAGCAATCCATTCGTCTGGGACGTTGTCAAACTCGAAGTGCTGAGGGCCAATCTCATCATCGGCGCTAATCGTATAGTTTGTGACCGCCTTATTGATCGCGCGATACACCTGAGTAGCCGTCATGTCCTTGTCTGGCTCGTCTGGGCTTGGCTGCCCAGTTATTCCGAGGTCATTGGCAAGTTTACTTGGCTTGTTGTTGAAGCGGTTTTTCTTACGCTTGTCTGTGAGACTCGAGCCAATTGCTCTCCACGCGATTGAGTCGCCAGTACGTGACTCAACGTTGCCTGGCATTGTCGCATCAGCCTCGAGCTGAATTGACTTGTTGAACGCGACGTACGCTATTCTCTTCTTAGGCTGCTCTTTCTTCAAGCGCCTTGCAATAAGCTTAAGAGTGCTCGTCTTACCAGTCCCGGCAAGAGCACGAACAACAACATTTTCACCAGTAAGCACGGCGTCAACAACATCGCGCTGTTGAGCCGTCGGTGGGAACTTCTCGTCAGCGTAGGGATCCTTGACGTTTACGCCATCTTTCTCAGGACGCTCAACAACTCCGTCATCAAGAGCATCTGCCATTGAGACGTTGCTGTCTGTTGCGCCGCCAGGTACGCCTTCGGGGTCTACAATCGACTCGTCTGGAGTCGCATTGTTGATCATGTCGTCTGGGTCTGGCACGTCGCACGGGCCTTCTCCATCACCGACTGCCGCTGTGATGCCGGCGCCGCCGCAGTTCCACGCGGCCGCTACGGCCTTAGCGGCTTCGTAGTCAGCGAGCTCGTCCTTGTACACCGACATTGCAGCGTCGTACTCTGCGCGGTCTTGGGCGATCTTTTCAGCCTCACGGCCATCGAACGACTCTGTAGAAACGTCAGCATCAGGCGCCGATGCGCGGGTTAGCATCGCGTCAGTAATGTCCCAGGCGGCTTCGGCATCAGCGTCAGCGCGGTGCCAGTTGCCGAGCTCTACACCGAGGTACTCAGCGACAGGGCCGAGGCTGTTCGACGAACGCCTCTTGCCGTCGCGGCCTACCTGCGAAGGACCGTCTGGAGAGCCAGACGACCACGTTGGCAGAGTCCCTCTTGCCATTGGCAGAGAATCAATAGTTCCACCAATCTCGAGTTCGAGGCCCTGCTCGCCTAGAGTACGCTGTAGTACTTCAGTATCAAACGGAACGTTCTGTCCGCCAAGAATCGGACGATCTCCAACAAACTCGATGAATCGCTCGTGCGCCTCGCGCATTGATGGCTGAGTCTCTAGCCACTCGTCGGTGACAAGCTCCCCGTCCTCGCGCTTTAGATTCTCTTTTGACCAATCCGAGAGTCTAAACTCTGGATTCATGTACATGTTGAATCTATCGACGACCTCGCCGTTGACAATTCGAACAGCACCGATCTGCACAGGACGGTTGAGTTCGCCGTCTCCAATGCCAGTTGTCTCATAGTCAAAGTAGACGATCTCAGTTCCGCGAATGATCTCCGCGACTTCTTCCCAGCTCTCTGCGCCCTCAAGAAGATCTCGCATGTCGCCACTGAACGTCTCTTGACTTCTAGGCGAGTACGGTCTCTTTGGTCGATGAAGCGCGGGCTTATCGCCCTTTGGAGGTGTCGTACCGCCGCGGCTAACTTCAATCTCAGTGTCTTCGTTCCACTCCTTGCGCTGAGACTCGTGGCCAGGGTAGTATCCTTGAATACTTACCTTGCCTTTTGGAGTTTCGGAATCGCGGAAAACTTTTTCGACGACAAATGAATCAGTCGCGGTAATGTCGCCTGGCACTAGGTCCTGCGCCTGGTAGCCCATCGCGTCAGTGAGCGGCTCTGGATCTGGGAAAAGATCGGGATCGTCTTGGCCTTCTTGAATCCCGAAGCGATCAAGAATCGACTGGCGACGAGCCTTCAAGCGCTCCTTAAGAAGAGCGGCATCATCTGGATCCGAGACAATTGAATCTACTGTTTCGTCAATCTGCGACGGAGTGATGTCACGAAGTCTCTTCGCGGCAGCCTGCAATGTTGCATCATCGATATCGCCAAAGACTGACGCCGCCTGCGGATTTAGATCTGGGTCGCGAAGAGTGTCGAGCTCTGTTACGTTGTTGCCAAACGCCGAGCCTTTCTCAGCGCCACGAGCACGATACATCAACGAGCCGCCTGGGTCGAGACGCACCGGGTCTCCATTGCCGTCTGTGACGATGTTGTCATAGACCAGCCCAACGCTGTCCCAGTTTGCTAGCCAGGCGTCAGCAACAAATCCTTGACGGACCTTGTCGAGATACTCAGTGTCTCCACCGTCGACCCTAAACTCAAAGTCACCGGTGTCGGCGTCTTCAATTAATGTAGAGACGATTCTTGTGTCGCCATCTTCACGACCGAGGCGAACACGTGCTGCCGGCACTCCGAGCATCTCGTAGAATGCGGATGCAAGAACTTCGTTCTCCGCGTGAGACTGCGATCTCGGCGACTTGACGTAGTATCTTCTGCCATCGGGAGTCTCATAGAACCCACCCGGGTTCGATCCCGCCTGGCCGCCAGTGCGAGACCATGTTTCAATGTCGTCGGCGTCTGGATCGTACGCTGTAGCAGCAGACGGCGCTTCAGGCGCCGCCGCATCGGCTCTACGAACTTGAACAATAGTCTCAACACCAAACTCATTACTCTGCTCGCGGACAGACACTACCTGTAGCTCTCCGAAGCCGATCCATTCCTGCTCGTCTGGGACAAACGACATGTCTGACACGTTAAGGCTGTCAATCTCGCCTGGTGGCACCTCAAGAACAATTCTACGCTCATTCACGCCGGTGGGGAAGAACAGACGACTCATTAGAGAGCCATCGGCAATCTCCTGCGCAGTGAATGGGCGAGCATCCATAGAAAACGTCGAACCCTCAGTCAGAAGAGTCTCGATCTCCGGATTATCTTTGTGAATGTTAAGGACTCTATAGAGTGGCCGATTATTCGGTGACGCGGCGGAAGAAACAATTCTGTAGAACGCGGCAGCGGTAGTGTCCGCCGACAGATCGTCAGAGCCAGACGAAATTGCTTTCTTACCATTGATGTAGTCGGCGTACTGGCCGTACTCTTCGATCATCTCGTAGTACGCGTCTTCTGCTATTGATGCAATGTCACCGTCTACTCCGTCTCTCTCAAGAATATTGCTGATAGCACCGAGCATTCGCATTCTTGAGTCTTCGGGGGAGATTACGTCTGGTTCAGCGAGATCTCCGCCGTCTCCACCGTCAATAGACATGACGATACCCCAGAACGCTCTGAACGCTTCGCGATCTGCTGGGTCGTCGGACTTCGATAGTGGGTAGAATCTTTCAAACGCTTCATCAAACGACAAAACCGGATCGTCGCTGCGGCCGAAGATAATTTGATCCGCGATTTCTTTGATCTTTGGATTTGTTTCTTCGTGAGAGCGCATAAGCTCAACAGCGCGTTGCGCTCGCTCGTTGTCTAAGCTCTGCCCAGTTCGCTGAGCTTTCTGCGCCGTGACTCTGTCGGCCTCGCCTTGCGTCTGAGGTATTTCGGAGCGTGCCGGGCTGTACTCAGGCGAATCAAACATGTCGCCTTTAAACTCTTGTAGTCTTTCGACGTTGCTGACACGGTTAGGGTCATCAAACGCCGAGTCGTAGATGCCCGCAAGAATTATGTCGGCATCGACACCTGACATTTGAAGCGCTTCATAGAGCGCCTCAGCAGGCACAGTTTCATCTCCGTCTGAGAACTCAAGATTGCCGAGACCTTCAGCACGGTCCCCACTCTCGCTAGGCATGACAGCTTCGCGCAGAGCCTTGGCAAGCTCTTCCTGCGAAAATCTTGTCGAAAGCTCAGAAGGATCGTCTGTGTAGTCTTCGCTTGTCTCATCGGTGCGACCACGGGGCTCGTACATCGAGTAGATGTCAACCTTGTGCGCGCCATCTGGGACCTCGAACATCGAGTCAAACTCGCTCTCGAATTCTGGAGAAATCCCAGACGGAGTCTTAGACTCGCTTGGCATCGGCGAGATTTTGTCAATAGAGAACGTTCTCTCTTCCATCTCGCCATCGACGTCTAAGAACCCGACGACGTTAGTTAGCCCGTTCTTCGGGTTACTGTAAATGCGACTTGGAGTAAACGTTCTCTCCTTGCCGCTGTACATGAACCGAACTGTTCCGCCGGCCTCCATCGCGTCTTCTATTGCAGATCTAATGCCGAAGAAGCTCGTATCTGTAATATCAGCGGGCCCGCCAGTGTATAGCTCTGGGTCTATGTCTGGAGTAACCCCGTCAAAGATGTCTGGGTCGCCGTCACCTTCGGTTAGTTTCTGGAAAAGCTCGGCGTTCTCCTCGTCATCGTTGCTGAAACGTGCGTTAAGTGCACCGTCAGTCTCAGCGTCGCCAAGGAAGCTGCGAGCCTCCTCTGGAGTCAGCCTAGGCTTATCAAACGTAACAACAACCTTGCGTTCATCGCCCATTCCAAGAGGAGACCCGTCAAGACTGTCGTACAGACTGTCATTCTCTTCGATGTACCCGCCGGCGTCATTAACACGCTTAACGAGATCTTCGGTGAAGTCCTCTTCAACCATTGGGAACGCAATTTGAACGCCATCGCCCTTAGGCTTAGTGTTCATTGGGCTAAGCGGATCGCTGCCGTCACCTTCGGTCGGAGGCGTGATGTCGTCATCGGTTGGCTTGAAGAAGTCAAGAACCTCTTGGCCGAAGTTATCTCTGATCTCAGCGTCAAAGTCAGTAACTGACGGATCGCTTGAGTCTGCTCTGAACGCGACCTCGACGTCTTCTTCAGCGTCCTCTGGCGCGCGAACAATGGCAGTGACAATGTAGTTGCCAGGGCTTGGCTCCTCAAGAAATACCTCAGCGAGCTCGCCTTCGTACTCTGCGCTTATTGAGCCCTCTCGGTACTCACTCGAGGATACGGGAACCTGGCCTTCTGGGGTCTTGCCTTCTACAATGTCCTCAAGTTCGCCGTAGAAATCTTCTGTATCGTCGTCACCGTAGTAGAACGAGATTTTGTCGAAGTCGGCAACGTCTTCCCAGGACACTCTTTGAGTATCTGGAGAAGAAAGTCTTACTCCGTTCTCGTCGTGAGTGTACGTTACGTCAAAGCCGTCTTCGTCAGACTCAGTTACTACGCCGTAACCGTTCGGGCCCTGGACAATTGTCGCAATTCCTCTCTCGAGTTCGTCTTTTTCGGAAGGTTGGCGATCTACTTTCTTGAGAGTGGTGCCAGGTCTGCCTGTTTCGTCGCCTTTTGACTTGTCGTAGTCGATGACGCGGTCCATGACGTCTGTGATTTGAGAGTCCCTGCTTGGAGTTTCAGCAGCAGGTTTGCCGGAGTCAAGCTCGGGGAAGAACATGCCAGCCTGACCAGGCCTGTAGACCGTGTAGCCCTCATCGCCAGCAGCGTAGTCCCCATAGTACTTGGGCTTTCTTGGCCCACTCTTAGCAACTTCGTAGCCGCGGGACTGTAACTCCGCGATAATGGAACTAGCAGAGTACTCAGACTTATCCGCAAACAGTGAATAGCCTCTGTCAAACGGTCTCTCCGCTCTCTTGCCATGTTTTGCGAGCTCCGCCATGAGCTCTTCGTCTGTCATCTGCTCGAGCTCTTTAGCCTTCTTGTCGTCGCGCTTTGGCCGAGGCTTCACTGGCTTCACTGGGGGGAAGAGATCACGTCTCTCCTCCTCAAGGAACTTTTCTATAGCTTTTCGAGCATCTCTCTCTGCGCGCTCTGCTTCTTTCTTTTCGCGCTCTTCTTCTTTTCTTCTCTCTTCGACAATTCTTGAGGTGTCCATCGGGCTAATCGGGTAGCCATCTGGAAACACGTCTTTTGGAAATACACCTGGCTCATCAGCACGACTGTTTATCCACTTACGCCATTCCTCGTAAGTCATGTCTCGTGGGCCTGCGCCAATTTGATTCTTCCACGCCTCGTACGCCTCGCGGGAGTCGTCAAACATTTTTTCTCCGCTAGGGAAACGCGCCTCAGCAGCGTCTACCTCGCGGGCACCCTCTACAATCCTCTCGAGTTCACCATAGAAATCTTCTTGCTCCTCGGGTCTGAATGAAACTTCTTGGAAGTCCTCAGTGACGTCTCCCCAGGCAACTGTCCGAGTTTCTGGAGAATCAAGTTTGTTCCCGTCCCTGTCGTGCGTGTACAGGATGTCGATGCCGTCGTCATCTATATCGGTGATTAGGCCAGAGCCGTTTGGCTCACTGACAATTGTCGCAATATCATTCTCGATTTCCTCTCGTTCGAGGACATCCTCTCTTATGTAGTCAGATTTGAGAGCTCGATCTATAACGTCTGCAATTTGAGAGTCTCGGGTCGGGAATTCAGTGGCACCCTCTGCGTCAGCAGCCTCCTGTAGAACCTTCTCATATGCCGGCGAGTCATCTTTCGCGGCGCGCTGCACGTCAGCCCACGACTTGCCGTCAGCGACCTTTTCGCCAATGGAGTTGTCTGTGAGATCAGCACGATGGAGACTGTAGTCTCCGGTCTCAAGATTCTTTCGAACGAAGTAGCCGTCATCAGATACGAACTGCTCAAAGCCGGCGTCACCGCTATCTGCTCTCGACCACCCCGTGGGAGCGTCGAGACGACTGATTTCTCCTTCTCGAACGAGCGACTCGCGGCCGCCGGTAACTCTGTCGAGCTCTACCTCCGGGATCTCCTTAAGCGCTTCTCTCGAGATAATCGCCTTCGAAGACACGCCCTTTGACGAAGGGAGCGCGTAGATGCCGCCTGGAAGACTTGGGCTGTCAGTGATCTCGATCTCGATGTCATCGTCGCCAGACGCTCCAACAACACGTCCGGAGACTGAGAAAATGCTGCCATCAAGATCTAAGTTGAAGCTAAAGCCGCCGCCCATGAAGGCGAATCGACCGTAACGATCGCGTCGCTGCATTCTCGCGCGAAGCGAGCGAGCAGCTCTTGAGTTGCCACCGATGCCGAAGCCACCAACAGCAACAATGCTAAGAGGCTCCGGAGCAATAGCGTCGTCGAGGCGCAGGTAAGTTGGCACAGCACCTGACGGCGCGACAGACAGACGGGTGAACGCGTGAACTCTCTCTGACGAGCCGGGGAACGCCGAGTACGCGGCTGAAACAAGCGCGCGATAGCTGTCATCAATGAACGGGTCAGCCGCAAGCCAACGAGCATTCGCGTGACGAAGCGACGCGCTGTTCATCTTATGACTCTTTGTCGACGCCGGATGCGACACTGGAAGCAAATCGCAGTGACGCATCGACTGAGAAGTTTGTGTATTAGAAGTGCAGAGTGAGATAAACTGTGACACCTCGCGAAGAGCGTTGAACACTCTTACTCGAGGGTCGTGCGTCACTGTTCGCGCCAGTGAACGGTTCGCTACAGCAATCGCAGCAGCAACAGCAACTCTGCGCTCCGGAAGAACGCGGCTGTTCGCATCAGCAACAAGCGCAAGAACGTCGGTACGGATCTTTATTCCGTACTGATGAATGAACTTACTCTTTGCAACACTTCTGTTTCTTGTTTTCACGACGTTGCCTCGCCTGTGTAACGTGGTAATAGATCTCGATCTCTGCTGTATCCTAGAAGTGTCACTAAATCCTTAGCACGGTCAAACGGGTTTTCGTCATTAGCGAGCGCGCGCTTCCACGCGGCTCGAACGGATGGAATGAACTCGTAGCCGAAGCCCGAGTACTCGGCCATCGCAACAATTGCTTCCTCTGGAGATGCATACTCGCTCTCATCGAGAATTTCAACAAACAACTCTTCATACACCGGGCGTGTACCTGCGGTAATCGCCGAAGCGTCTTTCTTTGACGACCTCGGATGCGTCGCCGGAAGAAGATCGTTATCTTGGGTGTAGTTTGGGTTTGACGGCTTACCGGAGCGAAGAAGCTTTAGATACGCGTTCACTCTTGCCATCGCCCATTGATCTCGTGTCTTGCCTGGGCGATGAGATGTTGAAAACGCGCCTGCACCGCGGCGGTACACCGCCTTGAGCTGCCCCATCGTCGCCTTACGGCCAGCAGACGCCTTCTTATTGTGCTCCTGCATCTTGTTGCGAAGAGCTTTTTCAGTCTTGTCTGAAAACTTTATTTTCTTAGCGTTCTTTGCCTTTGCTGAACCAGGCTTATTTTTCTTTGAGCCCTTGATTCTCTCACTCGGCTTCGCCGGAACACTGCTACTCTTTGCCATCACTGCGCCTCCGGTGGCTGTGGTGATTCTGGTTCTACGCCCTGCTGAGGCTCCGATGCCTGAGGCGGCGCTCCTTGAAGAAGTTGCTCGAGGCCGGGCGGCATCGGCGCGACACTCTGCGCCTGTTGTGCTGCTTTAGCCGCCTCGAGAGCTTCAGGCGCGAACGCTCCAATCATCGCTTCAGTGAGCTCTGGAGTGATCATGCCTTTCTCGAAGACGAGACGCATCGCGACCTCCTGAGGAGTCGGCGCATCTGAATCACTGAAACCGTGAGTCTTACGCCAGGTGTCAAACGACACCGCCATGCGATCAAAGCCGCTATCAGCGTCTGCCGCGCGGTCATTACGAGTCGCAACGGCGCTTGGGTCAAACCAAACAACGATGCGCTCGACCTCTGTCTTATCGAAGCCGTTTGCAATCAGATAAGGACGAAGATATACAACGGTGAGCGCGTCGGCGATCAAAAGCATCAACGGCTCGATATGCGCCTTGTACAGTGACTCGTCGATCTGAAGAGCGTTCGAGTACTTCACGTTCGCAAGACCGGTGATGATGTCCTTTGGCACATCGAGGCCCTGAAGAATTCTCTCGAGCACACGGTCAGCACGCTGCGCAAGTGCTGGGTCAAATGAACGCTCGAACTTAAACTGCTTAATGCGATCGCCAAGTTCAGCAGGCCCACGAATAATCAGCGGAACAACGGCACTGGCGCTATCCTCGTCTCGGATCGGTGTCGTCATCGCATCGATGAGTTGATCCTCGAATTCGTCACCCATCTCCTCGGGTGTCGCCTCCGGGTACATGTCGGTCGGATCGTCAAACGGGTAGTCGGGGTCCGGAGACGCCGCGACACTAAGCCCGTCCGGAAGATACAACGCACCAGCGTTCAGACGAGAACGAGCGGTCGCACGGAATGTTCTGTTCAGAAGCAGAAGCTCGGCGCAAAGATCAAGAAGACCGCGCAAGCTCGAATCAGCCTCGTCAGAGAATCTGGGGTGCGCGCGCCAAATGCGACCAATAAACGCATTTCCCGGAAGAAGAACAAGACCTTGCTTTTGGTTCATGCTGCCGTTTCCACCAAGAATGTCCCGGCGAGGCGCAATTCCGTAGTTGTTCTTTTGGTCGATCTGTACCTCGTCAACTGAGCGAATGTCCCACGATTCTGGAGTGCCGGAGCCTGGCTTCGCTGGCATCTGAACGAGATAGCACTCGCCGGAGACGCTCAGGTTTAGTGCCGCATCTCGAATCAAACCAGCCTGACCACCGTACGCCGAGTCAAGACGGCTTAGCGCGCGCTCAGCGGCGCGTGCAAGCCTCTCGTCAACACGTGAGCTTGTACGCACCGAGATCGGAGTCTCCGCTGGATTATCAACTGTCGCCGCGTAGATACGAATTCTTGACGCAACGGACGCAACAAGATTGAATGCGTACTTCACCTCGCCGATTGCGTCGTAGTACTCCCACGCCTCGCTCTGCCATGCGCTTGAATGAGCCTGGCGAGTAGCCTTGAACTTCTCGGCCTCGCTTCGATCGTTCAGACGAAGCTGAGTCGCGGCCGCGGTTAGTGTTCTCGGAGTCGAGTACGCCGCGGGTCGAGCAGGTGTGTACCCGGGAGGAAGAGCCGTCACAGGTGACGGAAGAGACGGTGGTGTGTATCGTCGTGACCTAGCAACTTCTCGGCGGTATACGCCCACAACCTTCTCCTCGTCTCGTGACGGAGTCAACTAAGATTCATATGTCCGGCGAACCGGGAAACTAGTTGACGCGGTCTAATATCGCGCCGGCGATGAGTGAATATGCGAGAACGCATGAGACAAACAACGTCGGCTCTTCTGCTATTTTATACATAGATACAACAAGCGTTGCTGTGTAGACACTTGCGCACCAATTGCACGTAATCAAATATCCGAGATTGATCCGTGTTGGCGGATATCTTTTCCAAATTCTCGTGCGAAGCCCGTCAAACATCGTGTCGGTCGTCACAAAACGGGTTAGCCGTGTGGCGGCTAGTCCAAGTGCAATAAACTCAAGGGCTGTCACGATCACTCAGGGTCTCCTGTTGCATACATTGTTCGGTACGGGTTCCATGAACGCAAACGAGAGCCGCAGCCGCAGTTCGCATCCTTCTCAAGAACAATCACCTTTCCTGTCAACGTACGAAGACGTGCTGTTTTCTTCGCATCACGTGACAAAATAAGTGATTCTGGGTCATACTTTTCGCGGAAAATCAGCATTGGCCCTTGATCAGAGTCAGACGCAATCATTATCGTGTCGCTCGTGATCACGGCGCGAACGGCGGTGACCATTCGTGAGCGAGGTATTCTCTCGTAGACCTGAAACGTCTCGTATTGATCACTTTCTACGGTGCCTGCCGGGCAGACCCGTGAGCGTAGTGGAAAGTTGTCATACAGAATCTTCATGTTCTACTCAGTCTTCTTCTCATTGCCGAGTACGTAACATCGGCCGCGTCGGCGAGCTCACGAACTGAGACGCCGCGTTCAGCCTCGGATCTACAGATCATTGTCAGTTCGGCGTTTGCTCGAGCGTGCGGTCCGTCGGGATTTGTGCCGGCGCGGTAGCGACGTGCGATCGGTGAGATCTCGGCGATTCTCTCTCGAGCGGCTGATGACAACTCAGGAGCGTTCGGATCAAATCGAGTAGCGATCTTTCTGGCGTTTCTGGCGTTTCTGGCGTTTCTGTCTGGCGCCGCGGAGGAAGCGGCAGCGGAGGAGGTGGATGAGGAGGGAGAGGAAAAGCTCTCTTTTTCCGCCGTCCTTAAGATTGTAGAAGAAGAAGAAGAAGAAGAAGAAGAAGAGAGGGGAGGCAATGGAAAGATGTGTGTTTGAGGTGAGTGTGTTGTGGGGCGAGTGACCCAGGCGCGCACCGTTGACCGCGTTCTCGGCGGGTCCAGGGCCTCACCAATTGCCGCGAGCGGCCAACCCGCCTTGTGGAGGGCGGTGGCTCTCGCATGGAGCGCCGGGCCCTTTAATGCACGCAAGAGACCAATCTCGGAATTCGGTAGCCTCTTCTTCGACACTCTCTTATAGTAACATAACGACGGCGGAAAAAAGTGTACATTTTGCGGTTGCTTTGTACATTCAGCGTTTTCTCTCTCAAATGCTCACCCGCTCTGCGGCGGATCGCTCTTCAGGGGCCTCCTCTTTTTCTGCCGCTCTTTCATTCATCGACGACGCGGAAGAAGTGTACAAATCCGACGACTTTGTACAAAGGGGCAAAGTGGTTTGGACGTGAGAGAGTGAGGCGCGTTATTCGGAGGCGCTTTTGAAACGTTTCGAGCACTTTTTCTGAGCGAGAGAGCGAGAGCGAGAGCGAGAGAGCTTAGCGAGAGAAAAGTCTCTCTTAGCGTGAGAAGTGTCACTTTTGGCAACTGTCAACTTTTTCCTGCTTGAGAGCAAGAGAGAAGTTGTGAGCGCTCTTTCTCTTGCTACTTGTCTGAGCTCTCAGAGGAGACGTTGACATGACGACGAGGTAGTCACTACTTGAGGCCTACAACTGCCTAGGAGAATGTCGTCGACGCTTGAGCAGGCAGCTTACCTGCCTCTCCACCTCTTGAGGTCGAGACACCAGCCAGGTAGTGGTCGCCTGCTGCCTTGTGGCGTCTGAGTGGCCTCTGAGTGGTCAAGTAGGCCTTGTAGTGTGCGCCTGCCTGCCTGCCAGGCCTGCCAGGGCCATGGCCATGGCCAACATGCTTTTCTGTGGTCAAAGTCTGCCAGCGAACAGGAAAGTGCAAAGTTTTTTTCGTTGAGTGACAACGACTTCCAAGCTTTCTGCAAAAAAGTTTGGTAAAGGGGGTGTACTTTTGATCTAAAGATGATACTATGGTCTATAACAAGCCAGCCGCACCCGCAAAGGTGCAACGACGAAAGGAAAACCAAATGAATATGAAGAAGCTTCCCGCACTCATCGCCACCGCGATCGTCGCCCTCTTCGGGTTTGGAATGATTGCCGCATTCATTGCTGACGTCAACAAGACGTACGACATGAGCGGCATGACCGCATGGGAAACCGTCATCGCGGTCTCAGTCTTCCTCTTCTTCATCGGCGTCATGACTACCGCATGCGTCGGCATCTACGAGACGCTGACTGACAACTACGACGAGATCTGACCGCAAAGGAGCAAGCCGCACGGAAAAGGCCGGGGTGAATGCCCCGGCCTCTTCCGCGTGTGGTGAAATGCGGCGATCAGTTGACGACGGTCACGTTGCAGTCATCCGCAAACAGAGACTCAAGTGTCTCCATCGTGATGACCCCTTCGCCGTCAAGACCCTCGTCGGATTGGTACTGAGCGACAGCCGCAAGGGTGAGGTCTCCATACCAACCGTCCTTGTCAGTGTACGCGTCGGGGTAGCCGAGCTCGGTCAGGCGACGCTGGACGTGGTGAATTGACAGCGACTTCTTCGCGGCCTTGTTCTTGAAGACGCAAGCCGCAAGTGACACGTTGTCAGTTTCGTTGCCACTGACTGCTGCGCCACCCGGCGATGGGTCGCGTCGTTTCTTTGAAGCCGGCTTTGACTTTGGCTTCGGCTCTGGCTTCGGCTCTGGCTCTTCCGCGGCAGCGACAACAGCAGTCTCTCCTACCGGGCGCTCGAACTTGGTGCCGTCCTGCACCTTGCCATCGCCATCGCCATCTGTGGCGTCTGGGTTGTAGCCATCGCCGATTGGGCGCTCGAACTCTGTCCCTTCCTGGACTACTCCGTCGCCGTCGCCGTCTTTGGCGTCTGGGTTGAACTCTGTGCTCATGTTACACTTCCTTGTTCGGTTTGGTATCAATTACCGTACTGTAAATACTCTACCACCTCTGCCCGTTGACGACTGCCCTCCACGGAACGCTGGCAGTCTTCTTGACGCGACAGACTTGGCAGTGATCGTGCCTCCGACAAAACCTTTCGGCGGTTTGATGAGCAGCGCGGTGAGCGCGTGTACGAGCGCGTCGATTCTGTCTGGCGACTTCCCCTCGCCGGGAATCCACGCGATCATCTGCGACTCGAGCTCCGGAAGGTAGTTGATGTGGTGGACTCGGTTCTGTTCGTACGCGAGCGTAACTGGTTCGGCGCGAAGCGCCTTGCCATGTTTCGAGTGTACCTCGAGAACCTTGATCGACGGGTCGATTGCGAGGATGGCGTTCGTGACAAGGGCGCCGCCCTGGTTGACTTCTGCCACGACAGGGCACGAGTACTTTCGCGCCATCTCGACGACCTTGTTCGCCCATTGCTCAGGTGAGCCGTGGATACTTGCGTCCTCGAGAACCCACGCGTTGCGTTTGTACAGATCTCGCTCGCCTGTCGACGCGCAGACGACAATCCCGCACTCGTCTCTTGGGTTCTCGGCGACTGACGGGTCGACACCAACTACTCTGAGTGGCGCCGAGTGCGGGAACCCGGTTTCTCTCGATCGTTCGATGAGTTCATCTGTCCAGAGCGCGCCTTCGACGTCGGAGAGCATCTCGCCGTAGAGCTCCTGCGCAGCAAGCCGCGTTCCAGCGTAGACACCGGTGATCGCGTCGAGATACGTCGACGAAAGGTTGCCGGCGTTGTCAAGCGTCGATCCTCTCGAGATGCGAACGTTGTAACCCTTCTCGGATTCCGCAAGCAGCGAGTACAGAACCGGCACGCGTTTCGGCGTGGTCGTGCAGATGATCTGTGGCGCCTTCCCAAGACGAGTGGCGACGCGAAGGTTGTCCCACGATGTCATTCCAGCCGCGTCCGGCGACTGCCGCCATGCCGCGATCTCGTCTGCCCAGGCGTAGTGGAACTGCGGACCACGAAGGCCGTCTGGTTCGTCCGCGGTGAAGCACGTCGCGGTGTTTCCGTTCGGCCACGTCAGTCGTCGCTTCGACGGCTCGTACAGTGGGCGCTCGCTCGGCGGCGAGACGCTGATGATCCCAGACTCGCCCTCGACGATGACGTCACGCACGTCAGCCGCAGTACGTGCGACGAGCGCGAAACGTATTTGACCCTGCGAAGTGTCCTTCGCCTTCTCACGGACCCACTCGGCGGCTGATCGCGTCTTGCCGGCGCCTCTGCCCGCGAGGTACATCCAAATTGACCAATCGGTTCCGTCAGGCGGTAGCTGTTCGGGCCTCGCCCAGGCTCGCCAGTCCCAAACGAGCGCGTCCATGTCTACTCCGTCGAGCAGCGCGGCGCGTTCTTCGTCTGGGAGCAGGGCGAGCCGCTCCATCATGCTCTTGCCCATGGCAAGATTGTATCACTTCTTGGTCTTCGGCTTCTTCGAACCTCGCCAAGCCCAGTGACCTGCGCCACCGACAAACTTGGTCGAAGACCCTGGAATCGGTCGGCGGATTGCTTCGTTACCCTGGTTACCTGTCATGTAGACCATAGTAACATCTTTAGTTTTGAGTTTCTTAGCCCTTTGCCGCTGCTTGAAGGTGCTCGATCTCGGCTCGCAGCTCTGCGATCACCGAACGAAGCTTTTCGGACTCGGCGACAGCTCTGAGCATGTTGTCGCGATACTCTGTCGTCAAGGACTTGATGTGCTCTCGAAGATGCCGTATCTCGTCCGCTGCGTTGTGCGCCGCGTTGACTATTGCGGTTTCGGGTGGATCTGACTCGACCTCAAAGAATGTCACGATGCGTCTCCTCCCCGGGCATCATCCCAAGCGTCTAGAGCGCTGTCCCAGCGGCCAGTTCTGATGCTGGCAGCAAGATGATCACCGGCATTGCGGAGTCGTTCAATGACGAGGCGAGCATCGTCGAGTTCGTCTTCGGCGTTGGAGATGTCTTGGCTGATGCCTGCCGTTTTTGCCTGCCATTGATCACGCTCTGTGGCGAGACGCTCGATCTCGTCGGCAGCGTCGTCGAACAGTGAACCGGACAGCATCGTCACAGTCGCTTCGCCCTGAGACTCATCAACGACCCGAGCCATGGTTCTCAAGTCTTCTACGATGTTTCTGTCACTCATCAGCCGGCAAGAGCTTCGATCTGTCCGAAGTGCTCTGGGCAGACGTAGCGAACTACATGCCGCATCCAAAGTCCGATGCTTTCGTTGAGCGTCGGGTCTACTTCGGACACCATCAGCATGACCTCGACGAGAAGCCTGTCGATCGCGAACCCCTGATCAAGCGAATCACAAATGCCGGCGGCGAGGTTGATGAGAACGTCATCCGTATAGCTGTAGTACCACAGAGGCGTGTCTTCTCTGACCATGTCAAGGTAGACGTCTGGTTGGTACCCGTTCATCGGCGGCTCTTCGTACGGAGCCAGAGTCGGGCGCGTTTCAGAGGTTGGCACCTCGGCAGTAGTTGTCGGAGGCACAGTCGTGTCCGCTGGCTCTTCTGCCGCGGGTGGCGTCGTAGTTGTTGCTTCGACGTACACGATCCTCTCTCCGCCGCAGGCGGCCAAAAAGATAATCGGTAGAAGAATTGTCTTTTTCATTGTCGTTTCCCTTCGCTGCAGCGTCGTACAGCCATCATACACGTGTGACCGGCAGAACCCTAGACACACTTGTGCTTTCTGTGCCACTTCTCGACGTGCGCCCACGTCGACCAGCGAAATGACTTTCTTCCGCAGATCGTGCACTGCCCTCTGCGATTCGGTGAGCCTGGCTCGATTTCGACGAGCGTTCGAGCGTCACTTGCTTCTTCCGTGTGATCTGTTCGCATTTCTCAAGTTCTTCTGTCGTGTGATGTCTTTTATTCCACGCCAGGGCTCGTCTAACGGTGTAGACAACCCTGCCGCACGAGCGTGAAGGCACTCGATCATGAGGATGCCACGCGGTGTGATTTCGTACGCAGATGTCTCGTCATTCCGCGTGGCTAGACCTTCGTCTACAAACTTCTTCAAGACGATTGTCACTCGGCGATTCTCGAGGTCTCTCGGATTGAACGCGGTGATCTCGTCTACGGTCATCGACTTTCTCGCTGACTTCAAGACCGTGAGAATGAAGTACGGCTTGCCATGCAGAGTAAGCGGGAACGGCTCGACGAGGCGTGCTGACTTTGCCATCGAAGTCTCCTAGGTTCTTTTGTGTTGGTCGTCGATTGCAAGGCTGAATCCGCAGTGAGGGCACACTCGGCGCTCACCGTCGTCGACAGTTTCCATGTCCATGAGGCACTTGCCGCAGATCAGAACTCGACCCTTCCAACGCTCTTTCTTGGGAACGTAGCGCGTGGCGTGTTCAAGTGTCAGATGCGCAGCGTGCTCCGTCGCTCGCTCGAAGCCTTTGCCACAGCGCCGGCAAACATGCTTGAGCTTCGACTTCGCCATCTCAGTACAGCGACGCGACCTTGTGCGTGTCTGAGACATCGAGCATGGTGCTCCAGACGCCTCCGCATGCTGCCGCCCACTGCTTTCCTCGAGAAACCTTGACGCGGTCCTTGAAGTTCGAGTAGTTGAGCGTGTCGACCTGCCCTGCAAGCCACTCCGCGTACGTCCCGGGCGACACGAACACTCGGTGCTCGTAGTCACGATGAGGCGTCGAGATGATCTCAGTTTCCTCGAGATTCGCGATGGACTCCAATGAACGCACGTCTCGAGCGCGAACCGTAAGCTTCCCATCGTCGCGATTGTGATTGACGACGCTTACAAAACCTTCTTGGGTGAACACCCACATACCTATCCTCCGTCATTTTGTCATTTGGTTTGTTAGTTGTAGTGGGCTGGTGCCACTATACAGTCTTTAGTTATTCAGCCGGCGTCTCGTCATCGAGCGCGACATTCGACTTCTTCACTTGCTCGAGGATGTCACTCGGCAGATCAGAAAACGCCATCGGCGTCACCTCAACGTTGCCGTATTCCTCCATCATGCTCCTCGAGAACATTCGGTGCATGCCGGGCATCGCGTACGACTCGAGACGCCTTCCGTCGGAGTCGAACGCGACAATTTTGTAGATTTCGGCCATTTCTGTCTCCTTACGCCGTAGCTAGGTTCATTGTATCATTGCTTTGGCGCAAGAATCGCGAGAATGATACCGTAGAGCCCAAGCGACACGACGAGCTCAGTGCTTGCACCCGCCGCTGCGGCCGCGACAGACATCGCGCCTGCCGCAGTCGCAACGACGGCAGTCCAGACTACGTCTCGCAGTCTTGAGACCCAGTCGGGACGTCGCATGTCAGGAAGCGCTCTTCCGAGTGCGCCCCTTGAGCCGAGCGGAGGGGTCGCGCAGTTCGACACCAGCCTCGCGAACAAGCCGGCGAGCCTTGGCGTACGAAACACCGAGGTTCTTGCCAACGGCGTCGATGCTGAGGCCGGAGGTGTAGAGTCGTCCGGCGGTAGCCGCGTCGGTAACAGCCGGCGTGCTGTCTGAAATGAGGTTCTTCTCGTCTCGAAGCGTGCTCATCGGGTCGACGGCGATAGTTTCAGCCGCAGTCGTAGTTGTAGTGTCTGTGTTGTTCATTTTCTGCCTCTTTTTGTCTTGTTGTATGTTCTGAAGCTCGGTTCTTGATCTTTCGATCAATGATCGTGCTTCGTTTAGTAGTGACTTTTCGCTCATAGCAGATCGTCGAGTTGATTCAAACGCCTGTAGACGCGATCCATCTCGGATTGCAAGCGATTGCTTCGAGAAAGCTCCTCGTCGTACCGTAGCTGTAGCTGAGCGACCTGCCACTCGAGTTGAAGTATTCTCTCTTCATCGCTTACGTCTTTCATATTGTCTTTTTCATTATACAGATCTTGGTTGTCGATTAGAACATCAGGGCTGTGACCTACGGAAAGACTCGACGACGTTCTGAGACGGCGAAACAACTCCAAGAAGCGTGGCTGGCTGTTCTTTCTCATGCTTATCAATTCTTATCGACATTCTCCAAGCGACAACCGCGATGATTGTCGACAGTGCCGTCAGCGCGAAGCACGCCAGTGTCACGACGCCGGCGCGTTTCACCTCTGGACCTCTGACATTTCCCGCAAATGATGCTTGCGTTCGTTGTCGCACGTCGGGATCGCAGTAAGCGCGAGGTACGTAGTGATGCGATTCCCGCATGCCGGGCACTTCCAAACGTGCTCACCTCGTTTCACGACGGGCTCCCTTCTCTTCGACTTGGTTGCTTGTTGCTTCGCCATAGCGAAAGACAATATTACATAGACTCTTGCTTCTGAGTTGACTTTCTGTCATTTCTCAGGGTTTTTCTGATCTGCCGCTTGATTTTTTCGCGCTGGTTCGTTGTAAGTCCGGCCCAGACGCCAAGGTCCGTGTGTTTCATCGCGTGCTCGTAGCACTTTTCTCTTGCACTACACGACTGGCAGATCTTTCTGGCTCTTTCTACTGTCTTTTTCGACGTTTCGTTGAAAAATAGCTCTGATTTTCCCGAGCAGGGTGCGTTTTTCATCCATGACGGCGTCACTGTGTCTCCTAGGGTGCTATGGTCTGAGAGATTACCTGTGATGGTAGCCTTGAACCTGTGTCAAGTTTTGTTGCTATTTCAATAGCTCTCTGAACATACTCTACCGCGAGCACGTCTGAGAGAAAGTTCGGATTGTAGTCGCATAGAGCGTTCATCGCGCCGATCGCATAGTCTCCGCCGCTGCCGGCGCTATAGAACCCATATCTGTCTCGAGTCCAAGCGTAGTCTTCGTCTACCGCGTAGATCACGCCGCGAACTGAGATGATGAGCGACGACCCGTGAGCTGCTTGCTCTTTGTCGCTCTTTGTCGCGTATCCGTGGGACTCAAAGCACTCGCGGAGGGCAGGTATGAACTTCGACGTGAAAAACGAATCCAAGTCTGCGCCAAAGACTTTCGGCGGCTTTGGCGGATCAAAAGCGTGACAAACGATGTTGATCGCACGAAGATCGCCGGCAGTCGCCATGACATAGCCTGACTTTTCGGTCATCTTCGAGACACCAGGCGCGAGGCTGTATGCTCTGCCGTTGTCGTCGGACACGAGCGAATCGCAGCCAACAACTGACCAGGTGTCGCCTTGAACCGCGAGAATTGTCGTCACATCGGTACTATACCTTGTCAATGATCGACAGCGGCACCTTCACCTCGACGCCATGCGAGATTCCGTTCTCATCGACTGACGAAAACCTTCCGACCGGCCTGTCAAATCGCATGAGAAGCTTTGTTCGCGCTTTGCCGACAATTGTCCCGAGCTCGCCGTGAATATACGCCGGCGACGCCTTAGTGTTCACGCGTACGCGGTCTCCGATCAGATAGTCGTCGACTTTCGCGGTCACGCGAATCTTTTCTCGTCTCTCGGCGACCGCGTTGTCAATGTTGAAAAGATCTCCGTCAAGCCGGCCGCTCTCAATTGCTTTCAATACTTCTTCTGCGTCCATACGTCGCTCCAGTGTTGTGTTGTGTTGTGTTGTTGCTTACGCGACAAGAACTATCTCGTCGCGGAGGCGCTTTGTTGCTCTGTGAAGAGCTACTCGAACGGCTGCGTCACTCATTTGCAGCTTTGCTGAGATCTCCTTTGACGAAAGCTCCCAAGCGTACCGCAACGAGACGATTTCACGCGATCTGTCGTCAAGCACTTCGAAAGCTTTCCTGAGAGCTTCTACGTTTGCTCGGTAGTCGTCATTCTCGAATGCGTAGACGTCTTCGCAAGACAGTTTGCCGTTGAACGCGAAGGAAAAGTTTTCTGGGTCGCAGGGCTCAGTCTTTCTCGCGGAATTTCTGCGATGCTCGTCCATGACTGCCGCGTGCGCGATCACGAGAGCAAGCGATCGAAGACCGCTGGTCCCGCCGTAGACTGAGTCTCGAGCAAGCAGCTTAGAGAAAGTCATCGAGACGATCTCGTCTGGGTCGCTCGACCCCTTCTTTGTCGCGTACGACGCGATCATCTTCTTGAACGATCGGTACTCTTTTTCGAGAGTTGAAGCTACGTTTGTCGTTGTCATTCGCGTCAGTGAAGAATGAAGATGCTCGTCAGTAGAGTGGCCACCCCCGCTGCCAAGCAACTAAGCGCAAACCACCAGCCAACATCATCGGCGTTTTTGTTCATGAAGATATTATAATGTCTTTAGAAAGACATCAGGCCCAAGACGGCAGAGGAAGCGTCACGATCTTTCCGTAAATTTTGTCGCGCGCTTCGTTGATGATCGCCCTGTCCAGCGCCTCGAAGTACTCGATCGCGGGCTCAAACGATCCCAGCCCGCGGTGCTTTGCCCAGTCTTTGAACTCCTCGAGTGCTTCGTCAAATGAGCTACACGGCTGACGGAAGTTGATTCGGACTTTTCGCAGCACGCGCGGCGAGTTGTTGCCTGTCATTTGTATTTCGAGCCACCACTTGTTGTCGCTCGAGCACTCGGCATTGACGAGAGGCGACATAATCGTCACGTCAATCTCGATGGTCGGGGTCGCTGTCGTTGTCATGAGGTCATCTTACTTTCTTTAGATCAAGCACGTTCTTCTGCGCTGAGCCGCTTGACCTGCTCTTTTTCCGCGGAGGTGACGTACGACGACTTCATCGCGGATTTCATCGCCCGGAGATGGCTTTCGTGATGATACAGCCGCGCCACGGCGTATTCGCTTGCGAACGACCGCGGCCATCCGGTTCTCTCAACGATGTTGTCAATAACTTCGCTGTACTTGCCCATGCCTACATTGTATCTTCTTTAGTTAGTAGATTTCAAACCCGCCGGAATGAACTAAGAAGTCTGCGAACTCCGCGATGTCGACAGTGCTTAGCCGGTGGC